ACTCTTTCCAATTTGGATTATATACAATTCTGAATGTTTTTAATGAAATTTTAAGAGGATTAATAGTCGGAATAATATATTTTTCAGACCAATCATTTTTAAACTCAATATCATATTTAATTTCTTTATTATATTCTAATTGAATATCTCCTGCACTATAATTGGAATTTACTAATGTTGATAAATAAACTAATTCATTATATTTATGAGAATTATAATAATCAGGAAAAGTTTTCATAATTTCATTAAGTTCTTTTTCATTTGCTATTTTATCAACAGGAATATATTCATCATCAGCAATAATATGAGAATTAATCAAACATTTCATTTTTCTTTTGAAAATAACTGGATTTTTCTTAATTTGTGATAACATAGATAATAAAGTGCGTTCAAGATTGATATGTTTAATAATCTCTGGTTTAACTTCATATTTAAATACATTCATAATAATATTTAGAATTACATCAATATTAAAGATATGTTTGCGAAGAATAGTTTTATTTATTTCAGGTCCATTGATAATATAATACATTGCGACATCCATTGGAACAATTGTTCTATTAAAATCAGGTAATCCACAAAGAGAAATATAAGTAGTAGCTTTTGAAAGTCTAAATTTTAAATGATTTGTAATATAATCATAATATTCATTCAAATATTCACATCTTTTTTCAATAACAATAATTTGCCATAATATTATATAATAAAGATTAGGATTTCCCATTTTCTTTGAATTTGTAAATAATTTAAATAATCCATGACTGCCAACTTCATTATGTTGTTCATTTAATGTTGTCAATGGAATTGTTCCAATGATATCAGCACGTGTGAAAGGGTCTTTTTTACATTTATTAGTTAATTTAATACCAATGCAATGACCTAATCTTTTAACAATCTTTTGTTTAATTTCTTCATTGCCAATGATATTTAAAGGATTTTCAATAAAATTTTTAAAGTCTTTATCATTATCAAATAATTTATCTGATGATTTTAAAATAACTAATTGAGGCACATCTAAATCTAACATTACCGGGTCTTCAAATTCATATTTAAGCAACTCTTCTTCTGTTGCTTCATCTGGAATAATAGCATTTGATGGTTTCGCATTTACTATCTTTTGATTTAAGGCAAATCCTGAATAGGTTCTATCATCGCAAAGAGATAATAATCTATTAAATTTAGTAATAGGACTATTTTCATTTTGATTAATAAAGATATCTTCTATTTTTTTAATCATAGTAATAGCATTTGCATAATTACCATGTTTCAATTCTGATTGGATGGTATTGCCATTAATAGATTTTAAATTTTCATTAGATAATTTAATAAAATCAGTTCTTAATTTTAATAATTTTTGTTTGATATCAGGAAGACCTGATTTTCCCATATTAGTAATATTAATAATATCATAAATCATATCAAAATTAGTCATTAAATTTTCTAATGTAATATTTTGAAGAATTTTATAATCATCTTTATTAATATTTTTAATTAATTTTGTAATATTTTCAGGATTTGTATAATAAAGTTTTGATGTATTATTCCTCATAAATGCAAGAGGAACGCTAATATCAATATCATCAGAATAAACATAAGATTTAATAATATGACATTCGACATCTTTGATATTAAAATCTTTTAAAATCATTTCAGAAGATTTAACATAATTTGCGGGAACTTCACCATCAGTAATAATAATAATATTTTTATTATTAAAATTCTTATTAATAATAGATGATGCAACACAAGAAATATTAGTGCCGCCAAAACCTTTTTTATTTTTGATATATATCAAAATATCATTATAAGAAATTTCTTTAGTTTCAACATCCCAAATAAAGAACTTAGCATTTTTATTCAAAGAAACAATTTTATCAACGTTATCCCAATAATTTATAAAACCTGTTACAGAACCTGAAATATCAATATAAATTATTGTATCACTCATTATTGTTTTTAATAATTTAATAAACTTTTAAACAATAATCAATTTTTTATTTAAAAATCATTTAAAGACATTCAAAAATAATCTTTAAATCCTTTTTAAATATAAAAAATTGAATATAATATAATAATATAAATCAATAATATGGATTTAACGAGAACTGAGCTTTTAGCCAAATGTGCTGAATTAGGATTAACAAAATATAAATCTAAAAATAAATCCGAATTACTTGAATTACTTTCTAATAATAAAAAGAAACATTTAACTCCTTTGATTAAATGGAGTGGTGGTAAAAGTGATGAAATTAAGATGTTTGAGAAGTATTTTCCTGATAGTTATAATTTATATATTGAACCATTCATTGGTGGTGGTTCAGTATATTTTTATCTAAATCCGGATAATGCAGTTATTAATGATATTCATAAAGAATTGATAGATTTGTATCAAAGTATTGGAGAAGGAGAAAGTGATAAAATATATGAATTTATGGAAAATAATCCAAATGATGAAGAAACATATTATAAAATTAGAGATGAAATGATTATTAATGATAAATTAGATAGTGCAAAAAGATTTTATTATCAAAGAAAAACATGTTTTAGAGGAATGCTAAGATATAATAAAAATGGAAAATTTAATATACCATTTGGACGATATAAAACTATTAATTATAAAGACCTCAAAAATAAAGATTATGAATTATTATTAAACAAAACTCAAATTTTAAATAAAGATTTTAATTATATATTTGAAAATTATAATGATGAAAATAATTTTATGTTCTTAGACCCACCATATGATAGTGAATTTACGGATTATGGATATTGTCAATTTGGTAAAAAAGAACAAGAAGAATTAGCAACATTATTTAAAAATACAAAAATAAAATGTTTGATGATTATTGGTAAAACAAAATTTATTGAAGATTTGTATAAAGATTATATTATAGATGAATATGATAAAAAATATAAATTTAAATTATATGATAATCGAATTGGAGATGAAATTAATATTAAACATTTAATTATTAAGAATTTTTAATAATTTTTCCAATATTTCTAAAATATAAATAATAATCATCTTCATCCCATTTTATATCAATGATATTTAAAAAATCTTCCATATGATTAATTTTAATTCCTTTATTCTCAAATAATTGTATATTTGATATACCTGCTTTTAATATTTTTCTATTATAAACACTCCAATTCAAAATCCCACAATCTATTTTATAATCTTTATATTTTTCTTCTAATGATTTTTCTATTTCTTTGCATTTTTCAATAGTTGCAGGTAATTTTTCTGTATCCAATTCAATATTACCTTTCAATTCTCTATAATAAATAATTTTATTTATTTCATCTTTAAAAATTAGATCAATATCTTTCTTTTTATTATTTATAACCTGAATACCACACTCTAATAATTCTAAATTTGGATTTAATTTTATCAATTCTTTTGCCATAATTTCACCAAAATGACCAAATTTTATACAAATTGATTGTTCGCTTGGTTTTTCACCAAATAATAAATAAGAAATTGACCCATGTTTAGTATTAGTTAAATTATCTTTCAATAATTTTTTAACCCATGAAATACCATCGTTTTTAACTTCTTCAACCATTTATATTATCATTAAATTATTATATTCATTTTTTTATATATTTAAAAAAGAATTTAAGGATATTTGCAAATAATCCTTAAATAAAAATCTAAATACCATAATATTTTTTTTGATTTTATAATATTCATTTTTTCTAAATAATAATTATTAAGTTTTTTATTTAATAAATATCTTTTCAGAAAATTTTGATTTATAATTCTATTTCTAATTCTTCTTAATGTAAAATTATAATTAATAATTATTTGATTTTTGTAATTTTCATATGATACATTAACAAATGGTTCAAATTCATCAAAATCTTTAATATAACGTTCAATATCCATATTTGACTCTTTAATTGTAAATGATTTAAAGACATTCATATAACCCCTTAAATAGATTTATATAAAAAATGATAATTTTGAATTAATGATAATTATATAAAAATCAATAATATGGATATTGAAGATATTGTTATAAAATCAAAAACACCTGAATTAACTATTAAACAAATTGAAATATTAAGAAATGAATTAATTAAAAATAATTTTGATTCAACTTTTAATTTTATTAAAGATATTAAAAAACAATATAAATTTAATTGCAGTAAAATTGATTTAATCAAAATTTATAATCAACTCGGTTATGAAGATTATGAATTAAAAAAAAAATTAATCAAAAAAATTCAAAAATCTCAATCTGGTATTATTAGTGTTACTGTTCTTACTAGTGGCACTCCAGAATATACTAATGCAAATGGAGAAAGAGTTAAAGGAACATTCAGTTGTCTTCATAATTGCTCTTTCTGTCCTAATGAAAAACCATCAGAAGCTAATAATTGGACACAACAACCAAAAAGCTATTTATATACTGAACCTGCTGTTTTAAGAGCTAATCAAAATGATTTTGACCCCATAAAACAAATGAATTCAAGAATATCGTCTTTAAGTCGAATGGGACATCAAATTGATAAAATTGAATTATTAGTTTTAGGAGGTACATGGAGCGAATATCCTAAAGAATATCAAGAAGAATTTATTACTAAACTTTATTATGCTGCTAATACTTATTATGATGATATTAAAAGAAATATTTTAACCTTAGAAGAAGAAATTTCAAATAATGAAATTGCTAAAATTCATATTATTGGTTTAACATTAGAAATGAGAAGTGATAGTATTACTTTAAACGAAATTAAAAGATTAAGACGTTTCAATTGTACAAGAGTTCAATTAGGTATTCAACATACTAATAATGAAATTTTAAAAATGAATAATCGTGGCGAATCAGTTGAGAAAACTATCAAAGCTATTAAATTACTTAAAAATAATTGTTATAAAATTGATGGTCATTTGATGCTTAATTTATATGGTAGTTCAGTTGAACAAGATGAAATAATGTTAAACCAAATTTTATATAATCCTGATTTACAATTAGATCAATTAAAAATTTATCCATGTGCCGTTGTTCCATTTACAAAAATAAAAGAATTATATGATACTGGTATTTATAAACCTTATGATGATAAATATTTATATAATTTAATTAAAAATTTTAAAATTAATATTTCTAAACAATTTAGAATTAATAGAATTATTAGAGATATATCAGGTCATTATATTGAAGGTGGTTATTCACAACAATTCGCAAGTATCCGCCAAAATTTGGAAAAAGATATGAAAGCTAATAATTGGTGTTGTAAATGTATCAGATGTAGAGAAATTAAAAGTAATATTATAGATGAAGAAATCAAATTAGATATTATGGAATATAAAGCAAGTGAAGGTAATGAATATTTTATATCATTTGAAACTTCAAAATATTTAATTGGTTTTATTAGATTAAGATTAAATTTTAATTTTGATAATGTTTTACCAATTCTTAAAAACACTGCTTTAATTAGAGAACTTCATGTTTATTCAACTTTATCAAATGTAGGATCAAAAGATATATATTCATTACAACATAAAGGATTTGGTACAAAATTAATCGAAAAAGCAGAAGAAATTGCACAATCGTTTGATTTTAAAAAAATTGCTATTATTGCAGGAACTGGTGTTCGCAATTATTATAAAAAATTTGGATATACATTAGAAGATACATTTATGATTAAAAATTTCTAATCATCTGATTTTAAAATTCTTAATTCATATAAAAATCCTTTGAAACTATGTCTATTTAATAATTCTTGAAGATTTGCGCCTCTTTTATTATCTAAATCATCACCCCTTTTTTCTTCAAAAGTTCTGAAATCTAATGTATTTCCTAACCATTCTAATACAATTGGGCTTTTATCTTCATTATAAATATATTTTGTTTCAATATCATATAATACTTCATTAACATTAAATTTTATTTCATCTGTTATTTTGTTATCAGAACCATTATAAACTTTTGCAGTAGTATTAAATTGTATTTTATTACCAGATGCAATATTTATACCATCTATACCAATAATATTTGTCGATTTAGTAGATAAAAGATGATTAGGACCGTCAATTTCTTTATAGTCATATAATTGAAATGTTATTAATATTTTTATTTTTTTATATGAAATTGGTTTTATAAACATTAAAATATGTCGCTGATAAAAGTGAACTGCATATTTATCATTTTCTTTTTTTAATTCGGGCATATGTACAAAATCATTAGCCATTTTATATATTAAATGATTATTATTACCGGATTGATCATATATTGCTGTTACACTTGAACCATTGGTAGTAAAAAATTTATCAAAATATACTTTTTGATTATTAATCATTGTATATAATTCTTTAGTTTTATAATCATTATAAAAGTTTGCTGTTCTATTGGATGCCTTATTTTCTTTATCCGTATTAACAAACTGTCTTTCACTAGATGTTAAAGTTGTTAATCTTAATATTGGTCCTTTATAATTTGGATTTATTAAGGTTGTTGCATATGCACCTAAAATATTATTTGCATTATTATATCCTAAATATAATTTATTATCAAAACTATTTAATTTAACTCCTACATTTAAATTACTATTATTTTCAGAATATTTAAATATTGGTGTAATTAAATTACTATTAGCTATAATACTATCATTTTTATCATAATATTTAATATTAGCTTTATTTAAATCTAATATATATTTACCTTTTTCATTTGGTTTTATATTTAATAAACATTTTTTAGGATAGTTAATAACTGCGTTAAAATTATTATCAATTTTATTATAATCAGAATTATAATATGCATTTTCATTAAATTCCAATAATACGTTTTTAGGTTCAATTATACTAAATGTTTTATCTTTATCATAATTAGTATTTTTATTAAAATTAATATGAAATATATTATCACTTCTTCCTATTAATATTTCTTCTCTATCTGATAAAAAATCTTCATATTGATTTTTACCAGTAGTTATATATGATACAGAATTTGCAATTGTACCCCAATTATATTTATATTCTTTTGGTATTACAGAATTAATATATTCATGCATTTGTTTTAATCTTGTATTAGGTTGAGGTATTGCTAAATATTTATCATTATCCTGTTGTAAAATTTCCTTCCCAAATTTAGATGAATTAGATATTGTTGTTCGATTACTATTTAAACCAGAAATTCCTTTAGTAATACCAACAATAACTAAAATAATAAATATAATAAAAAGTAATGCTTTAATTATAGCTCCTTGACCTGCAGTTCCAATCATTTTTATTACAAATTTAACATTTGAAGCCATGAAATTAAAAACAGTCCATAAACCTTTAATAATTGCACTTACTCCATTGGCTGACATTTTTGTCCATTCTGTAAGTTGCTTTCTTGTATTTACTTCAGATGCATTTTCAATTTTTTCTTGATTTGTGTCGTCTTTTTTTTTTGCATAATAATTTTTATTTGCTTCAATTTGATTTTTTTTAATTTGATTTAGATCTTGTTCTGCTGCATTTAATCGTTCAGTATATGATGATTTAATACCTATTATATCATCATCTGTTGCTCTATATAATGTTTCTTTTAATAATGGACCTGCCATAACTGGGTTAGCATATTTATAACCTCCTTTTAATGCTTTTCTTTTTCGCATATTTTTCTATTTAATATAAATAAATGAAATTATTAATTATAATTTTATCTATAATTATAATAATTTATGCTTATTGTTATTATATATTTCCAAATGAAATATCAATATTGCAAACGGATTTAAGCAATTTTAATTTTAATTTATTAACATCAAGACAGCCAATAGTAATATCTGATTTTATTCAAGAACCATCTGATGTTATTAAAAGTTGGTTCAATTATAATATTATAAATTCAAATTTGAATGATGATAATAAAAATAATGATTGGATACATAATAATTATAAATATTTATTTATAAATGCTTATGATGATACAGAAGTAATCATATATAAAGCAGAAATAACAAAAATAAATCCAAAACCAGAAGATAATATCATTATAATCAAATTATTAAAAAATCAAAGTTTAATATTACCTTTTAAATGGAAATATTATGCAACTAATATTAATAAAATTGGTATTGATGATTTAATTACTTTTTCTTTTGGGTGGTTTTTTTAATTACTTTACCACCAATCGTTTCACCTTTTAAATCATTTAAATAATCATCTTCAATTAATATTTTATGATTATTCCATTCAAGTAATAATTCTTTTAATTCCAATTCCCATATTTTAGTAATAGACATATCTTTCAGATCATCAATTTTAATTTTAAGTTTAATAACATCTTTTTCCAAATTTTCTTTTTTCTCTAAAGTTAATTGAGAAATAGGCATTCTTAATAAATAATCATAACTATCATCATATTTATAATATTCTAATTTTTCCAATTGTTCTTCGATATCTTTAATTTTAATATTCATAATAATAATATTTCCACCAATAATATCAATAATAAATTTAATTTTTGCAGAAATTAATTTAAATTCATCTTCCATAATTTTTAATTGTTTTGTTTTCCTTTCATAATATTTATTTAATCTAATTTGAAACCATTCCTTAATAATTGATGTTGTTGTATTATATTTTTTAATACAACCTTTCTCTGAAAATAAATGCATATTATTTAAACTTAAATTTTTTGTTGAAATAAGATTAAATTCTGTTAAAAATTTAGGTTCTAATTCAGTTTTACAACCATCATTAATTTTTAATATAAATTTAACATTCTTTGCTGTATAATGATTTTCAAATGATTTTAAATATTGATTATTATTTATTATTAATTCTTCCAAATATTCTTTATAATTTTCGGTCCATGTTCCAATTGGTAATTCTGTAATTTCAATTGTTGTTTCATTAACCCATTTATAAATACCTTTACTATTATAATTACCTTTTTCATTTTTACTAATTTCTCCCTTAAATCCTAAATAATAAGGAGTTAAATCTTCAATTTCTTTCTCATTAATTAAAATTTCTGTTTTTTCAATATCATCTGTTGTTAGAATTTTACCAATATCATTATCAATTTTACAAATGATATCTAAATAAATATTAATGATATCTGATGGATTATATTGTGCAATATTTGTTGAATAACCTGTTCCAATACCAATACCACCATTAACTAAAATCATAGGTATAATAGGAATATAATATTCAGGTTCAATTGATAGACCATCTTCATTTAAATAATTTAAGATTGTATTGTCTTCTTCCTTAAAAATTAATTTAGTTAATTTTGATAATAATGTATAAATATATCTTGGAGATGATGAATCTTGACCACCACTAATTCTAGAACCCATTTGCCCTTTTGGTTCTAGTAAATTAATATTATTAGTTCCAACAAATATTTGTGCCATTCCAATAATAGCTTCTTGTAATGAATTTTCACCATGATGATATGCAGTAACTTCACTTACATTACCTGCCAATTGTGCAACTTTAATTTCATTTGTATATAAATTTCTTTTCAAACATGCAAATAAGATTTTTCTAGTACTTTCTTTAAGACCATCACAAATATGTGGAATACTTCTTTCTAAATTTCTATTACTAAAATGAATTAAATCTTTATTAATAAATGTTTCATAAGTGATTGATTTTTCTGTATAATCTAAAACATCATATTTATCATATGTTGATAACCATATTTTTCTATCATCTGCTCTTTTTTTATTAAAAGCTAAATCAATTGAACTATCTGAATTTTCAGTAAAATTATAAGTTATTTGTCTCATTTCTTTGAAATATTCTTTTGCTTCTTGGTCTGTTGATGTTCCCAGTCCTTTATAATATTTAATTTTCCATTGTGATTTTTTTTCTATTTTACTAATCCATGTTTCATAATCACTCATATTATAGAATGAAATAATTTCTTTTGTTGAACTATTTGTTGCTTTAATAATAGGAGTTAACATCGATGTTAAGAAACCTTCATATTTATATAAAGAATTCCATAATGTCTGAAATACATTGAATAATAAACCTTTAATATGGCTACCGTCATGGTCTTGATCAGTCATAATCATAATTTTACCATATCTCAATGTTTCAATTCCTTTACTATAATCTTTATTTTGTTCTAATCCTAATATTTTTTTAAGATTTGTAATTTCATTATTATCTGTAATTTTTTGTAATGTAATATCTTTAACATTAATAATTTTTCCTTTTAGAGGATATACTCCATATTTATCTCTTCCAACAATACTTAATCCAGAAATAGCCATTGTTTTTGCTGAGTCTCCTTCAGTTAAAATTAATGTACATTCTTTACTGTCCTTAGTTCCAGCTAAATTTGCATCATCCAATTTAGGCACAATAATTTTATTAACTTTTTTACCATCCGTTTTAACTAATTTTTTTTGTTCAACAACGTCAGTTGCACTCAATGCCAATTCAATTACACCTGATTTATATAATTTATCATAAAATTTTTCTGATAATTCACATTTTGATCCAAATTTAGCAACTAGTGTTGTTAAAGTTTCTTTTGTTTGACTATCAAAAGTAGGATTTTCAATTGTTGATTTTACAAATATAAATAAATTTTCTTTAATATGTTGTGGTTTAATTGTCTTTTTCTTTTTTGCTAATGTCATTTCAACCAATTTTTTAGTTATAGCATTTGTAATATATTCAACATGACGACCACCTCTAATTGTATTAATACCATTAACGAAAGACATTTGTTCGAATGTTCCACTTTTACTTATAGCAACCGATACTTCCCAACGATCATTAACCATTTCATAAAATCGCGGTTGAATAGTTTTAGTATCTAAGAATAAATCTGTATATTTTTCAAAATCCTTAATATTAATTTTCTTTTCATTAAAATAAACACTTACGGAAGAATCAGTACATGCAGAAACATCATAAACACGTCTTTTAAATAAATTATAAATATCATCTGTCATATTAGTCAAACCGAATTTTTCATAATCTGGTAAAAATGTAATTTTAGTATATGATTTTTTCTGACAACTTTTAATATCTGGAACTTCTTTATTTGTTAAATTTTCTGTAAATACTTGTTTATAAATCTTTTTACGTGTGCTATCAATTGTTTCAATTGTAAATGATTTTGAAAATATATTTGTTAATTTAATACCTAAACCATTAACACCTCCAACAATTCGAACCTCGTCATCATTATAATTAGAAGAAGTTAATAATTCACCAAATATTAATTCAGGTATCCAACAATCATAATCATTGTGTCTGATAATTTCAATACCCATACCATCATTGAATATTTCAATAATACCTGTTGTTTTATCTATATTAATTTTAATATTTTTAACAACATTTAAATTATCTTTTCTTGTTCTTACCGAATGATCAATTGCATTAACAACTGCTTCATCAAAAATTTTAAATAAACCTGGTATAAATGTAATATTTTGTTTAACTACTTTATCTGTATCATCAATTATATAAGTTTCAATTGTATTTGGGTCAATTGTGCCAATATACATTGATGGACGGCTATAAATATGACTTCTAAGTTCATGTTTTTTATATTTTCTATCTACTTCAGTTGCCATTATTAATTATTGGTTGAATTATTTATATGATTTTTATCAATTTTTTTTTGATAAAAATTATAAGTAAAAATAATAAAAAATGATTTCATATTATTTAAAAGACTTCTATCCGAGTTTAAAATGGACCAAGTATCATGTTTTATTAATTATAATAAAAATACTATCATCGGGTCTTATGCATTTTTCCAACATAATTTATTTGATGAAGAATGTTATTCAGGTGGATTATATTCAATAGCAAATCATATTTCAAGATGCTTACAGCACTATCTGAGAGTTAATTCAAATGATATTCAAATTTATGATAATTATGAATCACCTATTGTTTATTTCAAATATGGAATGAAACAAGGAAATGTCATGGAGGTTAAAGGGCTCTGTGGAAATTACTTCTGGTTGGTAAAGATATTTGACACAGTTATTTAATCTAAATAACTGTTATATATATCAAAAAAAATATTTTTTGGTATTATTAAAAAGTGTAAAATGGAAGAAGTTTGTGATTTTGCTAATCTTTATTATATTAATTGTTGTGATGATATCAAAATTAAAACATCTGATGATAATGATTTTACATGGAGTTACAATCTCGTTTAGGCGATGATGTTTTATTTATTCGTGAAATATCAGATAATTATTTTCATAATTAGTTATGTATTAATTTTTAAATAATTAAATAAAAATTGATTAATGTATTTTATTTAATTATTGGGTCTCTATAAAAAGATGGACGAAGTTTGCAAATATATCAAGTCTGTTTGTGATGATGATTATGAAGCTACTCCATATTTTGAATTTGATTATGCAGAAGACATTGATTGGAAAACGGAGGATTTCATCACTTATATATGCGAAAAATTGAAATATCATCTCGGAGATGATTTATCCAGCGTTTCAAGTTTGATTGATGATGGGCGTGTTAGTGTAATGTTTGCATACAAAGGGACAGAATGTGTTGTTTATGAGACGTATAATTCCAGGAGCTATCACTTCTGGGTTGTGTCGTTCTGAATAACAGGATAGGAGTTATAGATGTCAAAATTAAGTTTTTGGCATTTTTTTGGTTTTCTTTTATTTACTTAAAATATACATAAATATAAAGTAAATATTTAAAAAAATGATTTATAAAGATTATATTAATTTTATCATTCAAAAAAATGAACAGGATTTGTGATTTTCTTATAAGTTATTATAAAGACAATGGTATAACTGATAAAAAATCAAGAAGTACAGTGAAATGCAAAAAAGAAAATAAAATGACTAATAAACAACTCATTGATCATATTAAAAAAGAATTGAATGAACGTCTGAAACCGTGTGTATCAGATATTAAACTATGCAGAACACCTGAGAGAAAATCAATTACTTTTATGTATAAGGAAAATTTGTGTGAAGTCTTTATCATTGAGTATAACAAAGATAACATTTTCTGGGTTCTCGAATATTATTGATGTAAAGTATTATTTATAAATGTCAAAAAAGATTTTTTGGCATTTTTTTATACATTTATTATAATAAATGGATAAATATTTAATATATCCACCGCATCATAAATATAAATTAAAGAATATTAAATTTACATTTGATTTAGGAAAAAAAGATTTTATTGGACCATTTATATATAGAAAAACAAAATATTGGAATGATTTATATGAAATAATTGATAATTATTATTATAATAATAATTTAAACAAATTACCTAAAGGAACTATTTTATATAGAACATCTATATATAAAGATCCTAATATAATTAAATATTCAAATGATAAAAGTGATGTAATATATTTTGGTTTAGATTTTGTAATAGCAATATGGGTAGCTTTAGAAATTAATGAAAAATCATTTGAATATATTCCATGTTATTTACATATTTATGAATTAGAAAAAGATATTTTATATAAATATTTATATAGCTTAGGAAATGATGGTGTTCCTATAGAAATAGATCCTAAAACATGCATTAAAAAAGCGTGTATTCATCCTCAGGAAATTTTACATGGAAATGAATATCCATATAAAGGCAATGAACTGGGAATAGAAATAACATTTCCAATAAAAAAATTTGCGAAAACAATTAAATATATAAAACCATTAAATACATTTAATATTGATATTGATAAATTGAAAAAAAATAAAGAAAAATATATATTTGAATGGGACCCAAAAGAAGCATTAAAAAAATAAAAATTGATATTTTTTTAATAATACTATAATATGTCTTATATTCCTATTTTTATTAAAAATTATTATTCTTATAAAGAAAATGAATGTATAATGCACTATATCGATTTAATTGATTATAAAGATATAAATTTAATATTATCTCAATTCAATAATGATAAAAAAATTATATTAAAAAAAGAAAAACAAATAATTGGCAAAAATGTTATTCCATTTAATTATAATAATAGAAATGGTGATATTATGATACATTTATCTAAATATGTCATAATAACATTTTATCCAATTAATATTTAAAAGATATAAATACCAAAAAATTAATTTTGGCATTTATATGATTTTTGATGACTACTCCCAAATCCGGATGACTTCATTCATTTCATGAAGCCATTCAGAATATTCCATAATCATAAAGAACCGATAATGGTTATCATGACAATGTTCATATTCTGAATCGAAATGTGTTTCGTAAAACTCTGCTGCATCGGAATAATACATGCTGTTGTGGTGATTGATTGCGTTTGGCATTTTGACACAATAATTTGTTTATAAATATAATATCACTTTTTAATTTTTTTCTATAATATTAATACAAAAATATATTATATCTAAGTTTTAATAGTATCTAATATTTCTTCAGCAATTTCATGTATAGTTTTATTATTTACATCAATAATAATAATATTTAAATTATTATCTAATGCTTTTATATAAGTTTCTTCGTGTAAATTATGAATATCTGTTAAATAATTTAATGTTATATTCTTTTCATTATTTCTTCCTCTATAATTAATTCTTTCCAGACATTTATTAGGTAATGAACGTAAATAAATATATAAATTAGACTTCCATATAGTATCAGTTTTGTTATACATTTCATTTAAAACATTATATTCATCTTCATTAATATTATTATTATTATAATCATTTTTATTAAAAGTATTTCTAATAAAAAACGGACTTCTTTCCATTAATATAATTGATTTATTATCTTTTTCTTGAATCCATGCCCGATCTAACCATACTTTAATTTGAAAATTAAAATAACCTATTTTTGATAAATAAATATTATCTAAAAATGGTTTCCATTTTTCAATTGGTTCTAAATCAATTTGAATATTTTTATATTTATGTAAATAATTTAAAACGGATGTTTTACCACATCCAATATTTCCATCAATTGTGTATATAGTCATTATAATTATTTAAATATATCTAAATTTTTATTTGATTTTATTATTTTATTAATAGAGGCAATATTTAATGTTGATCTTGATGTTTTTAATTCCTTAAAAAAACAATTTATATGCATATAAATTAATTTTAATAAAGAATTATTAATACTATCTGATGATTTTAATTTATAATAATTTAATATTTCATGTATTTTATTTATAAATATATGATTAGTTGTATAATTACTTCCCCTACCTCCACCTATTTGCGGTCTTAATATACCTGATGCAAAATCAATATTTAATATATCACCACTCGCATTATTAGTCTGATATATACCACTATCTATACCATAATATTCTAACGGCATTCCAGTATTTCCACCAGTCATTTTATGATTACATTTATCATTAATATATGATTTTACTAATATTAATGTTTGTTTTTTTATTGTATTAGAATTATTAATCATAGTTATAATAGATGCTATTGAAACTATATTAAATATTAAAGTTTCCATATATTTACATAATAAATCATGTATTTCTTTTGTTTTATCTTTAGCTAATGATAATTTATATTTTGCAACTAATTCTTTAATAGTAGGTAAAAAATTATTCATATCTTTTCTATAAATTAAGAAGATAAAAAGAATGAATATTAATAATTTAATGAAACTAAATTATAATATTGATGATATATGGATACCTGCGCATATTAGAAATGGTAGAGTTGAAATATTAAATGATATTAAAGGTTCTACTAAAATTGTTAAAGAATCATTATTAAATGAAAATAATGTTAATTCTATTTCTCAAAGTTTAACAAATACTTCTTTATCCCTTAAATTTTTTTCAAAAGAAAATATTAATATTATTCAAGAATTAATTATAAAAGGTGTTTATTTAAATAGTAATAAAACACATATAATATCAAATCAAAATGAACAAGAATTATTAATAATTATGAGATCATTTTATTTACAATATGGTAAAAATTTACCTAATAATATTACTCAACAAATAAATGAATTAAATAATAAAACTGTTCAATGGGCAGTTGAAAATATTATAAGTAATATTCAACAATATATTAGTTATAAAAAAAATTGTAGTACTTTACCTATGCCATTAGAAAGAGCACAATTGCCATCTCAAAAAGGAACAATATCTCTCGAAATAACAAAAACATATATATAATGGTATTAAATAATTAAAATAAAATCATTTATATAATTAGAAAGTATTTTTATAAATAATGTGTGATAAAAAATCAGATCCAGTATTAACAGATTATGATATTACTATAAATTCAATACATCAAGAAAATATGTTTAAAGGAACTATTGCTGTTTGTATCGTATATGCTATATTTGCATTTATTTTAGTTGCTGCTGCATATTTTTCTGATAATATTCGCGAATTATTATTTGATAAATTTTTACCTTTCACATTAGTTTATATTATTGGTACAATTGTTATAATTATGATATTTATTTATTTTATTGTATCATTTGTACCTAAAAAAGTTGATAATAATAAAATAGATGATAGTATTTCATGTCCAGATTATTGGAAATTAGAAATATTAGATGATAAAGCTATTGAAAAAAGTTTTGATATAAATAATTATAACAAAAAATTATTTAAATATAGATGTGTAATGGATGATGACGTTTTTAATAAAGGAACAATCTATAAACAAGATAAAAATACAGCTAAAGAAAATGAGGAATATAGATTAGGAAATAAACCTGCATTTATTGGCAAGGTAGGCACTGGTAGTACTAGTGTTAATGGTGATACTAAAAGTAGTAATTATAATGATATTTTTAATAACGACAGCCTCGGCACCAATTTTTTAAACAATACAAAAGATAATGATAAATATTATTATTTATATAAAAATCTTAATGCTTATAATAATTTAAATTTAATTTATACAAATAATAATAAAACTTCTGATAAAATTTTAGATGAATTAAAAGAATCTGCTTTAATTATGAACAATTATAAACATGATAATACAGATAAAACTGCTATGAAATATGTTGATATAACTAATGCTGGAATAAATAATTATAATGCTAATAATAACAATTTAAATAATCGATATACTAGTAATTATTATAATTCACCTGCAATTTTAACATGGGCAGCATCTGATGCATATAATGCTGCTAATAAAAATAGTATAATTGATATAGCTTCAACATCTTATCATAATACCGCAATTGTTTCTGGAGCTAATAATACCAATTATACAGCAACAGTATATGATTGGAGTACTATGACAAATAAAACACAAACAGGTAATGTTTATGCAATAGATCTTACATATACTACTAATACCAATTATGTATTATTAGGTGAAATTAAAAATGACAATAATAATAATTTATATTTTGAAGGTAAAACAACAATAACTATTCCTGCTAGTACTTTTGTAACTGAAACTACTAATTATAATTATTATTTTGATAAAACATATTTTTTAAAAAATAATCCTACTAATCCTATTACAAATACAACTTTACCTAATCTAATGTCAGGAACAGGTCCTAAAATTAGAATATTTCATAAAACAGAAAGAGACCCTAGTATTTTAAAAAAAGATATAACTAAAGATGATCCTAAAAAACTTAATATCCCATTAACTTGTAGTGCGGTTTATCCATCATTTTTAGCATCTAAAGAAGATAAATTTTCAGAAAATAATACTTTAAGATGTGCATATTCAAAAATCTGTAATATACCATGGAGTGATTTACATTGTAATGAAATTTCATTAGAATAAAAATATATATAAACAATTAATAATCTATTCTTAAATAATGACAAATTATATTAGAGGTGATTTATTATTATACACAAATAAAGGTTTAAAACGACTGGATAAATTATCAAAACTTGATATTATTAATGGAAATAATATTGATGAAATAGCTAAACATAATTTGAAAGGTTATTCTTATTTATTTAAAATAAAAACATTACATAATATTGATAATTATTATTTAAGTGGAAATAATAAAATATATTGTATTCAAAATATACCTTATGATTTAAAAATAAAAGATTGTCCAAATTTTATTGAATATAATAAAAGAATATGTACTCCATCATTTATTAATGTTAATGAATTGACTGATTTTGATTATATCGGATATCCTATTAATAATAATGAGGAAAATAATGAGGAAAATGATGATGATAAATATAGATTTTTAGGATTAATATTATTAGATCAATTTATATTTAATTTAAATAATAATATTAATATAAATACTATTGGATTTTTAAATAAATATTTGCATAATAATAATATTCCATTTGAAATATTTAATAATAATATTACAACAACAATAAAAATTAATATTACTGATAAAACAATGAAACAAGAAGAAATTTTAAATTTATCTTCCGAAAATATTAAAAAAATAATTAAAGGTTTTATTGAAATAAATTCAGTTATTAATACAAATGATAAGACTGTTTTTTATTTCTTAAAAAATTTATTTATGAAAATTGGTATATTATTAAATGCTAATTATATTAATAATAATTATGTAATTAAAATTCCTCAATCACTAGAAGAAACAGAAAAAAATTATTTCATATATGATAATTATATTTGGTCTAAAATTAAGAAAATTGGCAAAAGTGATAAATATTTTGGTCATTTATATACAATTAAAATGGCAAATAATAATAAATATTTAACAGAAGTTGGAGTTATTTCATAATAGCTTTTATAATAGGATGAAAATTATAATTAATCAATTGAAAATCTTCAAATTGTAATTCTTCAATCCATTTTATTTTTTCATCAATTGATAAATTATTATCAATTTCTTTTTTAATATGGATTGATGGAAATTCATATGGTTTTCTTTCTAACTGTATATTTAAAGGTTCAATATGTTCATCATAAATATGACAGTCACAAATACTAATAGCAATATTTTTAACTTTAAAACCAGAAACTTTTGCAATAATATATGTTAATAGAGCAGTAGATGCAATATTAAAAGGTAACCCTAAAAATAAATCACTAGAACGCATATACATCATGCAACTTATTTCATCATTATTTTTAAAGAAATTATATAAAATATGACAAGGTGGTAAAGCCTGTTCATGTAATTGACATGGGTTCCATGCATTAATAAGAATACGGCGACTATTTTCAAGTTGTATTTCTTCTAATAAATATTTTAATTGATCAATTTTGCCATTAAAAGATCGCCATTGATAACCATAAATTGGACCTAAATATCCTTCATCATAATTATGAAAACCATTAGCATCTAAAAATTCACGTGATGAATTACCTTTCCATATATTAACACCTTTTGATTCGAGTTCTTTTGAATTAACAGAACCTCTTAAAAACCATAATAATTCTTCAACAATACCTTTAAAAAACATTTTTTTAGTTGTTAATAATGGAAATTTATCAGATATATCAAATTTAAGTAAATGTGCAAAATGAGAATAAGTTATGCCATTTCTGGTTGTTTTTTTAATACCTGTTTTTTTAACTAAATTTAAAAAATTTAAATAATTTATTTCATCTAAAATTGACATATATATAAATAAAAAATGAACTTATATTTATATATATATTAAAATTAAAAAAAATGCAAACAGGAATTATATCATTTGGAGATAGAGTAGCATGGAATATAAAATGCAATAATATTAAAGATATAATATTAAATGAATTATTGAATTTATATAATGTTAGAATTATTCAAAAACATTATTATAATATTGATGATAATAATATAAAATATATATCTAAATTACCACATTTAATATCATTGCGATCTAATGGTAATAGATATTACATTTATTTTAGTTTATATAATGATACGCCAATCATTTATTTTATTGATATGAAAATTCACACTGGATATGAAAAACCAAGAATTATATTAGCACGTGGTTTATTTGATATATCTTTATTTAAAAATACTTTATTGGAAGGTGAAATGATAAAAACAACTGAAAATAAATGGATATTTATAATTAATGATATAATTGCATATGAGGGTAAAAAATTGGATGATACAATTTTGCCAGAAAGATTAAAAATAATATATAATATTTTAGATAAAAAATATACAGCTGATAATATTTGTGATGTATGTTCATATAAAGTTAAGAGTTATTATTATTTATCAAAAAAATCATTGAATGAGTTAATGAAAATTTCAAAAGAATTAAATTATACATCAAGAGGAATATATTTTTCATCATATTATTTAAAACATAAACCTAAATTATTTAATTTTAATGATAATATTATTGTTTCTGTTCAAAAGAAAGTTAAAGATATAACAGAATTTAAAGAATTGGTTAAAACTGAACCACAATTACAACCCCAAACATCAATAATATCAATATCAAATATTATAACATCTTTAAATAAATCATATAGTGATTTATGGATATCAAAAACGGATGATCCAGATATTTATAATATTTATGATAATCATAATATTTTAACTTCTAATAAATTAGGAATAGCATTTATTGCATCACTTCAAGATAGTATTAAAATGAGAAATGTATTTAAAGAAAAAAGCACAACAATTACAATTAAATTTAAATGTAATTATAATGAAAAATTTAAAAAATATCAACCAATTGAACAAATTATATAAAAAATGAATAATTAATATAATAATAATAATAAATAAAATGGATGATATATCATGTATAAAATATTATGCTGTTGCTCATGGTCATAAAATAGGTGTTTATAATAATTGGGATGATTGTAAAAAAAATATTGATAATATTACAAATCCTATTTATAAAAAATTTGCAACTGAAGAAGAAGCAAAAGAATTTATAAATGAATATACTAATACTATTTATATTTATACAGATGGAGCATGTCATAATAATGGTTCAAAGAATGCAGTTGCAGGAATTGGAGTTTATTTATCAAAAGATAATAAATTAAATATATCTCAAAAATTGGAGGGTATTAATTTAACAAATAATATTGCAGAATTAAAAGCAGCTATTGAAGGTATTAATATTATTAAAAAAATGGATTATAAAAATAAAGTTATTGTTACAGATTCTGAATATGTTATTAAATGTGCAACAACTTATGGAGATAAATTAGTTATAAATGAATGGGTAAGTAAGAAAACAAAATTACCACCTCCAAATGTAGAATTAGTTAAAAGATTATATGAATTAACAAAGAAATATAATATTAAATATAAACATATTGCCGCTCATACAAACAATAAAGATAAACATTCAATATGTAATTATTATGCAGATAAATTAGCTAATGAATGTATTGAAGATCCAATAGCAGTAAAAAAAGAAAAAGAGACAAAAATTTATTTGAATGTTTCATATGATCAAAAAGATGATGCAAAAAGTAAAGGTGCAAGATGGGATCCAGCAAAGAAAAAATGGTATACTTTAGATTATAATCCAAATAAAAATGAATTACTTGAAAAATATTCAAAATAAATATTTATTTACACCATATCATTCCCCAATGCCTTTGATATAGCATATTTAATAATAATTCTTTTGTTTTTGAAATAGAAAAATAATCATCATATTTTGGTCTAAAATCATAAGCATCACATTCTTGAATATAAAAATTTAAATATCCTAAATTATATAAATAATCTAAACATTTAAATGAAACTTCGCTAAATTCAGAAGCCCATTCAAAACATAATAAATCATTTTTTGTATTTAAGGATGTAATACATTCATATTCTCCTCCTTCAACATCAATTTTGATTAAATCCGGCATACCATATAATTCAATTAATTTATCAAGTGTAGTTGATTTACAAATTATTTCAACTTGTTCTTTATAAAAATTATGAAACCTTGATTTTGGATTTGCTAACCATTCTTTATTTAATGATGAAAGATTAGTTGCAGTAAGACAATTATAAAATTTAACATCTTCACAATTATTATTACAAACAGCATAATTTAATGGTGTAATATTTGGATATTTAATAATATTATTTAATAATATATTATATGTTTCAATTACTGGTTCTAATGCAATAATTTTATCAAATTTATTATGATTTACATCAGTGAATTGACCAATATTTGCACCAATATCAAAACATAATGTTTTTTTTAATTTGAACATTTAGTTTATAAATGAAAGTATCTTTATATAAAAGTTATTGTAAAAACTTAATAAAAATTAATCCAATAATACAGAACAATATTATACCCCATAAAGTATCTTTAAATCCATCATAATAAGTATAATTTTTAAAATATGTGCAACATGTGAAACTATATGTTCCATAAACCGCTAATCCAAATAAAAATCCATATAAAATAGTTATAAAATATTTATTTGAATTTTTTTGTTCTTTTATTTCATATAAAATAAATTTTAAATATAGATATAAAGCAATACCTAAAGAAATATATGAAATAATAATTGGAGGTATTTTTAATACAAATGGTTCTTTTTGTATTTTCTTTAATACGGTCATATAATAATTAAAATTAGTTGATATCCAAATACCATCTAATATCATAAATAATATCAATGAAATTACAAATGATATAAAAAAATTCATCTATTAATAATAGATATTATTATATAAATGAAAGGAGGTAAAGAAATTAGTCAGGGATATAAAGGAAAAACATTTGATTTATATAATGAGGATGATAATATTGATTTTTATACGATGTTTAAAAATGCTAAACCGGAAAGAATAACTTTATATGGATTAAATATAAAAATAAAAACAGAGAATGAATATGAAAATATATTAAAAAATTTAAAAAATAAGAAAAATTATATTGTAAAGAAATTTAAGAGAGGTAATATATTATTAGGAAATGCTAAACATAATTTTACAAATGAATTTAGATCAATACAAAAATTATCTGGAATTTATAAAAATAAATTAAGTTATTACACATCATTAACTCCAATATTTAAATATAATGAAAATAATATATATGCGATATCGTATGGTTATTATTATTTTATATTTCAAGAAAAATGTCATAAAACAGTTGAAAATATAAATTTTACGCAAAAAGAATTTAATAAATTTATAAATGATATTTATGAAAGTTTATTAATATTACAAAAAAATAATTTTCTACATAATGATATAAAAGCTGATAATATTATTTATTGTGATAATCATTATAAATTAATTGATTGGGATTTAGGATATATTAAATATACTTCTTATAAAAATTTTATAAAAGGTTCAGGTGGTAATTTTATGTTTAATCATCCAATAAAATTTTATAATTTAGGATTATCATTATATATATATAAATTCTTTTTTAGATTTTTCAAAAATTTTAATAATCATAATAAATGGTTATATACCTTAAAAGAATTTGAAATAATGTCTGAAAAAAGTATTGAAAGTGCTGAAATAATAATACAAAAAAATAAAACAAAAACTTTATCAAAATATTATGATTTATTTGCATTTGCAAAATTAATTATTTGTTTAGCTGAAAAGAATAATTTACAATATCCAAAAGATTTTGTAAATAAATTATTAGAACCTTTTTATATTTCTGTGTAAATATATATAAGAACATTTTTATAATAATTAAATAGGAACAAGAATACAAATCCTATAATGTCAAATTTTACAATGTATCAGGAAAAACTTCGCAAACAGCGTGAAAATCCGGAAACATCACGTGCTGGTTTAAAATGGGAAGTTGAAGAAGATAATGCTCTCATTAATAAAATTGACGAAGATGTAAATATTGAAGAAATTGCTAAGCAATTGCAAAGAACATCGGGAAGTATTAAAACACGTCTTATTGTTAAGGCTCTAACTCTAATTGATGAGGATCATTCAATTACTCTCGATGAAGCAGCAGCAAAATATAAAATTACAACACAAGATATTCAAGCATATCAGGCAAATAAAAAAAAGCGACAACTTACAAATTCTATTCGTAATAATCCCGTAAATCTAAATATGATTTATTCACTACTAGTTGAAATTAACAGCAAACTTTCTTAATTAAAGTTTTTATTTTTTTTATTATTTATCTATGTAAAAATAATGTACCTAATATACCTAGTAAAATTACAAATAATAGAATAGAATATGTTACAATATAAAAGTAATATATTATATTTTCGCGAACAGTCATTCCACAATCACATTTTATTTCTTTTAATTTATGAATATAGATTAATAATCGAACTATCATTACAAATGCAATGATACTTACAAATAATGAAATAATAAATAATATTCCTGTTTTTTCAAAATCATTATTAACAATCATATATATACCAACAATAATTTGATAAACAATTAAAAACATATACCATTCTTTAAGATAAAGACTTTCATTTATATTAGCACATTTGCATTTATGAACTTTAACTAGCCAATCTAAAATAAAAAAAGATATACCTATTGCTAAAACAACTCCAATAATTCCAATTATATATGTACTAGATGATGAATTATTAGATATTTTTTTAGAAGAAGTACTCGAAAAAGTGCTTAAAGAATTATTTATTGTAGGTAATTTACTTAAGCTTTTACTTTTAGATGGCATTTATCTTATTTAATATAAGATATTTATTTAAATAAATAAGTTAAAAGTGATAAAATTATAAAAAATAATATTACTGAGAATACAACTATAAAATAATAATAAATAATATTTTGTTCTTTATTCATTCCGCAATTGCAATTATTTTTTTTTAATTTACTAATATAAATTAGTAATCTAATTATCATAACAATTGATGTAATACTTAATATTATTGAAAAAATTATTAATAATATTAATGTTATATCAGTTTTAGGTATAAAAATATTAAAAAATATCATTATAAATAAAATAATTTGATAAACAACTAAGAATATATACCATTCTTTAAGATAAAGACTTTCTTCAATATTAGCGCATTTGCATTTATCTACTTTAATTAGCCAATATAAAATGAAAAAATTTATAGATAAACTAATAATAATAGGAATTAAATTAAAATAATATGATATATTTGATGTCATAGTAGTTTCATCATTAATATCAAAAAATTTATTACTTAAACTTTTACTACTTTTAGATGGCATTTATCTTAATTAATATTAGATTTTTATTTAAGATAAATGAGAATATAATTTAATAATGTTAAGTAGAAAATTATTAATTAAATATAATAATGAAAATAATGATTTAAAAAAAGAAATTAGAGAATTGAATATTAGATTAAAACATAATAAAAACTTATGTTCAATATGTTATGAAAATAAAATAAATATTTGTTGTATTCCATGTGGTCATACATATTGTCATATATGCATTTCAAATACCAATAATTGCTATAATTGCAGAAGTAGCATTACCCGAATTAATAAGATTTTTATTTAAAGATATTTTTTTAATCCTTAAATAATTATTTTCAAAAAAAAATGAAATTAAATTTTATAAAGTTTTTATCTATCTATAATGGATACTGTTAAACTTGCAAAAGCATATATTTATATTATTTATCCATCTAATTATAATTTAGAAGATATTAATACAAGACAATTTTATATTGGTAGCTGTTATAATATTACAGATACTAAAAATAAATTTTATAATGATCTTTATAAAGGAACTTCTGAAAAGAAAATTATGCTTATGAAAGAATATATGACATCATATAAATTTAATATTAAAGAAGAAAAAGAAAAAGCAAATGATAAAAAATTATGGCAATTTAGAATATTATTCTTTAGTGCTAATTCTTGCACTAGACCTTTATTAAAATCATTAGAAGGTTTATATATTTATTATTATTATAGTATTTTAAATGATGAAGATATTATATTTAATCCTTCTAATGTTACTCTTAAAGAAAATGAATTCTTTGATAAAATAGGAATATTAAAGTATTTATCTAGATGTTATACAACCTTTACTTATGAAGATCTTATTTATGATGTTAATCCATATACTTTAATCAAACGCAGCACAACATTAAAACAATATGAACATATTTATAAAGAAATATGTGAAAGAAAATCTATACCTAAATTTGAAGATATTGAACATCTATCTTTTCAATATTTTTATGAAGAACCATTATATCCATGTTATGAATCAGGATCAATTGATAGACCATATAAATGTAAATGGTGCGATAGAACCTATATAAATTATGATTGGCATTTATATCAGCATTTAAAAACAAAACATAAGGATATTTATGATGATACGATAGAAAACTTTAAAAAAGAAAAACCAGAATAATTATTTTTTTATTTATAATAATAATTACAAAAAATATCTTTTTTTTGCAATTATAACCATTGAGAATTTATGAATCAACGACTGATACGCGCACTTCCTGGTGTCTGTGATAAGTAATTGTATCATCGATGCATAAAAATGAGCCTGTTACAATAATCATCTTTGTTCGAGACGAAAACACAATTCGATTGAAAACGATATTATCTTTATCATAACTGATTTTGAAATTCCCGAGAAGATTTAAACTCTTATTCATTGCTTTCATTTGCATCTGCGCATTAACTTTTTCACCCAGTTTATTAAACCAGTAATAAAGTTTAAGAAGCGAATTGCAAATCTTTACATCTCGCTTAACAGTTGCATTTGAAACTTTGCTAATAGTTCTCAAATAATCAGGCATTTTCCCATAAATAACTTTAATTAAATTATAATATCATTTTTTAATAATTATTACTTACTATTAAAACAAATTTATATTTAAGGACATTACTTTATTTTGCTTAAATATAAAACAGGTATTCCGATAAAAAATGCGGCAATAATAGATGCAGTAAAGATATAAATAATTATAATAAGATTTTTTAATAATGTATTTGAACATTCACATTTTGTTTCATTCAAATATTTCATATATCTATAAGTTAAATAAATATTACCTAAACCTAATAAATTTCCAATAATAATTAAATATATATCTGTTATTGAAAAAAAGCCAAAGAATAATAAAATATCTAGAAAAAATATAACATACCAATAAACATGTATTATTTTTTCTAATATATGTTTTGAACATTCACATTTATTATAATATAATAACATAATCCATAATAAATAAATACTACCAACAATGAAATTATAAGCAAGATAAATATTTGCAAAATATTTATGTATCATTATATTCTTTAAAGATAAAAAAATTGATATTATTATTAATGATATTAAATTTATGACAATGGCTATTGTTTCTTATTCAGATATTGAAAAAATTGTATATGATTTTAATGGCATTATTTATGGTGGATATATACGTGATACAATGATTAGCAAATATTATTCTGATGTATTTTATGCAAATGGATATAATAAATGCGATTTTGATAATATCAAATTTGCAAAATCTTTGTCTAAACGCACATTAAAACCAAAAGATATGGATATTTTCTTTAAATCAAAAGAAATTGCAGTTAATTTTATGGAAGAATTGGCAACATATGGTGATATTCTGAAAATAAAAAACAATGATTTCACATATACGGGCATTTATTCTCTCATAGAACATAAACAAATTATTCTTCTTTTAGCAAATGGGAATGAACTAATATTTGATATTTCATTTCCATATAAAAATACTGAAAGTGAATGTAAAGATATTGAACCACCTTTCAATAATCTTGATATGTTATGTAATGGTTTTATAATGGATATCAATGGTATTCGTTATTCATCTACAACTGGAACATATATGGATATCTTAAACAATCAAAATAGGAAAAAAGAAATTACACGAATTACATTGGATATTTATGAATGTAAAACAGAATTAACAACAATCGGAGGATTGAAAATTGAAGAACCTTATATTGTTGGTCGAGTTGTTAAAATGATGAATAGACAATTTGGATGGACAATTATTAATACTCCTTTTAAATTTAGTCATAAATGTTTTACATGTAAAAAATGCAATGAGATTTCATATAAAGGATTTAAAATTGGCAAAAATTCTTATCATACTGAATGTTTTTATGAAAAGTTGTATAATTGCGAGTTTAAGCGCGAATTAGATCTTAAAATAGATGGCGAATTGATTGCATTTGTTTGATAAATAAGATTTATATATAAACCAAAGATATTTATTTTTGGTTTTTTTTAAGTTTATTTTCTAATATTATCATTTTATTCATTATTGCAATAATCATAATATTATTATATTTAATTTCTTCACATATTAATTTATGTATATTTGAATTAATATTAATTATTGATAATTCTTTTGATACATCTAAATAATCTTGATAAATCCTAAATATATCAAATAATAAATAAATAATAATAAAAATCATAAATCGAGTATAATAAATAGTTGATATATAAATAATAATAATATCATTAATAACTATTATTATTATACATGTAATAATTACTTTTAAATTTAAAAATTGCATGTATAATATAATATTATTAATTATATTATTCTAATTTTTCAATTCTATTATTTAATAATTTTATTTTTTCATTCAATTCTTTAATACATTCTACTAATATACCAGCCATATTTCCATATGAAATAGTATAATTACTATCTGTATTATAATTGATTACTTCAGGTAATATTTTTATAACTTCTTGTGCAATTAATCCAGTTTCCAAATTACCTGTATCTTTTCTTTTATATGTATAACCTGAAATAGTTTCAATTTTATCTAATGGATTTTCTATTTTAGTAATATTAGTTTTTAAATTACAATCAGAAATTGATAAAATTGTTCCTTTTAAATAAATATTATTTAAAACTGATATATTTGAATTAAATGTTGTATTATAATTTATTAATAAATTATTAGTTGAAAAATGTACTTCAGTATTTTCAATACCAATACAAATATTAATAAAAGAATTATTTAAACTTTTTTTGCAACTAATAATAGGTAATGAAGTACTTGAATAAACATTAAAATCACCATAAATATTAAATGATGATTTATATTGAGTATTTGTACCAATTTCTGATATATGATCATACCAATATTGATAATCAGGATTTATACCAGCATAAAATTTAATATTTCCACTGCTATCTTTAAAAATATTAAAAGAATTATTAAATAAAGAAATACTATTATTGATACTATTATTTTCAATAATGGATACATTACTATTAATGTTTTTAATTTGAAAATTATTATTACTTGTAATTTCAATATTATATGAATTTATTGGAGATTGTAATTTTATATATGGATATGAAGTCGCACAAGAACTATATATTAATAAATTTGGATTATTATTAATAATATCATTTTTAATTGCCAATCCATCAATAATATTACAGCAATTAATAGTTACTAAATAATTTTCATAAGGATTAATATTTGATCCAAATATTGATTTTGTATTAACAATAAATTTACCATTAGTTGATGATAATATAGTTAAATTACTATTAATAGTTGTATGAATATTAATTAAATTTGATAAAAAATTATTGGAAGAAATTAAATAATCTGATTTAATTAATTTAACATTATTAATTGTATCAATATCATTTAAAATACAATTACACATTGATATATTTTTTGTTAAATAATTATCAATTGTTTTACAGTTAATATTATTAATTAAAGCATTATCATTAATATATAATTTATATAAATCTGAATAAGTTGTTCCAATTCCAATATTACCTTTTTGTGAAATATTTAAAAAAGTTAAATCATTTGTTTTTGCTGTTAAATAATTACATAATTTAGGATAGTATTTACCTGTATATGAATATATATATGTATCAATATATATATAAAATATAAATGTTGCTTTACTATTATCAAATATAGTTTCATTAATAACAATTTTATTAAATAAAGGAGAAATATCTATATTATCACTAGAAGGAGGTGATTGAAATTGAGATGGATAAATTATATATTTTATTATATTATCTATACCTGATATATATTGAATATTAATTCCATTTTTTGGATATCTTATTGAATAGTTTATTGAAACATTATAATTATTTACATCATTAAAATTAAATCTTACATTGTAAAAACTACTTTCATAATATAACAGATTTACAATAGGTATAATATTATTAATGATAAAATAATTAGTTATATTAATGTTAATATTACGTTTAGTATTATTTATAGTTGAATCAAATATAAAATCGGTATAACTATTATTATTATTAAATATTATATCAATTAAATTGTCATTACTTGTATTATTAATATTATTAATATTTAAGGAAATTAAATCAGTATTATTTCTATCATAATTATCATTTTTGTAAATATTTATTTGATTTGGTGAAAAATCAATTGAACCAATATTCATATATCCATTTGAATTAATAGAATAACATTTATTACTATCATTAATATTAGTATATTGAATTATATTAGAATTTTCAGGTGCTATATTTATTTTTAAAGGAATATCTAAATTATAATTACTACCAATTGATATAAAACCTTTATTATTTATAGAAAATATTAAATTACTATTTGGTGAATTACTAGGTATTACATTAAATTCAAGTATATTTGAACCTCCAACATTATTATTAGCACCTATAAATTTAGTTACATTTATATTAGGTTTTATAAATAATGTATCATTTATATTAATATTGTTATTAGTCATATATTGTGTCCATTCTTCATCTGTCAAAATACCATATGGATTTATAGCTTCTGTGCGATCACTAAATAAATCAGTAAATAATATATTATTATCAAGTGATATATTTTGAACAATATTAGCTGTAAATATTCGCAAACTTTCAGCAAATGCCATATTTCTAATAACAACTGGTTTTTCATTTGGACTATCAATAAAATTTGTATATAATATAGAATTGGATGATAATCGAATATTTGATGAATAAATATTTAAATCAGGACTTCTAATATTTGTAATATTTTTAGAAACTTCAAAAATAGGAGGTTGATTATTATTATTGATTGTAAATGAATTATTAATATTATTATTCAAATTTAATTTAATATTATTATTAAAATAAGTTGTATTATTTAAAGTATATAAATAATTTATAACATTTAAATTACAATGTAAATATGTATTTTTATATAAATTTATATTATCATTATTAATAGTAATTAAATTACTTTTATTAAAAATAGAAATATTATTATCAATATATCCAATTTCATAATTATTTTTAAATCTTATAACTGCGTTATTATGAGTATTTTCATCAACATTTAAATATAATAAATTTGATGAATTACTACTATTAATATATGAAAAATTATTTTTTTCTTGTAAAATTTGATAAGTTCTTACACTTTGTTTGACACCCAATATAATAGCCATTAATTATTATTAAAATTCTAATTATTATATAGAATTTGATTTAATGAGTAGAACATTAATTTATAAAAGTTTTAGAGAATTATTAGATAAAAATAAAGTTTCTTTAAAACAACAATTATTTTTAGAAAAATATGTTGAAAAATATTATAAAGACGATGATGTTATTGATAGATTATTAATTTATCATGGAATTGGTACAGGTAAAACAAGAACATCAATTATTATTGCAGAAAAAATAATGAAAATTAATCCTAAAATGAAAGCTATAATTATATTACCTGCACGACTAAAAACAAATTATATTGATGAATTAATACCTATCATATGTTCAAAATTTACAAATGAATTAAAGAAATATAATGATCCAAAAATAACAACTTTAGAAAAAAAGAAATTACTTATATTTTTTAATGATAAAATTGATGAAAATTATTTAATATATTCATATGAATATATAATTAATTTATTTAAAAAGTCAAGTAATATCAAAAAAACGTTAGAAATATTAACTAAAAATAAAATTTTAATAATTGATGAATTTCATAATTTAATATCTAACGGCATTAAAGAAACTATTATTAATAGCATTAATACTAAAAATAAATTACCTACAAATCCTAAATTAATTAGAGCATTAATTATGAGATATATTTCACGATTTGCAGATAAATCATGTAAAATGTTTTTTTTAACTGCAACACCTGTTTTTGATAATTATTTACAATTTATTGAATTAGTTAAATTATTAAATCCTAAACCAATTGATAATGAAAAACTAAAGTCTATTAAAAATATAATTCCTTATATCAATGGTAAAGTTAGTTATTATTCAATAAATGATAAGAATGATTTTCCGATTGTTGAATATTCACCTGAAAAAATACCATTATCATTAGACCAAGATGTCAAAATGTTTAAATATCAGGAAGATACTAATTCGCATGATAGTGAAACTTTTTTATTAAAACAGAGACAACTTGCTATATCTGTATATGGATATGATAAAGTTGATTTAGTATTAAGTAATTTAAAGGAATATGCACCTAAATTATATGTATTATTTAAATATTTATCAAATAAAAAGGATGGGAAACATTTAATTTATTCAAATTTTATAACTTATTGTCTTCATATTATTAAAAAATATTTAGATAATAATGGATGGATTAATTATACAGATCGAAATAAATCAAAAATTTATCAACCATATAAAACTTATATTTTATGGGATGCAACTTTATCTGATTATGATAAACAATATATCAAAACAATTTTAAATTCTAAAGAAAATATTGATGGAAAAATTATTAAAGTTATTTTAGGTTCTCCATCAATAAAAGAAGGTATAAGTTTTAAACATATACAACATTTTCATCAAATTGATCCAGTATGGAATATATCTGCAAAAGAACAAATTGAAGGTAGATGTATTCGTTATAAATCACATGAAGATATACCATTAAATCATAAATATCTTAAAAGAAAAGTTATTATTCATAATTATATATCAATACCATTAAAAGGAGGAAATGTTAAAAAAACGTGTGATGAAATAATTTATAATGATATTATGCCTAAAAAAGAAGTTATTGTTAATAAATTATTAACTGTATTACAAAAAGTTGCAATTGATTATTATTTATATAAAAAAATATCAACAAGTCCTAAGTCATCATCAATATATTTAACACCAGATGATATATTAAAACATCAAGTCGCAAGAATTAAAGGTTTAAGAAATACATGTCCAGTAAAAAGACGTCCAATTGATAATAAATGTGATAAAGAAGGATATGAAATTAGACCAAATCCTCAAAAATTTGATTGTTGTTATAAAGATCTTAAGAATAAAGGAAAAACAAAGAAAGAAAATAAAAAAGGAAATAATGATTATATAAATGAAAGAATAAAGACTTTTAATGCATTCATAAAAGTTTTTAATAAAAATAAAATGTATAAATGTAAAACAGATAATATTAATAATCTTAGTGTTATTAATCAAAATTTAAGATTATGGACTGTATTTAAGGCAAATATAACTAAAATACCAGTAATAATAACTTTAACATATTTACAAAAAAATTTATTATTGATAAATACAATAAAAGAATTATCTAATTGTGTAATTCAAAATTATTCCCCGCATTATCAATTATATTATAATGAAGTTAATTGTAATAATATTTCAATATATAAGAAACTTTTAACTGATAAATCATCATCAGAATTATCATCTCAAAATAATTATGATATAACATTTTATGAGAATTTGTATTATCACGGTAATTTATATGAATTTATTATGATGCATTTGATAAATATTAATGATAAATTATTTATTAATATTTTTACTCAATGTATTTTTTCTATAATGTTTTATTATAGTTATTTTTCATATAAAAATGATGAATTTATTAGTTTAGAAGGAATTCTAGGACAAGATTTTATATGTCACAGAATAGAAAAAGGAGGTTATTTTAAATATGAATTATATGGAAAAGATTATTATTTGGAAAATTTAGGTTTTGTATTTGTATTAAGTTTTATAAATAAGAATTCAAAAAATAATATAATAAAATCTAAAAATAATTTTGATGTAATATATTCATTTATAAAAACAATAAAATTATTTATAGAGAATATTACACAATATTTTCAAAATAAAAATAATAATTTTATGGAAAAATTATTAACAAGTTTAGAAAGATGCAATAATACTAAAAAACAATTACCTGATAAATTACTCGAAAAAACAGTTAATTCAATTTCAAATCATATTATTATTAAAGATTTTTTTGTAGTATATAAAAGTCTTCTTATTAAATCAAATGAAGTTATTAATCCAGATACACCTTATACTATTTCTCAAACTTATATATAAAAAAGTTATATAAGGATAACTTATCTTTAATAATTATGTGATAGTTAAATAAAAAAGTATTTAAATTATTTCAGTTGTATTATTTTTTTCATATATATCGGATGTTTGGCCGAGTGGTTTAAGGCGTATCACTTAAGATGATATTGTGCTCTGCACAGCGTGGGTTCGAATCCCACAATATCCACCTATTCTTTTAAAGATCCGATATATATATAAAACTTATTTTATAATAATAATCAAAAAAACAAATGATTATTGGAGGTATTCTAATAACAACAGCATTAATTGCTTATTTTGCTTATTATAAAAAACCATTAAATAAATATAGTTTAAAATATTATAAATTAAAATGGGGTGGCAGAGGAGTTCCATTTTAATTTAGAAATAATTATAATTTCTGATGATTTTTTTGTTTTATTCATAGAATAAGTCCAATCTACATCAATGATTATATAATCTTTATAAAGATCTTTAATATAATCGCAATTATTATATGTAATTATCCAATTTCTTTTTTGTGTTATCAATTCAAATAATAATTGATGATTAAAATCTTCATGCATATCTCCGTTATTACCATATAATTTTGATTTTTTTTCTAAATAATATGGTGGATCTAAAAATATTATTCTTTTGTCATTGTCATTGTCATTATCATTATCATTGTCATTATCATTATCATTGTCATTATCATTTATAAAATCATAAAAATCTTTATTATAAATATCAATATTTGAAAAATTTAATAATTCTATTTTATCAATTGATGAAGATGTATATCTTTTTTTGCTTGCTTCTTGTGAAAAACCACCTGATAATGTTGAACCATTAAATGAACATCTATTTATAATAAAATATTGAATTGCTTGTTCTAATATATTATCATTTAGATCCATAATTGTACTTCTATATGTCATAAAATCTTCTTTTGATACTTCTGTTATTTTTCGCAATTCTTCACATAATTTATTTTTATCTATTTTAATTTGATTCCAGAAATTATATAATGGAGTAAATTTATCATTAACTATTAATTTTACACCATATTTATTTTGCATATAAAATTCAAATGAACCACCTCCAAAAAAAGGTGAAATAATAGTTTTAATATTCCTAATATCAAAATAATTATTAATAACTTTATCAATAATTTTACATGCTCTTGTTTTGCCTCCTGGATATCTAATTGGAGATTTATTATTATAAGAAATCATTATTTATAAATATTAAAGTTAATTATTATAATCATTTTTTATAATAAATATTCTATAATTTTGATTGCTTTTTGTTTGCCAATATTAGGAATTTGCATTAATAATTCATTTGGATTTTCAGATGTAGCTAATGTATTAATTAATATTTTCATAGTTGGATAAACATCTTTAATATTTTTAGCTATTTGTTTAGAGATATTAGGAATTTGAGATAATTGTAATAAATAACATGTTTCTTTATCTATATTATCACTCTTTTTTGATTTAATTTTACATATATCAATATAATCAGGTTCTGTTTTTTGTGTTTCATTCAAAATGAAATTATGAGGTTTGTCAATTATTTTTGTTGATAACATTAATAAGAATGTTATTGTATCATTAACATTTTTAGTAAAGAAAATTTTAATATTATCTCTATAAGTTGAATTAAAATAAATACTTGTTAATAAATTTTGATTATGAAGATTATTACTTGCAATTATATCAGAACCTTCAATAATATAATTAACATTCTTATAATTTGATAATAATCTTGATTTTTGTTCCTTATATCGACTATCTTTAACAGAACTCAATAAATCATTTATAGTTTTTCTCTCATATACATAAATTAAATCATTCATTTCAATATGAATATCACCAATTTCTAGTTGTTGTTTTATTATTGTTATTTTATCAGTATATTTATCTAAATCGCGTTCAATAATATTATTAAATAAATTTGTTTCACGACTATCAATAATAATTTTTAACATTTTATTTCAATATTATATATATATTTATATTTATATAATAATAGAATTATCAATGATAAATGAGGTAATGCCAAATGATTGGATATTACCAAATAGAATAGGTTATAATGAAAAACTTTTTAAATCTTTTAAACCTGATTATTATTCATCTATTTTAAAAAAACCTAAATGTGAATGTGATGAAAATGTTTGCGAAATTAATGAAGATACTGTAAATTTATATCCTCAACAAAGATTTATAAGAGATTATATTCAATTTAATAGTCCTTATCGAGGTGCGTTATTATATCATGAATTGGGTTCAGGTAAATCAGGTGCATCTATAGCAGCAGCCGAAGGATATATTGAGAAAAAAAAGATTTTTGTTTTAAGTCCTGCATCATTAGCTGTTAATTATGAAAATGAAATTTTAAAAATAAGTTCAATTGGACTTAATCTTAAAAAAGATTGGACACAAATTAAAATTTCTAAAACTAATAAAAAAGCATTAGAAATTTTGGAAAATAAATATGCTATTTCTTCTACTCTTATTAAAAAAGAAGGTATTGTTTGGATACCTTTATATAATAATGATATACCTAATGCAATAATTATGAAAACTAAACCTGATAATGATGATAAATTAGCTATTTCAACTACAACATCTCATATCATTAAAAATAGATATACTTTTATAAGTTATAATGGATTATCATCAAAATTAATTAAAAGTTTGGGTAAATCACCTTTTGATAATGGTTTCATAATTATTGATGAAGTTCATAATTTTATTAGTAGAGTTGTTAATGGTAGTATTCTCGCAAGAACTGTTTATTCATATTTAATGGCTGCTAAAGATGCTAAAATAATTTTATTATCTGGAACACCAATGATTAATAATCCTTATGAAATAGCAACATTGATTAATTTAATTAGAGGTTATATGAGTGTATATCAAATAACATATACAAAAACTTCTAAATTATTATCAATTCAAGAATTTATTAATCATATGAATATTAAAAATTTAAACAATTATATTGATGAATTTACAATTGATAATGAAGATAAAAAAATATTAATTTCATTATTACCTCATGGTTTTATAAGAAATTCTAATGATGAAATTTATAAATCAGATTGGGGTATGTCTTCTGATATGATGATTGAAAATATTATTAAAGCATTAAATGAAATGAATGGTATTAAAATGAATATAAAATTTAATATTTATAATTATAATGCTTTACCAAATATTAAGACAGAATTTAATGACTTCTTTTTAGATGTTTCAGATCCTGATAATCCAAGTGTTAAAAATGAAGATTTGTTTATGAGAAGAATTTTAGGCACTGTAAGTTATTATAGTATTAGTGGTAGTGAATTATTTCCAAAAGTTGAACCACCAATTAAAAGAGAATTATATATGACTGATTCACAATTTAATAATTATGTTAAAGCAAGAAATTATGAAATTAAACAAGACTTAAATAAAAAAAAAGGGCAAGGATTATTTGGAGAAAGTTCTTCTGTATATCGTGCATTCACTCGCGCTGTTTGTAATTTTAGTTTTCCTGAAAAAATTGAACGTATTTATCCTAAAGACATTAAAAAACATTTTAGAATGATTGAAAATATGAGTGATAGTTCTAATGAAGATGATGATATTAAAAAAGGTGGTGCTCCTAAAAAGAAAGTTATTGTTTCTCCTATTTTAGATGATAAGAATGATATTTCACCACCTAAGAAAAAACCAGCAGCTAAACCTAAAAAGAAAGTTATTGTTTCTCCTATTTTAGATGATAAGAATGATATTTCACTACCTAAGAAAAAACCAGCAGCTAAACCTAAAAAGAAAGTTATTGTTTCTCCGATTTTAGATGATAAGAATGATATTTCACCACCTAAGAAAAAACCAGCAACTAAACCTAAAAAGAAAGTTATTGTTTCTCCGATTTTAGATGATAAGAATGATATTTCACCACCTAAAAAGAAACCAGCAACTAAACCTAAAAAGAAAGTTATTGTTTCTCCGATTTTAGATGATAAGAATGATATTTCACCACCTAAAAAGAAAAAACCAGCAACTAAACCTAAAAAGAAAGTTATTGTTTCTCCGATTTTAGATGATAAGAATGATATTTCACCACCTAAAAAGAAAGTTATTGTTTCTCCTATTTTAGATGATAAGAATGATATTTCACCACCTAAAAAGAAAGTTATTGTTTCTCCTATTTTAGATGATAAGAATGATATTTCACCACCTAAGAAAAAACCAGTAGCTAAACCTAAAAAAATAATAAAAAATAAAAAAGAAGAAATAATAATACCAGTACATAATATTGTTGATGAATATAATACACAAATGAAATTAATGATGGATAAATTAATTAAAAGTGATGCATTAGATATTGATAATTTAAGAAAATTTTATAGTCCAAAATTTGCACAAATAATTATAGATATAAATGAATCGCCAGGATCAGTTTTAATATATTCATCATTCAGAACAGTAGAAGGTTTAGGAATATTATCAGAAGTATTAAATCGTCAAGGTTTTAAACAAATATCATTAAAGAAAATAGAAAATGAATATTATTTTACTGACAATGACATATTTAATGAAAAATATGATAATAAAAGATATGTTATTTTTGATCAAGATAAAGATAAAACAAAATTATTAATGAATTTATTTAATAATGATTTTAAAAATATTACAAATGAAATGCGTAAAGCATTACCAAAAGATGCAAATCAATTATATGGAAAATTAGTTAAAATTTTTTGTATTACTCAAAGTGGTGCTGAGGGTATTTCTCTTAAAAATGTTAGACGTGTTTTATTAGTTGAGCCTTTTTGGAATAATGTCAGAATTGAACAAGTTATAGGACGTGCTATTCGTTCATGTTCTCACGAAGCATTGCCTAAAAAAGATAGGACAGTTCAAGTTTTTAGTTATATAATGAAATTAACAACAAAACAAATACAAAGTGATTTTAATATTGAAAGAAATGATAATGGATTATCAACAGATGAACATATATTAGATACAGCAACAAAAAAGAAAATAATTATAGATAAATTTTTAAATATGATGAAAAGTGCTTCATTTGATTGTGTAATAAATTCAAAACAAAATAAACCCTTAGAAAATACTTTTAAATGTTATGCATGGGCATTAGGAGTTAATAAAAATGATTTTTCATATACAACAGATATTAAAAAAGATTATAAAATAATGAAACATATAAAACTACAAATTCCAAAAAAAGGCAAAGGTAAAGCAATAATGAAAAAAGGTATTAAATATATTGAAATGGATGGTAAATATTATGATTATTATAGTTATATAAATGCTGGAATATTAATTCCGGAAGTTATTTAATGATAATAATAATAATATTAATAATAATAAAAAATGAATATATGTATTTATAGACAACATAATTCATGTATTCCATGTTATTTTAACTCTAAAATCAATAATTATTGTAGTATTCATGCAAATAATTATAATATTATTTATAAGATTATTAATGATGCTATTGGTATAAATACAATTAATATAAAAGAAATTTATAATATCTTTAAATATATTTATAATAATGATAAGATTTATACGAAAGAATTTATATTTAAGGCATGTTTAAAAACATTATATTCAAATCTTTTTTATTTAAAGAATGTTTTTAATAAATATATTTCATCATATGAAAATAAAGATATTATACATATGATATATTTAATAAATTTAAAAACTTATAATATTGAAAAACAACATTACTATAAACATAAAATATTATATAAATTTTTTATTACAAATATTATTAAGAAACATAAATATAATCAAAATATTATATTAAATAATAATGAAGATCCATTTACATTAGACAATATAAATGAATTAGACAAAAATGAATTATTTATTTATAATGAAAATAATGAAAATAATTATTTTTTTATAGCAACAGAATTAAAATATTTCATTGATACAAATGGAGGATGGAATCCATATACAAAACAAGAATTATCAGAAACAACAATAAAAAATTTAAATTATTTTATTAAATATTTTAAATTAAATAAAAAAAATACTTTAAATAAATATGAATGGACATCAACCCATCAAGCATTTACAGATGTATCTCAAATAATTGAAAAAATAGGTTTTTATAATAATACAGAATGGTTATTAAAATTAACATCTAATCAAATTAAAAATATAATAAAAGCATTTAAATTAGTATCAAGAGAATATCATGGAATTGAGAATTATTATTTAAATATTACTGATAATAATATTTTTTATGATTTTGCCAGAGAAACAATTAAATTATTTGAAAATGGTAATGATAATTTTATATTATGTTGTAATTTTATAAAATCAATTGCATTATATAGTGATGATTTTTATAATAATATTCCTGAATGGATGATAGATATTGAAACTCCAAATATTATTACAATACCAATAAATACAACTAGAACATCAATGATTAATAATATTAATAGTATTTTTAATTCTGTAGATATAATATATTTTATTAATATAATGAATAATGAATAATAAAAAACAAGAAAAGCCTGATTTTTTATATGTTATGAAAATTAAAACAGCTATTTATGGTTTTGTTTTATATTTATTATTATCTAATAATACTGCGTTTAAAATATTAAATATGATATTTAATAATAGCATTGTATTATTAAATGACAAAAATGAACCGTCAATATTAGCTCGATTTATAATGGCTTTTATAATTGCATTGTGTTTATTTATTTTTTAGAAGCTGCACCTTTGCGACCACGAGCAGCAGTTGTTGTTACTTTAGGTTCTTCTTTTGTATCTTCTGCAATATCAGTTTCGGCTTCAGCTTCAGTTTCAGCTTCATCATCACTATTTGCAATTTTAACATTAGATAAATCTTTAGCAACATCTTCTTCCTCGTCTTCTTCTTCTTCTTCGTCGTTAGCTGCTTTTTCAGTATCACTATCAACAATAAATGTCATTTTATTATTTTGCGCTGATTGAAATTTACCAGAAATAACTTTCCATGTGCATCCATATTTTCCACCAGCCATCCAAATTCCGGTTAATTCAATAATTAATTGAGTTTTTCCACCTTTAAGTTTATTAATAACATCAGTAAAAGCAATATCATTATTTTCCATATCGAAAGCATCGAAATTAAATTTATCATTAATACCATCATATGGCACTTTAACTCTCAAAGTTGGTGGATATTTACCTACAACTTTGCCAGTTTTTTGATCTTTATCTAATTTAATCATTGGTGAAAACATACGTGCAACGAATGCTTTATTTCCATCATAATCATCTTTAAACCACGGTTCGCGATTATCAAATGCTTTATCAATAATTTCTGATTCAATTTCACGCATTTTATCAAGAAATGTTTGAATTTTAGGATTTTCATCAGCACCTTTGAATGATAAAGTTAAATCATATTTCTTATCTGCCATTTTCTTAACTTCCTGACTTTTATTTTTATCTTCAAAACCTTCACCAATACCATATGGCATATGCATAACAGGAGTTTGAATTCTCAATTTTTGCGTTCCATAATTAACATAAATACTTTTTGATCCCGATGGTAATGTTTTAACTTCAGAATATCTAAGTTTTGATACATCAACACTTTTGGGTAGAATTGGAAAACTCATTGTAATTTATATTTCTTTCTTGAATAATCTTTAAATAAAAATAATCATTTTTTTATTTTTCTTAAGTATATAAAAAAATGACAATATCTTTAAACATCTATATAATTATTAATATTCAATAATGACTACTTTAAATACTAATAATAAACATGAAATTCGCAATAAATTTAAAGAATTACTTATGAATGATATTAAATTATCACAAATAGAAGCTACTGATCTAGAAATTGGAGTATTTAATTCAACAATTGATTATGCTAATTCCTTAAAAATTCCTTTATCATGGGCTAGTGATTTATTTATAGATAGTTATATTAATATTTCTAGATCTATTTATTCTAATTTAGACAAAACATCATATATTAAAAATGATTTATTATTAGAAAGATTGAAAACTGGTGAATTCTTACCTCATAAATTACCATATATGTCATGTGAAGATATGTTTCCTGAAAAATGGAAAACAATTATTGAAAAACAGAAACTTAAATTCAAAGCTGCGTATGAAATTAAACAAGTTTCAATGACTGATACTATTAAATGTGGTAAATGTAAAAATAATAAGATTTCATATTATGAATTGCAAACAAGAAGTGGTGATGAGGCTATTACTCAATTCTATAATTGTATTATTTGTGGTCATAAATGGAAAAATTAAATTTTATTATAATTAAATATTAAATAATGATTAATAAAATAATTGCTATTTTTGTTTTAGTTTTAATTATAATTTTTTTTGTATTATATTTTAAATTTTATGATGATGAAAACAATATTAATCAAATATATGTTATTAATTTAAAAAAACGTCCTGAAAGATTAATTAAATTTAAAGAAAATTATAATTTTAATCGCGATATAACTATTTTTAATGCTATTGATGGTAATGAATTAGATATTAATTATATTAATAGTATTATTGGCATTAAAGGTAAAAAATCTTTAGATAATTTTTATAAATATAATATAATACGTAAATATCATTATGAATTATCATCATATGGTGCAATTGGATGTTATTTATCACATGTTAATTTATGGAAAGAAATAATTAAAAATAATTATAAAAATGTAATTATATTTGAAGATGATGTTAATGTATCTAATATTCAATATAATTATTTAATTAAAAGAATAAATTTATTACCAGATGATTGGGATATCTATTTATTAATAAATCCTGATTATTGTTATGAAAAAGTTAAAGTCGAAAATAAAAGAAATTTATATAAAGTTAAGCGTTTTTTCTTATTACATGCATATATTATTAATATGAATGCATGCAAAAAAATAATTGAATCAAATACATTATTTCCAATTAATCAACAAATTGATCATCATTTATCAGAATTATCATTAATAAATAAACTTAATATTTATATTCATGATGAAATATCTTATTATAATACTATATCTCAACCTTCTGATATTCAAATAAATACCGCAGATAACTTATCATATGAACGTTTTGAAATTATATAAACTTTTAAATAAATGTTAATAATTATGGAAGGTTTAGCAAATTTAGGTTCTACATGTGCAATAAATAGTTTAATTCAAATTTTATTTAGGTTAGAACGATTTAAAGAAATAATTTTAAATACAGATGCAAAAGAAGGAACATTAATATTTGAATTAAAAGATTTATTTAAATGTTTAAATAATAATCAATCAGTTAGTCCAAATAGATTTATAAATAATTTTTATATAATCTTTAAAGATATTTTTAATAAATTTGAACAAATTGATATTTGCGAATTATATTTATTTATTATTCAAAAAATTCATGATGAAACATGCATTGAAATTTCAACTAATAAATTATATAATAATATTTATGATGAACATAATTATAAAATTGCTTGTCATAATAATTTCAAAAATAGTAAAATTTATGATTTATTACAGGGTTCTTATATGAATACTATTGAATGTATTGGATGTAATAATATTAATAGATATTTTGAACCTTTTATTTATATTGGTTTAGATATTAATGAAAATTTATGTATATCAGAATTATTATCAAAACATTTTATATGTGAAACGAGATTAAAAGATAGTTGGATATGTGATAAATGTAATAATAATTGTAATTATAATAAAACATCAATTATTTGGAAATATCCTGATGTTTTATTCATTTCTTTAAATAGGTTCAAAGAAATAATAAAAAAAAATTTAGAAATAGTTAATATTAATAAAGAATTAATATTGCAAAAAACTTTTAATTTACATGGAATTGGTTTTCATCATGGTATGTTAGAAGGAGGACATTATAATGCTATTTGTAAAACTAATAATAATTTTTATTATTATGATGATAATAATGTTGGAATGATTAATGATTTAGATCCTATTTTAAAATCTAACAATTGTTATTTAATTTGCTATCAAACTTAATTTATTTTTTAAATTCATCTATTTTCAATAAATGTCTATTATTTATTAATAATGGTATTTTCTTTCTTATTTCTTCTATTATTTTTATTTTGCATTGATTTGTATTAACATTACACATCTTAGCCATTTTATTATAAAATTTGTCTGAACTTAATTTTAATGGATCAATACCATTATAATTCATTTCATATGGGTAACATAAAAATGGTATTTTAGTCATATCAGGTTCTTCATCATTAAAAATAGGAAAATTAGGTAATAAATAATTTGCTGTTAATGTTTCATTATTTGATAAAATTGTATATGAATTTTTATATGAAATTATTGCTGCGCATAAATATTTCATTGGTATTGAATCATGAAATACAACCTCATTAATTCTTTTGTATTTATCAGAATTAATAGCTTCAATTGCTTTATCTAAATTCCATGGATAATATGTATTTTCTTCATTAATATGTCCATTATAATCATGAATATTTATATGATAATTTTGTTGTTCTAATAATTTTTTTGAAAATATTAACATATATTTAGAATAATATAATGTTTCATTTAATAAATTATTTTTTGTTATCAATGAAAAATAAACTCCTGGATATTGATATATATCCATTTCAGATGGTTCTAATGTATCCCATTTTTCATAATTTTCTTTAGGTGTGCAATGAAGCAAATATAATATATCATCCATATTAAAATAATTATTTTAATAAATTATTAATAATATTCAATTTTTATTTAAATTCATTTATTTTCAATAGATGTCTATTATTTATTAATAATGGTATTTTCTTTCTTATTTCTTCTATTATTTTTATTTTAGATTGATTTACATTAACATTACACATTTTAGCCATTTTATTATAAAATTTCTTAGAACTTAATTTAAATGGGTCTATTCCTGTATAATTCATTTCATATGGGTAACATAAAAATGGTATTTTAGTCATATCAGGTTCTTCTTCATTAAAAATAGGATATTTAGGCAAACTAACTGTTGAATTAAATGAATATGTATCATCGGCAACTTCGGGTTTTACTTTCCAAGAAATATTATAATGTATAATAGCCATACATAAATATTTCATAGGCACTGGATCATGAAATACAACTTCATTCATAAAATTTGATTTTTTATCTTTAAGTTTTCCTATTACACCAACCGAAAAGATAAATGGGACAAAACTATTATAACAAATATAATAATTTTGTTATTTATTTTTCTATTGGATGTAAATGATTGCATTTAAGCAACTAACTACAATTTGACGGCTCTGTTAAAGCGGTTTGTAGTTTTTGTAAATCAACTCCTCTTTTGTATTTTTCTAGTCGTTCATTATATTGAATATAATGATTAAATACTTTTTTAATATTTTTACAACCATTCCGTTTATTTTCCATTTTATATGTTAGGTGGATATTGATATATATCCATTACAAATGGTTTTAATACATCCCAACTTTCATATTTATCATAAGGAGTACAATGAACTAAATATAATATATTATCTATTTATAAAAAATGATTATTTTTAATTTATTTTTAATTTAAATATGTTTATTAGAAATTTAATTGTTTTCTTATTAATAACTTTTATTAATAAAAAACCTGAAAAAATAGTAGATTATAATAATATTTACTATGATGAAAATTATAATGAATTATATATGAATAAAACAGCATATTTTGATTATTTATATAATAAATATTCAGAATTTGATAATACTTATAATAAATATAATTTTATTGAAAATTTGAAATATCATTTTGATATGAAAAATAAAAATAAATATATTAATGAAAATGATTTTAATTTTGAACATAGTTTAATAGCAACTAATGAAAATGATTTTAATTTCGAACATAGTTTAATAGCAACTAATGAAAAAGATTATAAAAATCATAAATTATTATATAATTTAAACAAAAATTATTATGTTAATATTAATAATTTAATGAGTAATTATTATAATAATATGTGCAATTCACATAAAAATTTATGTGGTAATAATGATAATAATTTATATTATTATCCATATTTCAATGCATATAATGTTAATGTATTTAATTATATATTTAATAGAGTTTATAAATCATTTGTAAATTTTGATATTGATGAAATGCTCAATAAAGTTCCTAACATAAATAAAATGACCGAAAATATATTAGTTAAAAAAAAGATTTAAGGATAATTTAAAGAGATCTTTAAATCTTTTTTGTTTATATAATATAATATAATGCCTTATAAAGAAAACTTTACCGATAATGATTATACAAGTTATGAAAAATTAAATTCATTTATAGAATTATCAAATAGTAGTACTACTATTACTCATGAATTAATAGTTGAGTTTTTTAATGATTTATATGATTATTTAGATAATATAAATATTAATGATAATTTTTATATTATTACATTTCTTTATAATAAATTAAAAGAAAATAATGAATCATTTATTACTAATATTAATGAATTAATTTATAATAATATAATTACTAATTATTTTAGCATTATAATAAATTATTATGAAAAAATGCCAGATAATGCATTAAAATTTTTTATGCATCATTATATACAACAATTTACTTATAAAATAATACTGTTATTATATTCATATTATTTTTATATAAATAAAATTATTTCATATAGACATCAAGACTCGTCTAAACCTTTTTATCCTTTAAATATATTAATACTAGTTGATCCAGATATAGAAACAATACCATTAGAAAATAGAAGAGCAAAATTATATAGTATAATAATTAGTGATTTTAAAAGCACTATATTAAAAATTGAAGAAACTGATAACATAGAAATTAATATAGATGATATAATAATTAATTATACAAAAATACAACCTAAAACAGATAATATAATATTAGCAGAAATATATGATTTAATAAAACAATTAACTATTTTTTATGGTAATGGAATAAAACAACAATCTATTTATACTACATATGCAGATGAATATATTACTATACCGCAATATTTAGGTAATTGTTGGTATATATCAATGTTAACATGTATGTGTTATAGTGATGCTAGCAAAAAAATAATTTTATCTAAAAATAAATCACGTTTATTTACTATTGCTGAATCCAAAGCAAATAACTCAGATAAAACTTTTTTAGAAATAATATATTTTATATTAGCTATAACTAAAAAATATGGAAAATATGGTGATTATTTTGATTTTAATAATGAGAAACTATGTAATATATTTTTATTTTTTAAAAATAATTTAATGAAGTTTATTTACGAAAAATATAATGAACTTAATAATCCTCTAACAAATGGTAAAAAAAAAAGATTAGGTGCCCAAAATAACTTAATATTTGAAGGAACAAATGATATGTATTTTAAACATTTAAGTAGTAACATACGAGATAATAACAAAACACTAGATGATGAATTAGCAAAAACAATATCATTAGGTATTAATTTTTCTGATAGTTATCAAATCATAAATACATTTTATAATATATTAGATATAACTACTTTATATTTATTACATTATGATGATGACGATGATGATGATAAATTGAATTATTTTAGACAAAAAGATGAGAATATTTATAAATTAACGGAAACTCTAACTAATCCAGATATTATTTTTTTAAATAAACAGGAATATTCATTTTATAATAAATATACATGTACAAAATTTGATGAAGGAACTATTAACCATATAGATACTAAAACAATAAAATTTAATGATACAATATATACCCTTGATTATATATTACATAGTAGTGATAATGAAACATGTAAAACAGGATGCGGTCATTGCATATGTGGGATACATTATAACGGCATTGAATATTGTTATGATTCACAATATACGCTTATTAATACTATGTGTGGAGTAAATGATATTAGAATACCATGTACATTAATTAAACAAAATTGGTCTCACGATATTAAAAAAAAAATATGTTTATATTCAACTCAAAAATGTTTTCGCAATAAAGTAAATAATAGTTCTCAACAAATTTATAAAAATATTCATAATGAAGATGATCTATGTTTTAACACACAAAATAAAGTAATTTATGCTTATTTTAATACAGGTAAAACATATGAAGAATGGTTTAATCCATCAGCACCACCAGCACCAATACATTTACCATCATCAGCATTTGTAGAACAATCTTCACAAATTGGCTCAAATAGATTACTAAAACGTTCGAGCCAATTTCCACCACCACCTGTTGCACCACCAAGTTATCGTACTATAGGAGGGATTAATACATATAAATCAACTCATAAAAAAGTTAATATTATGAATAAAAATAAAACTATTATTGAAAGAATTATTTATCTTGATAAAAATAAAAATAAATATATTAAATTAAATAAAGAATATGAATTATTATCTAATCTAAAATATTCTGGCACATTCTATTATAAATAATCTTTTTTTATTTAAGGATAATTTAAAGATCTCTTTAAATTAAATTATAATATTATATTAAATATGTCTAAAATTATAAATTATGGATCTATAATACCAAATGTTATTTTATTATTTTAAGAAACAGATAATTATAAAATATTATTATATAATATTAATTTTTTTCTGCAATTGACAATGATGAATTATTGTCATTACTTGATGAAATAATAGAAGAATATAGTAAATATATAGATAGTATAAATATTAATATACATTTTGAAATAATTATTTTTTTATTAGGAAATATTGGTTTTTATAACGGAAATTCAGAAAAAATTTTATATGATATTGTAGATTGTATTTATACAAAATATTTAAAATTAATAATAGAATATATTGAAAAAATTAATTATAGTAATAAAGATGATTCTTTATATTTAAAAATTGTTTATAAACTTATAAATATTATTTATGAAACAATATTTATATTATATTCATATAATATCTATATCTATATCTATAGATATAATATAGATATAGATATAGATATTATATCTATATTATACCTGAAATTTTATTAAAATATGGTGTAAATACAATTATGCCTGAAAATATCTCAACTAATATATATATTACTATACAAAATTTTTTTACTTATTTAGCAAATCATATTAGTAATGGTTGTGATTTTATAAATATTGATTATACTAATATATCAACAAAAGAAACTATATATAGATATATTATTAATAATTTTAATAAAGAATTTTTAGAAGATAATACTACGTTTTTAAATTTTATGTCTATTGATACAATTATATCAAAAATTGATGTAGTTACAAAAATGTATAATAGATATATTAGTGGTATTGAACCAATGGATAATACAAAAATTGTTATAATTTTTATTATTATGAAATTATATCAATATTATCATTCTGAAAAAAAATTTATTAGTACTAAATCTGATATGTATATTACTTTACCTCAATATGAAGATAATTGCTGGTATTTATCAATATTAACATGTATGACATTTAGTGATGCAAGTAAAGATTTATTAATTAAAAAAATAAAATTAATGTATATTAATAATGCAATACAACCTATAATTTTAAGTGATGCTGATAAAGATTTATTTAATATAATTTTAATAATAATTGAAAATATAACATATAATTTTGCAACATATAATGTAAATAAACAATATGATTGTGATAAATTAGTTTTTTTTAAAGAAGCGTTAATGATATATATATATAAAAAATATAATGAATTTATAAACTTAAAACGCATAAAAGGAGTAGTTATAACTGATGCTATGCTTAATGAAACAATTGGATGCGAAGAATATTTATATTATCATATGGCTCAAATATATAATAGTAAAGAAATTGATTCAATAACACATATTATACCTTCTGGAATGTATATTCCTGGATATTCGCTTATAAATACTTTTTATAAAATATTTAATATTAAAACATTATGGATATATAATTATAATAATAAAGAATATCGATATCAAAAGCAAAATAATGATAGTAATCCAGATATTATATTTATTCAATTATATGATAAACCTAAATTTAATTATTATTTAAAAGAAAATAAAACTTTAAATGATATGTTTGATATAAGGAAAATAAAATATAATCAAGATTATACTATAACTTATAATCATTCTAATTATAAATTAGATTATACAATATATCACTCAAATCATGAAACTAGTAAAACAGGTATGGGGCATGTAATTTCATCATTACATTATAATGGTAAACAATATTATCATGACTCTGATAGTAAAGTTGAAAAAATAAATTGTTCTAATAAAGAAATAACAATACCCTGTCCATTTGTTAAATTTAATTGGAAAGATGATATTTATTATAAAAGTGAATTTTGCATTAAACAATGTTATTATAATAAAGCTGCTACTTCAACAAAACTACAAAGTTTAAAGGCACAAACGCATATTGAAAATTTTATATGTTTTAATAATGCTACAAATATAGTATTAGTTTATGTTAAAATATAATTATTTAAATAAGTTTTAGAAAAGAAATTAAAGTTTCTGATATATTATTTTTATTACTTATAATTATTTTATTATCATGATGACATTTATTTTTACATTGTTTTATTTTACTTCGTGTGTTTTCTTTCTCATCATTACAATAATGACAAGAAATAAGCACATTATCTCTATTATGTGGTAATGTTATATCTATCTGACTTAAAGAAATTTGATATAAACAATTTGGTAACCAATTAGATGTTAATATAATATCATTACATATATAACATTTAAATTTTTGTTTTCTTAATAATTCTTTAATATCATTAAAAGTTATATTATTTTCTTTATTATATATAATTTTATCTTTTTTTTTACATTCATTTATTTTTTTATTTATAACTATTTCTAAATTTGGATTTTCACATTTATTACAATTATTCATTTTATCTTCATTATAACTACATAATTCACATATAGTATTTAAACATTTATAACATTCATATGATGTTAATTTTAAATAGTTATTTGAATTACATGATGGACAATAATTATCATCATATATATCAATTGGAGTTATTTTATTATCATAAAAAAAGGTTGCACCAATTATAATTTTTTTTTCATTAAATAATTTATAATATTCATTTTTATTATGAATATGTTTTTTATAAATCAATTCATCTAATCTATTTGTCATATAGCAATTTTCAATTAAACGTTTAGATATTCCTTTTATAACTATTAAACTTTCATATATACCATAAATTATATCATTATTTTCTGAATTTATTTGATTTCCAAAATAATCATTTAAAACTGATTTATCTAATATAGCCAAATAGCCATTATTAATATTATCATATAATAAATCAATTGTTTTATTCATTATTTTTTAACAATATAATAATCCTGATATATTTTCTGTATAATAATCATTTTCTATAATTTTATCAAATGTTCCTATTATTTTTCTATTTTTGACATTTAGATCATTATATTCATACCAAATACCTTTACATTCATATAAACATGTATAATGAGCATCTTTATTTAATCCTCCGCTATGAATTATTATTGAATTTAGATATAAATTATGAGAATTTTCTTTTAATTTTATTTTTAATGATGGTATTATTTTTGTTAATATTTTTTCAGATAATAATATTCTATTGAATAAAATAAATAAAAATGGAGCTGCTAAATATTCAATTCTTTTTTTAAATATCTCAATTTCTCCATATTTATTTTCTGATTCAAATGTTTTCTCATATTTAGGATAAAAATCTTTTATATATATTTTATCTGTAATTAATAATTCATCCAATGAAAATAAATCTACAAAATATTTATTTTCAATTCTATCATTTAATTTATATTTTAATGTATGTGGTATATTAAATATTATTGTAAAAAATGTTAAAATATCTGCATAATCATTTTGTGTATTAGTCCATTCAATTTTATCATATTTATTATTAATATGTTTTTTATAAGCATTATAATATTTTTGTAATAATAATCTAAAATTTGTACATTCTATTATTTCAGATGTTTCTTTTTGTAATGATATTATTTCATATATTTTTATTAATTCATCTCTTATTTTAATTCCATAATCTAATAATTTTGGACATTTATCATAATATTTTAATGGCGCATCTAATATTGTTTTTTTAATTATATCATTATTTGTATTAAATAATGAAACTAATAAACTATCTATATAACAACTATTATATCCATCATAATATAAATGTATGATTTTGCAATCTTTATTATATATTTGTTTTAATTCATCAATTTTATATTTATTTAAATTAACATAATAAGGATATTCTTTTTTTATTTTTTTAATATAATCTTCTTTCGTCATCTTAACTATTCCTTCTTTCGTCATCTTAACTATTCCTTCTTTCGTCATCTTAACTTTATTTTTTAAACATTTATAAAAATGTTCTAATTGTTTATCTTTATTAATAGTTAATTCATCTTTTATTAATTTAATATAATATTTATCAGGTTTTGATGATATCTTTTCTATTATATCTTTATTATCACTTACTGTTGAAATTTTATTATTAGTTGTCTTTACATATATTAATGATTTATATCCATTTTTATTAATTATATTCCAGTCATATTTCATAAATTTGCTACTATTTTCAGTATTTATTCTGTATATATATTTCTTATTATTATATATAATACCAGTCATTATTCCTGACTCATTTTCAAATATACATGAATCTAATTTATAATTATCATTATTGAATATTATTTCATCTTTATAATCAGATAAACCTTTTGTTTTTATTTTATAATTTTTAAAATTTAATATTGATTCTAATTTTGGCATATATTTAGATATAAATTCAATATTTTTTGCATAAGATGATGTTTCATAAGTTCCAGACCATATATTTATTATTATATAATCTGGATTTTTACTTAATGATTTAATATTTTCTTTATATTTATCAAATTCATTATTAGGTATATCATATTTTATAAAATCATTATTATAAGTAGAATTTTCACTTAAATTATAATAATAATTATTTTTGTAATAATCTAATGTTATATATGACATATCTAATTTTTTAATAAATTTTGGCAAAAATAAATAATATAAATAATATTCAACAAATTTTTTATTTAAATTAAACAAACTTAATATATCCTTATAATTTGATATATTTAATTTAAAATTATTATTAATAAATTTTAAAAAAGAATTTTTACTTAATAATTTAGTTTTAGAATTATCACTATATAAAATAGATGTTAATATAATATTTAACCAATTTGTTTTTTTATATTTAATTAACATTCTATTTTTAATATCTTTTTTTTATTTTTTCTAATTCTTTTTTTTCAATATTAATTTTTTCCTTAATTTCTTTAATTTTTTCTTTATAATTATTAATTTTAATTTTAATATCATTGCGTTGTTTTTTCTCTCTTTTTTTTATTTCAGATGATTTTGATTTTGATTTATATATTCTTTCTTGTTTAACATAGACTAATGTTCTAATTCCTTTAGCAAAATTATATACTTCATAGTCATCGCCTGATAGTGTTCGAATTTCATTATTACATAAAGATTTACTAACTATTAATTTTTTTCTACTATTTAGTTGATCCCATTTATATTCTATATATTCACATGGTAATATTTTCTTAGCATCTGAATAAATTAAATTATATTGATGATCACCTATTATTCTGGGTTGCGAATTATAAGCATATTTAACATCTTTATCATTTGTAATTCCTACCATTCCATATCTATTATCATGACTAATATCTGAATTATTATAAGTATTTTTATAATTATCTAAAATAACTGAATCTAGTTTATATTTATAATTATTATAAAGAATTTCATCACTCATTTCTTTAATTCCATCATATTTTATTGATTTATGTGAATCTAAATTTAATTTTTCTCCTACATTTTCTTTAGATAACATTAAATTTATGTATGTTATATATATATCATTATAAGTTTCTGGTCCCCATACATTAACTGTTATATAATTTGGATGTTGATTATCTTTTATTAATTTTTTAATTGTTTTATCTGCATAATCATTTGTAATTGGTTCATATAATTTATACATAATTGTTCCATCACTTGCATGTATATTTAAATTTTCTCTTACTCCAAAATATAACTTATGTTTATAATAATCTAATGCTAAATATGATGTATCTAAATATTTGAAAAAATATATTATAAATGACCATGAACTCCATGCATATTTTAATATAAACTCTATTAAATTTGCATTTAAATTTAATGATGTAAATAATTCAACTGTTGGTTTTAATATTTTAAAAGTATTTAAATCTATTTTTAAATTTTTATCTTTTTTTAATAATTGATACAGTAATTTTGCTAATGGTTCGTGTCTTGATGATAATTTTGATGTTTTTAATAATAATTCACGTGAATATTTACTATATATAATAGCCATTATTATTGTATTAAACCACTCCATGTTCATATATTGTGGAATTTTTATAATATCATTTGACATTTATTAAATATAATCTATTATTTAATAAATATTTTTTTTATTTTATCATTGAATTTTGCATATATTGAAATTGATGCTAATAATCTATAAAATTGTTTAATATCAACATTTTCTATACTATATTTTTTATTAAATATTTTCATTACATCATATATATCTCCCATATATTTTTCAATTATATATAAATTCATTACTTTATTATTCTTTTCAAAATATTGAAATATAAATTCTATTATTACTTTATCATTCGGTTTTTTTGAAGATGATTTAAATTTTTCTTTTATTGATTCTAATAATTCATCTTCCTTAAATGTAATATATTTATATGGTAACATATTATGTTTATTACATTTCTCATAATCTTTTTGCTGTCTTTTACATTTTGATTGAATATCTTTTAAAATTTCAATTTGTTTTTTTAATTCTGAATTTTCTAATTTTAATAAATCATTTTCATTTTTACAATTACTATTACTTTTACTCTTTGTACCACTATCTAATTTTGATTTTATTTCTTCTAATATTGATAATAATTCTCTATAACTTATAATATTTGTAGCATTTTGTTCAGTAAATGAACGCAGTAAATCCTGAACTCCTAATAATATTTTACTATTATCTATAACTCCTGATTCTGATATTTTCTTTTGAATATCATCCAATAATTGTAATTGTTGATTTAAGGAGATTATTTCTGTTTTTAAAGTTATATTATCATTGCTTTTAGAACTATTTCTTTTAATTTTAGATAATAATTCTCGTTGCATGGCATCTAATTTTAAATTTAAATCTTCAACTATTTTTGTATGATCTATTTTTGTATTAGCTGATAATTCTTGTTGAATATTTCTCATTAATTTTAATTGCTCCTTTAAATCATCTATTTCAGCTTTTAATGTTATATTATCTCTACTTGATTTTTGTTCTTGAATTTTTTGTAATAATTCTTGTTGCATTGCAGTTATTTTTAAATTTAAATCTTGAATTAATATTTTATTATCATCTTTTGGAATTTTAATAATAGCATCTAATATTTGATTTAATTTTGCATCTGTTGGTGTTAATAAAGTTTCTATTTTTTTTAATTTTGCTTCATTTGGTAATTTAGTAATAATATCTAATATTTGATCTATTTTTGCATCAGCTGGTGTTAATAAATCATTTAATTGTTTAAATTCATCTGCATAAGGTAATCTAGAAATAGCATCTAATATTTCACTTATTTTATTATTATCAGGTAAATCTTTTATTTCATCTTTTATTAATGATATTGTATTCTGCCGAGATATTAAATTTACGATAAAAAAAATATATCTATTTAAATATATAATAATATTGTCATAAAAATCTAAATAATCTCTATCTTCTTTATTTCTATTTCCTACTGGTTTTGCCTCAATTGTTTGATGTTTTAGAATATTACTATTAATTTCTTCTTTAATTTCATATATTTTTTTAATCCATTCCTCAAATGTATATGTTTTAAATTCTGTTTGATTAGTTTTTAATATATTAATATATTCTTTTAAATTTTTTTTTAAATTATTATAATTACCTTTATTTGAAGTAAATGTTATTATTTTTTCTATTTCTTCAATACTTTCTTTATAATTTTCACCATATATATCTTGTAAATCTTTAATTTTTTTCTCTTTTTCTTTTATATCATCTTCTAATTTAGCTAATTTTGTAAATTTTTCACGTTTTTCTTTTTCTTCATCATGTTTTATTTTTTGTTCAGCTTTTCTTCTTTCTTCATCTCTTTTTTGTTCAGCTTTTTTTCTTGCATCTAATTCTCTTGCTTCTCTTTCTAAATCTGTAATTTTTTTATATTTAACATAAATTAGACTATAATTGCATCCAGTAGTTAAATTATATGTAGATACATTTTTAACTTCATTTTGTTCTATTTTACCTTTAAATAAATCACATGGAAATAATGAATGAATTTTAAATTCATCTGTTAATGTTTTTAATTCAGTTAATTCAACACAATCTTTATGATCAATATATATATATTTGTTATTATTATAAGTTAAAGAAGTTATTAATCTAGAATTAGGTTTATCATCATTATTAGTTATTATAAATGAATCCAATTTATAATAATAATCATGAAATATTATTCTGTCTTGAATTTTATCAGTTATATTTAAATCATCTTTTTTTTTATAAATAGATGATAATCTATATAAATTATCAATACCATCTATATCATCATCAGCATCTTCTTTAGAAATATCTTCAATTATTGAAGGTCTGTTATTATCTGTCCATTTATTTACTATTATATAATCAGACGCAGTCTTATATTTATCTATAATTTTTCTTTTAGTTATTTTTTTTAATTCAAATTTTTCTTCTATAATTTTTTTTTGATTAAATCCAAATAATTGTTTTTCAGTTTTTTCATTTTCTTTATATTCAACTAAATCATATAAACCAATATAATGTTTATTTTTATATATTTCAATTGATATACATGATGATTTAATAAATTCTAAAAAATTAGGTAAAATAAATGCTATTAATTGTTTATTATGTGTTTCTAAATATTTATAAAAAATTTTATTTATATGTATATCATTTATATCGTTTTCATAATTAAAATAATCAAGGTTATATTTTTCAATATTAGTATTTAAAGGATTTGTAGGAGTAGCAATTCTAATATAATTATCTAAAATATCTTCAGTTGGTTGAGAAAAATCAAATATTGCTTTAAGTTCATTTGAAATAACATCTTTTTTTAATATTTCTCTCGAATATTGACTATAAAAAATAGCTGCAATAATATTATTATACCAACTAGATTGATAACTATCTTTTTTAGGTATAGTTAAAGTTAAACCGCTCATATCGAATTCTAATTATTATTATTATTTTATTTTATGTAAAGTTAAAAATGATACGGTTCCATTAATTAATAATTTATGATGAAAATCTTTAATTGTTCCTCTCTTTTTTCTTAAAAATTTATCTCTAATTTTTATAATTTCCTGTTTTCCTATTAAATAACATAATGCCTGTGATGGCATACATATATATCTATCAATTTCATTTATAATATCATTTCTTCTATGTGATAAATATTTACTCATATAATTAAATGCCTTTTCATATGTCCAACCATAATAATTAATACCTGTATCAACAACCAAACGTATTTTTCTTAAAATAGAATAATCATTATTATCGTCATAATCTTCACAATAGGTTTCCATATAATGTGCAAAACCTTCAATTAAAGCATTATTATTATAACCATAAATTTGATAATCTTTTAATTTATAATATTTCATAAATCTATAATGATATTGATGTAAACATTCATGCATTAATAATGAATATAATGATTGTTTATTACATTCTTTATAATATGATAAATTGATATATATTGTATCAATACTAGGAATGTAATAAGCTAATGATGCTGTTTTCTCAAGTTCTTTTGGAACTATTTTTAATGTGAATTGTTTATCTGGTTTATAGTGAAAATATTTTTCAATAATATTATCATATATATATAAGGCTATCTTTTGACAATCCTTAAATAACTTTTTCTTTGATGTATAAAGGTCTTTTGTTTTATTTTTATTTATTTTTTTAACTAAAGACAAACCAATATTATGAATTTCTTCTGGTGTTTTTGATAATCCTAATAATGTATTTTTAACTAAAATCTTATAAATCTTTTTACCATTTGGTAAATGACATAAGCCTATTGTTTTTCTACATTTATTTAAATAATTATTTTTTATAAAATTATATAATTTCTTATTATAATTTTTTATTTGTTTCATAAATTTAATACATATCATATTAGGAATAGTTATTTTAAGTTTCAAACCATCTTTTAATCTTTTAATAATAGAATTAATATAATTATTAAAATCAATTTCTCTTTCTTTTTTATATTTATTTGATTTATTATTATAGTAAAATTCAATGATATCATTATTATAGGAACATATTATGAAATATAAATATATTTTATATTGATAAATTTTTTTAATATAATCTAATTCTATTTTTAATTCTATATCATCAGTATTTGCATATTTTAAACTTAATTTATAATACTTATCTAAATATTCATCGCTAATAATATCTGTTATATGAGATTCTGAATATTTATCCATATTTCCGATTTCATAACTTAAAGAATAACTTAAAGAAGGATTTATTTTAATTAAATCATCGAAATAATTTTTATATTTACTCATTTCTATAAACAATTATTATTATAATTATTTATTAATAATAGAATGAGACAAATTATTTCAATAATAGTAATATTAATATTATTATTTTTTTTATTATTATTGATTCAATCAAGTTTTATAAAAGAAACTTTTATTACTAAAAAAGATTTAGATGATATTAAAAATTATAAAGGTAGATTAACAGTTGAAAGTTATGAAACTATTGATATTCCTATTTCAGATAGTTTAATTCCTTATAACCCTAAATCTAAAATTGAACTATCAGAATATGATGTTATTGAATTAACAAAATCTATTTTACAAAGACCTCCAACTATTCAAGAAATGAAAAAATTTGCATATTATACTTCAGATGATTTGAAAGAATATTTATATAATTTGCCCGAATATGATAAATTAATAAAAACACAAGATAATCATGTTAATAATGGTATTGAAGGTGCTGTTGCTAAGAAAAATATTATTAATCGTATTATGATAATATATTCTACTATCACAAAAAAAGAATTACCTGTAAAAATGATGACTCCATTAAGAGATTGTTTTATTCATTTACAATTAAATGAATATTTATTTACTGCAATGTTAGAATCATATAATTATTCAAAATTTGAAGTTGATGTATTATCAGCATATATTTTAACTAAAAAAGTATTATTATATTTATTTAATAAACATTTTAATGTTCTAGAATTAAAATTAATTGCTCAAGATAAAATTAATTCTATTAATAATAAAAATATTGATTTTTCAAAAGAACTAGAATCAATTAAACAAGATATTTTAAGTATTGGTGATAATGATATTATTGATAATATTAAAAGTTCATTTCCAAATGTTTTTAATGAAATTCTTAAATCAACATTAAAAGATGATCCTATTGATGCTGCAACAATGGCAAAAATTAAAACTACTCCAAATAAAACAGATATTGATCTATTAAATGAATATTTAAAAAGCATTGAAAAATATGATAATAAAAATAAAAAAGAAGAATTTACTACAGAAGAAAAAATAGAAGAAAATTTAACAATTAATAATAAAACTAATAAAGCAATTGCTGCATTTCCTGAAAATTCAGAATTATATGTAAGAGTATATAATCCTGTTAAACGTAATACTACTTATACTAATATTCCAGATGGATATAAACCTCCCATATGTACAACATTAGGACAAGATACATTAACACAACCTGTTTTTACCCAATCTAAGTTATTATTTCAAGGAACAGATTTAAGTGACGCTTTTGAAAAATCACAAATAGGCAGTATAATGCCAAAATTTATTTTTAAAGAATATAATGATATTAAAATTAACTAATTATTGCAATTATATCTCATAACAACATTCATTGTATATAACTCCTGTGTTAATAATTTAAATGCATATGGTATTCTAATTTGAACTATATTTGTTGCATTCTTACAATGATTACATTTATAAATATTTTTATCTGGATTAACATTTGCAATCATTCCACATTCTTTACATATAAATACTCTGTAATTATCTGCACAATCTAGCATTTTTTCTTTTAAAAATGAAGCTGTTCCATGTCCAATGAAACAATCACGTTCCATTTCTCCAAGTCGCAATCCTCCTCCTCTAGCTCTACCTTCTGAACATTGCCTAGTTAACATAACTATTGGACCATTACTGCCGCGAGAATGAATTTTATCAGCAACCATATGTTTTAATCTTTGATAATAAGTTGGACCAATGAATATTTCCGTTTTAATTTGCTCTCCTGTTCTTCCATTATACATAATCTCATTTCCATATTTTTCTAAACCTGTTTTTTCTAATAATGATGCTATGTTCTCAACACCACAACTATTAAATGGTGTTGCATCTCCTTCAGCTCCTAAATAACAACTTACTTTTCCCATAATACATTCCATTAATTGTGCCATTGTCATTCTTGATGGTATAGCATGAGGATTAATAATAATATCAGGAACAATACCGTCTTTAGTAAATGGCATGTCTTGATGTTCATATATCATACCAATACTTCCTTTTTGTGCAGAACGAGATGCTACTTTATCACCCACTTCTGGTTTTCTATTTTTTCTAATTCTAATTTTACAGAATTTATATCCATCACTATTTGTTCCAATATAATTATAATCAATATATCCATCATCATTTGCTTTCATAGCTGTTGAATTATCCTGATATGTATTTTTACCATTAATTTTACGAGGCATTACTTTACCTACTAATATATCATTTCCATCAATATATGTATTCTTTGGTACAAAGCCGCTTTCATCCAATTTTGAATATGAAAATGATGGTTTAATTGTTGCCATTTCACTTGGATTAATAAATATTTCTTCTTCACCAGAACTATGATTTTTAGCACATTGATCTCTAAAAGCTTTATAATATGTACTTGTAAATAATCCACGATCTAATGCTGATTTATTAATCATTACACTATCCTCCTGATTAAATCCTGAATGTGTCATAATTGCTACAATTGCATTAACTCCAGATGGTAATTCATTACTATTTGTATATTTTGATAATTTAGTTGATACTATTGGTTTTTGAGGATAATTAATCACATGAGCCATTGTATCAATTCTATTTGTAAAATTACTTGCAAATATTCCTAATGCCTGTTTTCCCATTGCACAATTACTAACTGCAAATCCATCTTTTCCACCAATAAAACTATGATCAGAACTTTCTATTTCTAAATCTGCAATCATATTATTTCTAATAATAAATTTGCGATGAAATTCAATAAATAATAAATTACCTTTAAAAGATATCAAATTAGAAAATTCTTTAAAAGATTTAAGTTCTAAATTTTGTTTATATATATATGATTTATATAAATCATATTCATTAATAATTGCATATTCTCTTAATAATAAATTATTATATCTAATACCAATTATTCTATAATATTTAATAATTGTTTCTGTTGATGTTTTCCAATTTAATGGTATTCCAAATTCTGCTAAAATATTATTAACAATTTCATTATTATTATTATTATTATTATTACTTGAATATCCAGCTACAAATTCGCGTTTGATTAAATCACTTGATTTTAATAACCATTCTGAAATTTTATTAATAATATTATACATAAATAATCGAAATAAAGTATCATTATTTTTAAATCCTAATGTTTCTATATCTTTATTGATTTCATTTTTATCAAATTCATTAATTTCATCAAATTCTGTATGTAAAATATAATAACCAGCCAATCTACTAATAATACTCATATAATAATATTCATTTGTTAAATTTTTAATATTTAATAAACTTAATATTTCATAATTAATATCATTAATTTCAACAATCTCTTTATTATCATTTGATATATAATCAGGCATTAAATTAATACCTAATTTCATATTTTTATTAATTTTATATACTTCAACCCATCCATTTGAATATGTCATAAATTTATGATCATAAGTTGCTTTAATTTCACGACCACTAATTGTTTCAACTGTATAAACATTTTTTGACGTTAGTTGATGATAACAACCAACAACTTTTGATTTATTACTTATATTTGTAGTTGGATTGAAACAAATAACCTCATCTCCAATTATAATATCTTTAATTAATTTATAAGTTCCATTACTTAATAATACAAACTCATTCTCATTTAAACATTGATAACAATTTCTTGGCGATTGATTATGATCGCTAAAAGGAATATTAACACCTAAAATACCATTCATCAAACTTGCATGAATTTCACAATTAGTATATCGAGGTGGCATTGCATTACCTTTAATACCCTTTGTTAAATCTAAATAATTAATAGCTATTAGTGTATGATTTAATTCATTACTATCTAAATATTCAATAAATCCTTCTTCATCTTCAGTATTATTTGGACAAATGAGATCATCAAACGATTTACCTTTAATAAATTCTTTCCATGTTAAATTCTTTTCTCTTAAAATACGATTTAATCTTAATTCACATCTATTTGTTGTTTTATCAAAATCAACAATTAATAGTGGTCGATACATTCGCCCAGCATCAGTGCTAATACAAATACATCTCTTTAAAATATTCCAATATACAGATGTCATCGGATAAATAATACCACATCTTTTATAATGTTTTAATTTTGTATATAATTCTAATGGATTATCATGATAACCAATAATATCTCCATTAATTTGAACATATACATTATTAGAATTTCCTAATTCTTTAAAATATTCTGTAATTTTATCACGAGCATTTTTAATTATATCTGTCTCAATATGCCATTTTTCCTGATTATCTATAATATATGAATAACTATCATCATATATATTTGTTCCTAATTCAACTAATAATTGTCTAATATGAGTACTACTCATAGAAATTGAAATAATTGTACTTAATGCTAGATTTTTGACTAATCCAACTGATGCACCTTCTGGTGTTTCTGCTGGACAAATCATATTAAATTGAGAATTATCCAATTTACGAGGTTGAACTAATTTTCCATTTTTTTCCATTGCTGTACTAATTCTTCTTAAATGCGATAATGTGCTTGCATAAGACATTCGATTTAATACTTGTGAAACACCTTGGCGAATGTTTTGAAAACTTCCAATACTTTTAATTCCCCAATTTCCAGTTGATAATGAATATTTTAACCATGAATCCAATAATGATTGTTTGAAATATCTATGAATATTATTATCATTAATAATATCTGTTGTTGTATTATTATAATTTGCTCTCCATAAATTTAATTCACGTTCAATAAGTCCTTTAATTTCTTTGCTCATTTTTCCATAACATTGTCTGAATAAATTGCTAAGTAATATTCCTGGACTGTCAATACGTTTATTCATGTATGAATCACGATTGTCATAATTATCATAACCTAAATAAATTCTTATCATTTTTCTTATCATATAACCTAAATATAATGCTTTTCTTCTATAATTCTTACCTACATGAGGTAAGAAATCATTAATAATATTTTCTCTTAATATTTTTGTTGTATTTTGAGTTGTTTTATTAATACCTGTCATAATTTTAATTAATACTTCTTCTGCTTGTTCTTGTGTGTGAATATCAGATGCATCATCACAACATGCCATTAATTGAACAATAATTCTTTGATTATCTTTATTATCTAAATCATAAACTATATGTTGAATAATTTCTTTATCTGATATAATTCCTAATGCTCTAAACATAATAAAAACTGGTATTTCACTGCGAATAAATGAAGTATTTAAACGAATACTACGACCCATATGATTTAATTTGCCACTCATATTTAAACTTGTTGTTTTTGGTGGCAAATAAATTGAATCATTCATTGATCGAATTTCAGCATATAAACCATCACTATTATTATTAGGTGCAAATACTAATGTATCATTTTCATTAATTCTATCTTGCATAATTAAAACTTTTTCATTACCATTGACAATAAAATATCCTCCATAATCATATCTACATTCATTATTATCACTATCTCCAATTGATGGAACTTGATGTAAAATACATGCTGTTGATCTAACCATTATAGGAATTTTGCCAATATAAACATTATTTACATATTTATCAATTTTAACAATAATATTATCTTCATTTAAATATTCAATTATAATATGAACATTCACATACAAAGAACTTGAATAAGTTAAATTATTCATTCTTGCAATAAATGGTGTCATTATTGTCTGAGTACCATCAGGTAATTGATAAATAGGTTTTGTTAATGATGGATTTAATACATTAATATTAATTTTTTGTATTTTATTATCTACATCAGTTTGTTTTGTTGTAATTTTAATAGGATTAAAACCACTAATAATCTGTGGTAATGTACTATTAATAAATTTATTATAACTATCAATTTGATGTTTAACCAATGGACTTATTGAATCAATTGATGTATTATCTGTGAAATATTTGTCTAGAATATCCCAACAATATGATTCAGGTAATTCCATATTAATTATTAATATTAATACGATTATATTAAAATATTCATTTTTTTTTATATATAAAATTATCTAAAGTTTAATTATTAATAATAATAATTAAAATGTGCGGAATTTGGGCATATATATCCAAACATAAAAAGAATTATTATGAATATTTTAATAAAATTTCTCATAGAGGACCTGACGCATCTTCTTATATATCATTAAAAGAAGTCGATATAGGATTTCATAGATTATCAATTATTGAAAAATCTTTTAAAGGTTTGCAACCTTTTATTGATAATAATTTAATTTTTATTTGTAATGGTGAAATTTATAATTATAAAGATTTAATTAATAAATATAAAATTATTAATTGTGTTAATGATTGTATGTGTATTTTAGAACTATATAAATTATTATCATTTGATAATTTTATTAAAGTTTTTAACACTGAACTTATTGGTGAATTCGCATTCGTTATTTTAGAATTTAAAAATGATGAATTAATTAAAATTATAAGTGGCAGAGATATATTTGGTGTTAGACCTTTATATTTCTCAAAAAATAATGAAAACGATTTAATTTTCTGTTCTGAATTAAAAGGTGTTCCATTAGATTTTAGTGATGTTAAAGAATTCCCATGTGGTTCAATTATTACATTTGAAAATTTAATTGAAAATATATATGATATTTCAAATGATATTTATAATACAATTATTAATCCTGATTATGAGTTAATTAAAATTAAAGATACTCTCATTGAAGCTGTTAAAATTAGATTAATGGCTGATAATCCCGATGAAATAGGATTTTATTTATCAGGAGGTCTCGACTCAAGTATTTTATGTTCAATTGCTGCAAAATTAGTATATCCTAAACAAATAAGAACATTTTCAATTGGATTTAAAGATTCAACAGATTTACCATATGCACAAAAAGTAGCTACTTTTATTAATTCTATTCATACTGAAGTTATTATAACAGAAGAAGAAGCTTTAAATATTATTGATGATGTTATATATGCAACATGTACATATGATATTACAACCATTAGAGCAAGTTGCGGACAATATTTATTAAGTAAATTTATTAAAAATAATACTAATATTAAAATTATTATTAATGGAGATGGATCAGATGAAGTATTAGGTGGATATATTTTTAATTATTATGCACCAACACCTGAAAGTTTTCATAAATCATGTTTAAAATATACACAAAATATTCATATGTTTGATGGACGTAGATTAGATAGATGTTTAGCATATTTTGGATTAGAAGCAAGAGTACCATTCTTAGATATTAGTTTTGTTAAATCAATTTGGGAAATACCTCCAAATATTAGAATGCCTTCTTATAATAATTGTGAAAAATTTTTATTAAGACAAGTTTTTAATGATGATACCTATTTACCCCAAGATTGTTTATTTAGAAAAAAAGAAGCATTCAGTGATGGAATATCAAGTAAAGAAAAATCATGGTTTAAAATAATTAATGATAAAATGAATATAATTATTTGTGATAATGAATTTAAAAATAAAAATGAAGATAAATGTCCATCAAAAGAATCATATTATTATCAAAAAAAATTTATTGAATATTTTGGTAAAAATAGATTAAATATTATTCCTCATTATTGGCAACCAGATTTTAAATCAGATAATATTTATATTGATCCATCTGCAAGACATTTAAAAATATATTAACAAAAATATTATAATTACTTATTTATATATAACAATGTATAAATTATTAACTCTATCTAATTTTAATACATTAGCTGAACCTAATAAAATTATTATTATTAAAGTTGGCACAGATTGGTGCTGTTCATGTAAATATATAAATCCTTTATATAATCAATTTGCTGAGAAAAATAATAATGTAAATATTATATTTACTGAAATTAATACAACTGATGCAGATGATGAATTATTAGATTTTATTGATGTTAAAGGATTTCCTACATTTCTATTTTATAAAAATAAAGAATTATTAAATACAATTATTGGTGGTGATAAATTAGCTATTTCTGAATATATAAATAATTTAGAAATTTAATTTTTTTTATATTTAAGAAGTTATTATTAAATAATAAGTAATTAAAAATATGCAATCTTTGCTTGATTGTAAAAAGGATTATATAGATATTATACTTGATAATACTACCGTTCCTATATGTACAATTATATATGATATATTTAAAAGTTCATCTAATATTCAAGAATTTCAGAATAAAATGGCGTATATTAAAAATTGGAATAATCATATTATTCATGAACATTATAATAATATTATGAAAGCATGTAAGCAAAATTATGTAGTTAAATTACTAAATGAAATTATTATTATTAATATTAAATTAAAATCTGAAAATAAAAAAATTAATATGAATAATATTAAGTTTATTAATCCTGAAGATTTTATTCATAAATGTTTAATTAATGCAGGTATTTATTGTTGGAAAAATGCTTATTTATTTTCACATAAAAAATTAAGTTCAGCTGAAAAACAATATCATTTAAATATTATTGAAAAAAATATTAGAAAAATTATTAAAATTACAATTAGAGATTGTACTCCAATTGAATTAATTTTAAATAATAATAATGATACAGAAATTTTAAAGAAAAAATATAATATTTTAAATACTAAGAATGACAATGACAATAATGATGATGATGTCGAAGAAGATGATGATGATGTCGAAGAAGATGATGATGATGTCGAAGAAGAAGATGATGATGATGACGTTGAAGAAGATGATGACGTTGAAGAAGATGATGACGTTGAAGAAGATGATGATGATGAAGAAGATAATGATGAAAAAATTACACAAATTGATAAAAAAGAAATCATTGAAAAAGATAAAATATATAGTAAATTTGAAGAAAATAAAAAAATTATTAATGATGAAGAATTTGAAAATACAATGCAAAAAAAATCAATTATTAAAAATAATGAAGAAACACAAAAAAAAGAATCCGATAAATATGCAAATAGTGAAATAAAAATTATAGATACTCAAAATTATTCTATGCAACAACAATATAAAAAATCAAATGAAACAAGTAGTGAAGAAGAACTTAATTATAGTAGTGATGAAATAATTACTAAAAAAGAAGTTAAATCAGCTAAATCAGCTAAAGAAGCTAAATCAGCTAAAGAAGCTAAAGAAGCTAAAGAAGCTAAAGAAGCTAAAGAAGCTAAAGAAGCTAAAGAAGCTAAAGAAGCTAAAGAAGCTAAAGAAGCTAAAGAAGCTAAAGAAGCTAAAGAAGCTAAGGAAGCTAAAGAAGCTATCAAAAAAAAACAAATTAAAAATAAGAAAGTAAAAGATGAAGTAAAAGATGAAGTAAAAGATGAAGTAAAAGATGAAGTAAAAGATGAAGTAAAAGATGAAGTAAAAGATGATAATGATGATTATGAGGAAGAAACAGATGATAATAAAGTAATTATTAAAAAAAATAAATCATCTAAATTATTATATAAATATGATTCTGATGAATCGGCTGATGATGAAAATAATTATAATGGTGAAAATACTATTAAAAATATAAAAGCGTCTCAAAATAGATACTATAGTTAAAATTGAGATATTTTTTTTGTATAATAATAAATACATAATTTCATAACAAATCTATTTATTAAGTCTTTAGTAATAATTTCATTATTTTTATTACGCAATTCAATATTAATTCTATTGAATTGTGATGAGATAGGTTTTAAATAATAATCACCTTCATTTTCATTAAAATCATTAAACATAGTTGTATCATTAAAACCAGTATTTAATTTAACTTTATTTTTATCAATCATTATTGAATCAAAATAACTTAAATAATTTTGAGCTTTTGTTGTTGGATCAATTGTATAACTTATAATTCTATCATAATTATTTAAATTAACATAAATATTATCTAAATTTATTGTATTATTTTTTAATGTTTCAGTTGTAAAAGATACGGCATCATATAATATTTTAATTTTATATACATCTTTTAACGGTTCATGAAACATAATATGAAAATCAAAATTATTAATACTTTTATTATAAAATACATTTGATGAATCAATTAAAATAATTTTATAATCACTTGTATTATTATTAGCCATTATATTATAATCATATAATATTTAAAAAAATTAAGAAATAATACAACATTTATTTTTTTTATTTTCTTCTATTGAAATTTTAGGTTTTAATTCATTTACAACAGGTATAATATCATCATTATTATATATATTTAAAATTGTAAATCTTTTATTATTATTATTAAATACAAATGAAGAAGATGATGAATTAATCATATTTAATATTATTTAAGGATAAAATAATCAAATCCTTAAATAATAAAAAATGATTATATAAATAAATAAGTTTATTAATAACACATATGAATACTTTTATTGATTTATATAATCATTTAATTACATTAGATGAAACAAATTTTAGATTATTTATAACTTCTGATCAATGGAGCGGAAAAGATAAACTAGAATCTGTTTTTCGCTTATTTGCATATTTAAATTTAATTGAAGATTTTAATGATTATAAAATATGTGATGGTAATTATACTAATAATACTATAACTGAAAATAATAATCTTAAAAAATTATTTGAAAAACAATTAAAAGATAAGGGAGATAAATCGGATTTAACTTTAATAAAAGATAAAACAATTATTGCATCTACATCTAAAAATTTATCTAATTATCATATTAATGATTTAGATATTCGCGATATTTTACATATTTATGAGACTAAATATAAATCTAATGATTTTACATTAAAATTATGTATAGTCATCCGAAATAAAGATGATATTTATAAATTATGTAAAAATGCTGATCATACTAGTTCAGATTTAGTTTCAATCATTACAAATAAATCAACAGTCATTATTGATTATAATGATTTATTTATTATATTTAAAACATTTATTTATAATTTTAAAAATATTAATATTAATGAACTTACAAAAATAAATAAATCTAAAATTATTCTAAAATATCATCAAATAGTTAGTATTTATAGAACTAATAAAATTTTACAATCTTATAATGATTGTTTATGGTGTCATATTGCAAGAAGTGGTAAATCTTATATTATTGCTGGTTATATTTTAGAAGATTGTATTAATGAAAGAGAAAGTTATAATTATTTAATTATAACAACTGCACCAAAAGAAACTATTAATCAATATAAAGAAATTTTTGCAAATTATTATGATTTTAATGATTTTAATATTATAAATCAAGATACAATTAAAAAACCTAAAATAACTAATAAAAATATAATAATATGTTCTAAACAATTTTTACAATCAAAAGATGATAAAAAAACAAAAAAAATTAAATGGCTATCTGATTTAAATATCAATATTCGTTTTATTGATGAAAGTCATAATGGCGGAACAACTGAAATTGCTAAATCAACTTTTGATATGTATGGTTCTACTGCTAAAAATATATATATAACAGCAACTTATTTGAAACCTTTATATAATTATAATATCTCACCAAATCAACAAATATTGTTTAATGCTTATCATATTCATTTATTGAAAAATATTGATATTATTGATAATTATAATAAAATTGTTGAATTATTTGATGAAGAAAAAATTATTGATTTATATAATTTAATTGATATTAAAAATTATTATAATAAATTACCTGAATTACATTATATTACAGAAAGTTTTACAAAAGATGCAAAAGAATTAATTTTAGATATAAATGCTGGTTATTCTATACCATCTGCTTTAATGCTTAAACATAATAGTAAAGTTATTTTAAATGAATTTAAAAATGAGGATGAAGTTGAAAAAATAATTACATCTATATTTGGAAATTCTAAAATTAATGATATGATGTCTATTACTGATAATAAATCATTATTAAGAAGATGTGAAATAATTGCTAAAAATCCTGAATATAATTCTAGATGGTTTTCAAAAAATGATCCATTAATTATATTATGTTTCTTACCTTGCAATTGTGAAAATATGCCAATTGATATATTATCAGAAACATTAAAAACTTTTATTGAAAATAAAAAACTTTTAGATGATTATCAAATTGTATGTATAAATTCTAAAAATGAAAATAAAGATTATAATCCAATTGACATTATTGATACTACGAGAAATAAAGCACTCAATAATAATAAAAAAGGCGTATTAGTATTTACTGGAAAGAAATGTTCATTAGGTATTACTATTAAAAAATGTGATATAGTTATTTTAATGACTAATATTTCATCATATGATACAATATTTCAAATGATGTATCGATGTATGACAGAGGATAAAAATAAAAAATGCGGGTTTGTTATTGATCTAAATTTAAAAAGAAGTATTGATGTTATTACTAATTATGGATTAAATATATGTTCAAATAAATCTTCAAAAGAAGCAATTAAATATATACTTGAACAAAAAATTATTAATTTTAATATTGATTTATGGTATGATAAAATATTTGGGATAAAAGAAATAAATATAAATGATATTCTTGATAAAATTTATTTATTATTTAATTCTCAATCTAATAATTCTATTAATAAAATTTTAGATAATATTGATTATAAATTATCTATCTTTACAAAAGCAGATCAATCTTTAATTAAACAACTATTTAGAATAAATACTGCGAAATTAGCAAAAACTACTATTTATAATAATGATAATGATATAAATGATGGCATTGAAAGATTTAAAGTTCCTAATGAAAATGATAATGATAATGAAAATGAAAATGAACATGAAAATGAACATGAAAATGAAAATGAACATGAAAATGAACATGAAAATGAACATGAAAATGAAAATGAAAATGAAAATGAAAATGAAAATGAAAATGAGATAGATTATTTTAATGAGATAATAAAGAAATTTATTCCTCTTATTTGTTTAATTACAGTTTCTAATGAAGATTTAACAACATTTAATGAAATTATTAATTATATTAATGAAAATGAATATTTGAGAAGTATTATAGAAGAAACTATAAATACTTGGTGTAATAAGAAAAATAAAGATGCTTTATTATTATTTAATAGATTATATGATAATTATTTTAAATTTGATAAAAAATTTAATTTAATAATTTTAGAAATTAAAGAAATATTCAAATTAAATTTATATAATAAAAATGAATTATCAAAATCTATTGATAAATATCTTGTACCACATATTAATGAAAAAAAACAAAATGCCGAAGTTTCAACACCTTTAACATTAAGAAAAGAAATGATTGATAAAATTCCATCTGAATTCTGGACTACTCCTAAAAAAGTATTTGAACCTTGTTCTGGTAAAGGAGGATTTCTTATTGATATTATTGATAAATTTATGAATGGACTTAAAGAAATTATTAAAGATGATGAGGAAAGATATAGAATAATAGTTGAAGAATGTTTATATTATAGTGATATAAATAAACAAAATATATTTATAGCAAAATTATTATTAGATCCATATAATAAATATAATCTAAATTCAAATGATGGTGATACATTAAAATTAGATATAAAAGAAAAATGGGATTTAAATGAATTTGATTTAGTTATTGGTAATCCACCTTATAATGAAGATCCTGATAATTCAAATGATCCTCATATGAAACCAATATATCAAAAATGGATATATAAATTTAGAGATTTAAGTAAATTATTATTATTTATAACTCCTTCAAAATGGTTTACATCACAGGATATATTATTAGTTGAATTTAGAAATTATATGAAAATATCTAATATTGAATATATAATACATTATCCAAATGATGATGTATTTAACAATGTTAAAATTAAAGGAGGTGTATCTCATTATTTGATTAATAAGAATTACAAAAATAAACCATTATTTAATAATATTGAAATAGATATTAATAAATTTGATATTATATTAGAACCTATTTATTATGATTTAATATCAATTATTGAAAAAAAATTAGATAATAATTTATCTTCTTTATATTGTTCGCAGGGTACTTATTTAAATAGTAAAACAGAAAAACAATTAACTGATAATAGTGATGAAATTAAATGTTATGTTTCTAAAAATAAAGGTTTAATTAAATATATATCAAAAGATTTAATTACAAAAGATTATAATTATTGGAAAGTTATAACACCAGCAGCAGCTTATAAAGGTTCTAGTGGATTTTCTGATATATATATATTATCTAATAAAGAAATTCATAGTCGTTCATATATATCATTTAAAATTAATAATAAAGATGAAGCAACATATCTTTATAGTTATATGAAATGTAAATTAGTACATATATTAGTTAGTATGCGAAAACAAACTCATAATTTATGCAATATTGATATATTTAAATGGATACCATTAATACCTTTAGATAGAATATGGACTAATGAAGAATTATATAAATATTTGGAATTAGATGCAAATACTATTAAATTTATCAATTCATTAACATTGGAAGGAACTTATAAACAATAAATCAATTATAATTTAGATATAATATCTTTATATAAATATTTAATAATTGATTCCCATCTATAATTAGTTAATATATGTTGTCTTCCTCTATATGCATGTTTGTTCATTAATTCTGGATTACTAAAATATTTCCAAAATGCTTCTGCTACATCATGAGGATCACATAATTCAGCAACACCACCAATTCCATTATTTTTACAATCTAAATAAATACTTAATTTTGGTTTTATTATTAATGCTATATTATCATTAAAAAATTCTCTCATTCCACCAACATATGATGTTATTTGTGCTTTCCCTATTGCTAAACCTTCAAAACCACATAATCCAAAACCTTCACCATCTGCTGTATTTAATCCAACATCACATGCATTATATAAAATATTAATATCACGATCTGATAAATTTTGAGGTGATTTTACAGATATAATTGTAGTTTTAGCATATTCAAATGGAACATTGCGAAATTTGATTTCATTTTCAAAAACATCCATTAAATCCCAAAAACCATCTATCATTGTTCCAACAACTAATTTAATTTGTCTTCCTGTAAATTTATTTATTTTACAATCATTTTTATTTATAGTTTTTGTAATATTAACATTATAATGTCTTTCCACAAATTCAGCCCATGCTATAATTGTAGTATCCCATCTTTTACGTGGCTGATTTCTATTTAAATTTAATACCATAAAATCGTTTTCATTATAATTATAATAACTGCGAGCAATTATTTGATCAATTGGATAATATAAATTATGATCAAATCCATGCGGTAACACATATAATGGCATATCTTTTCTAATACCTAATTTATATGCAATTTCTTTCCAATATGGAGTGAAAGCAATAATAGCATCATAATAAGTATTTAAAATAGTAATATAATCTTTTTTTTGATATGTATAAACTTGATCCATATATGAAACTAATTTGAAAAATTGTTTTTGACTTCCACATTCATTTATAATAGTTGCTGTTATTGCCGATGTAACAATTGAATCATTAAAAATTATAATTAAATCTTGTGGATTTTGTTTTATAAAATTACCTATTTCTTTTTCACCAAATCCATTTCTTTTTGGTTCTTCATTAGCATATGCATCATATATTTTAACAGATGGATGAATTTCATTTCTTAATATTTTTTGAACATCTGTGCATGTATTAAAATTTTGAAAACCATAAATTGTTAATTCTATATCTTCATAATTACCCAAATATTTTGTTATATAATACATTACACGACTATATCCATTACTTTGATGTACATGAGTTCCAGCCCATAATATGCGTTTTTTACCATTTTTTGATGGATACCACCAATTATTATTAATTATAATTTCATCTTTCTCTTTTTCTGTTTCTTTTTCTTTAATTATAATTTCCTCTTTCTCTTTTTCTGTTTCTTTTTCTTTAATTATAATTTCCTCTTTCTCTGTTTCTTTTTCTTTAATTATAATTTTTTCTTTTTCATTTATATTTAATATAAATTCATCTATATTATTATTTATTTTTAATAAATTTTCCATTTTTTTTAAAATAAAATTATATAAGTAATATATAAAACCTTTAAATCAAAATATTTTTATAATATGGTTCTAATATTTGTTCCATTAATGATAATGGATTAATTTTATCATTATTTAAAATAACTGTTAATAATTGTTCAGAAAATCCCGAAATTATTGATGTATTTTCATAAGTTGTATCTATTGGAAAGTTATTATATTTACTACTTAAATTCCAATAAATTAATTCAGGTATTTCTAAATTATTATTTTTAAATTTATTAATAAAAATATTATGTATATTTTCATCTTTATTTTCATTTGCTACATCAAATTGCATATCAGTCAAACATATAATTTTTTTATATGAAAACGATGTATCTAATAATGATGTTTCAATTATTAAATCAGCAATTTTTAAGAAATCAGTATTTAAACCAAATGGAGTACTTAAAATAGATATAATTCTATCTTTTAATGTTTCACCTTCAATATCAATAAAATGTGGTCTTTGTGAAAATGTTATAACTTTATTACGCAAATATCCAGAATTTAATTCAGATATTAATAATCCCAATGCAACAGATACATATATTGGTTTAACTTTAGATGAACTATCAAACATCGATCCAGACACATCTATTATTGGTATAATACCATTAAAATTATTTGTATTTCTATATAAATCAACAAATGTACGCCATTCTAATTCTAATGTTTCATCAATTTCTGTTAATCTTGAATCATAATATTTTTTAATAATTTCATGAGGTAATAATCCAGATATTTTTAATTTAATTTTATTATTAAATACATCATTTAGAAATAATTGATAATTATCATTATCATTTCTAATAAAACATTTTTTATATATACTTAAAGCTTTTGCTGGAACTTTTGAATATTCAATATTATTCCAATCTTTATTACATAATTTTGTTTCTATGATGTCTAATTTTTTGCGAAGAGGTGTAATATATTCTTTTCGATATCTTTCTTGATAATTTTTAATATCATCAAATAAATGTCGTGCAATTTTAATAACTTGATTATTATTAGGACTTATTACCCATTTAGCACATAAAGAAATATTTTCGTTATTATCTAATAATTCTTTATCCTTTTTAAGTTGTTCAGCAAATAATTTATATTCATAATTATGAATTTTTGATTTTTTAATAATATAATTTAAATCATTCCAACAACCATATTCATTTATATAAATATTTATATGTTTTTTATAAATATCATTATGAAATATTTTTAACCATAATAAACAAAAATTACTTATTTCTTTTTCTTTTTTTCCTTTTAAACGATCTCTTGAATTAAAAATAATTGCAATAGTCTTAATTCTAGATAATTCCCATGATTTATCTAAATAATTTATTAAGTCATTTTTATTTATTCCCCTAACTAATTGTGTAAATAAATCTAAATTTGCATTATTAGTTGAGTTTAATAATACTTCATTCATTTTAATAATAATAATTAAACTATTTTTATATAAAGATAAGTTAATTATTATTAATCAGAATACTTCATAAACAAAATTCTAATAAATATTTTATTTATAAAGTTTTCTCATTAATTATGTTAACAGCAAAAAAACTTAAATGAAAAGAGCATAATGTTATTATCTTGTTAAAAAGATAAATACAGCAAAATAAATAAAATTAATGCTATTTATTTGTTTTTATTAAATAAAAATAATATAAGTAATTATACTAACAGCAAAAAAAATTATAAAAATTTAAAAATGTATAATGTTTATTATTTTATTTTTATTATTTTCTCTATGTTAATCATAGGTAAAATAGGACAACATTCCCATAAATGATTTTTGAATAATGTTTGAATTTTATATTCTAATGGATATAAATATTTTATACCATATGATGCATCAGTCATATATTTTTGCATTGATTTATCAATTAAATTAATACTATGAATTGGTAATATTAATAATAATTGTAATTTTGGTTCTAAATATTCTCCATATAATTTAATTGGTTGTATTTTATTTACTTTTAAATAATTACTAATATCTTTAACAGTTGGTGGATAATTATACGGATAATACCATGTATAATCTAAATCAAATTTTTTATAATAGTTATATGTCCAATAAATACCTTTGATATAATTATTACTAGCATTTGATGCACTATCTGAATTAATATTAATATCAAATAATTTTTTATAATAATAATATCTCCATTTTTTTGAATTATTATACATATCAATTAAAACTTGATCTTTATTTTTAATTCCATATTCTTGGCTTTTTAATGTAAAATCTCTAGGTTTTTTTTCTATTTCTTTATTGATTAAATCAATAATTTCTATATCTTCATTTTCTGAAATTAAATTAAATATTTCACTTAAAGTTTTTTGATTTATTTCATTATTTTCAACTAATGGTCCATTTGCTTTAATTGCTATTTCTGTTATATTAATTAATTTATCTAAACCACCCGATTTAATATTTAAATTTAATATATGAGGTATAAAATCATTTCCTAAAATTGAACACATTACACAATAACTTTCAATCAAATCTTTTATATTTTCAACACACCATTTAGTTTCCAATTCAGCAATTATTGCTAATTTTAAATTATCAATATTAACATAAGTTATTTGATCCTTATTTTCTCTCATTAAATATATATTATTTTTTCCTGATATTAATGATAATATAATTAAATCCGCATCTAAACCATTTATTATTATCGTTTTGTCATTATTGTCATCATAGTCATTTATTAATTTAAATATTTTATGTTCTCCCTCTCCTGCTTCATTACTACCACTAAATATATATTTATCTTTATTATTTTCGATAATATAATCATTTAATTTATTCATAAAGTTAGTACCAGGTGATATTGCATTTGTATCCCATGTTGAAATAATCTTATCAATCTTATTTCTATAAAAAGTTAAATATCGTCTTTTTCGCTGTTGAATAATTTTAGCAAATGGCGCAACACCATCAATACAAATTAATAATTTATCTGGTTTATATAAATCATTATAATTATTTATTTTATTCCATAAATTTATTATTAGTTTATCTTCATTTGTTTCATTTGCTGCTTCTGGATGAATTATTCCATTAAAATCAATTGCATAAATATTAATCTTTTTTGGTAATTCTCTTACAATAATATTTGAATATTTTTTTGTAAGATAATAAAAATAATAAGGTATCCCCATTTTTAATAATTATTTATATTAATTTATTTTTATATTAAATCATTTTTTTATTCTTTCTTTTCTTATAGAAGTAAAAAATATAATGGGTTTTTATGATGCTTTATTTGGTGCAGAACAATCACAATATACTGCCTACGCAATTGTTGCTGCTATTATTGCTATTTGTATTACTATTTTATTAACTGCTACTGATGTTCCTATTAGCAATCGTTTATTAATAGTTTTCTTTGTAATAATATCATTAATTCCTTCTGTATTTATAACATTATTTGAATTAACTTGTATTGTAACTGGTGGTACTGAACCTAATAAATGGTGGTGTTATGCCTTTGCATGGGTATTAGCTGCATTTATAATAATTTATTGCATATTTATAGTTATTATATCATTAATATCATTATTCACTTATAATAATGCAATTGATAATGTTAAAGAAACAGAAACTAATTCGCGTTTATCTCCAGAAGTTTCAAATAATTATGCAAAACAAATAATTGCAAATGATGATAAAAATTCAGAAAATATTGAAAAATTTTATAATGAAAATCATAAAAAACCAGAAGAACATTATCCATTACCTGTACAATATGAGCTCCCATCTATTCCTGTACAAATTAAAACTGAAGAAAAACCAAAAACACCAGTTGTTACATTAAATAAAACTATTAATTCGAATGAACAATTTGAAGATAGCAAATATTTTTCTTATAATGATTTCAAACAGAATTAAATAAATTATATTATAATTAATTAATATAGAATAAGAAAAATATAATGGGTTTTTATGATGCTTTCTTTGGTTCGGAACAATCCCAATATACTGCCTATGCAATTGTTGCTGCTATTATTGCTATATGCATTACCATTTTATTAACTGCTACTGACATACCTGTTAGCAATCGCTTATTAATAGTTTTCTTTGTAATAATATCATTAGTTCCTTCTGTATTTATAACATTATTTGAATTAACTTGTATTGTAACTGGTGGTACTGAACCTAATAAATGGTGGTGTTATGCCTTTGCATGGGTATTAGCTGCATTTATAATAATTTATTGCATATTTATAGTTATTATATCGTTAATATCATTATTCACTTATAATAATGCAATTGATAATGTTAAAGAAACAGAAACTAATTCACGTTTATCCCCGGAAGTTTCAAATAATTATGCAAAACAAATAATTGAAAATGATGATAATAAATCAGAAAATATTGAAAAATTTTATAATGACACAACTGATGATATGATGTTAAAACTTAACATGAATGAATTAAAAAACAAACCAGCTCCTGAATTTAATCCAGAAATGGCAATGCCTTCTGTTGCAAATAAAATAGAACCAGAAACATTTGATAATAATAGCCCCCCTCCTTCTCAAACACCCCCTCCTTCTCAAACACCCCCTCCTACTGCTTCACCATTTTCCAATAAAAAGGAATTGTTTGCACCATCAACAAAAGCTAAATTTTCAAATTATTCAGAACTTTCTCCTACAGCAACTGAAGATCTTGCAGATGCTGGTTTTTTCGCATATGAAAAATTTGTTGCTAATTAATTATTTAAGAAAATATTAATTATTATTAATTAATGGAAAATAGCTAATATATGAAAATATTAACAAATGATAGATTTAATTTTAAACCACATTTATGTAGAAATTGCGGTTTAACTGGTCATATTTATAAAAATTGTCCCCATCCAATAATGAGTTTTGGTATTATATGTTATAAAATAGAAGAAAATGAAACAAAATTTTTAATGATACAGCGCAAAGATAGTTTATCATTTATGGAATTTATAAGAGGTAAATATGATTTAATTAATCTAGATTATATCAAACAATTATTATTAAATATGACTATTAATGAAAGAAATATGATTATTACAAATTCTTTTGAAGAAATATGGAATTATTTATGGTATCAAAATGATAATTCTAATAATAAAAATAATAAAGAATTTTATGATTCAAAATTAAAATTTAATACATTAAATGATACTAATTTTCTTAAAAATTATATATTATCAATTAAATCAATATTTAATGAACAAGAATGGGGTTTTCCAAAAGGTAGAAGAAAAATAAAAGAAAGTGATTTAGACTGTGCGGTTCGTGAATTTTATGAAGAAACAAGAATTATTAATAATGATATTGAAGTTATTAATGATATCTTACCATTTGAAGAAATATTTTTCGGAACAAACGGTATTATGTATAAACATGTTTATTTTGTTGCTAAATTAAAAAATAGTTCAATTAATATTAAAATTGATGATAATTGTTTAGAACAAGTAAGAGAAATTAGAGCTATTAAATGGTATGCATTTAATGAAGTTATATCTCATATCAAATGTTATAATACAGAGCGTATATCTTTATTTAAATATGCAAGTAATAAAATAAAAGATTTCGAAAAAAAAAAATAATTATTTTTCTTTTCATTTCATCAATTAGAAATGCCATTAAAAAAAAATAAATCATCATCAGATTTATCTTTAATTAAATCATTAAAAATTAATAAGAAAAAATCTTTAACCCAAATTTGTCAAGAATGGTATCAAAATAAATTAAATAATCCCTTAAATCCAATAAATCCAATAACTGAATATACAGTTAAGCAAAATGGTCCTAAATATCGAGAATTAGAAAAAATGTGTAAAACTGTTAAAATTATTATTAATGATAATGATATTCCTATTATAGATAAAAAAACTGTTTTAGGACAACCATTAACTGCTGAATTATGTGAAAAATGGATGAAAGATAAATTTAAAAATCCTATAAGCAATTATACAATAAGATCAACTGCTGCTATATATAAAGAATTAGCAGCTGAATGTCCGCATATTTTAGCTAATGTAAAAAAATCGGAAATTAACAATAAACCGGAAATAAAAAAACCGGAAATAAAAAAACCTGAAATAAAAAAACCTGAAATAAAAAAACCTGAAATAATAAAACCTGAAATTAAATATGATAAAGATAGATTTAATGAAGATACTGTTTATTATCCAAGCATAGAAGATCCCGATTTTGCTAATAAATTAATGACATTAAAAGAAATTAATGTTCATTCTATAAATAAATATGATGATATAAATTCTATTGATGATTTTGAAAAAAAAGCAAATGAATTATGCAAAAGTTTTGATAAAAGTTTTTTTCAATATTTAATGGGTCATTATCTTTCTTATCGCATGCCATATAAAAGTATCTTAATTTATTATTCAGTTGGTGTGGGTAAAACATGTACAGCTATAACTATCGCTGAAAATTTCTTAATATCTCATAATACTTATGAAGAACCTAAAATATGGGTAATTATGCCCCAGGCTGTTGAAGATGGATTTAAACAACAAATATTTAAAAGAAGTGATTATAAAACAATTGCTAATCAATGTACCGGAGATCTTTATGTTAAATTAGCTCAAATAACTGAAAATATGAGTGATATTGAAGTTGATCGAAGAATAAAAAAATTAATTAAATCAAGATATCATATCTTTACTTATGAAGGTTTTGCATCTTTTTATGAAAATAATTATAAATCAAAAGGTATTGTTGCATCTGATAAAATTATTATTGTTGATGAAGCTCATAATATTCGTCAAGGTAATAGTGAAGAAATTAAACGTGTTTATAGCACTCTTACTGATATAGCAAAAACAGGAATTAATAATAAATTAATCTTATTATCAGCAACTCCAATGTATAATGAACCATCTGATATTTTTGATTTATTAGAATTATTATTATTAAATGATAAAAGAACTGATTTTAAAATACCTAAAAATATTTTTGATGAAAATAATGAATTATATGAAGATGCAAAAAAGTTTTTAATTTCTGTTTCGTCTATTTATATTTCTTATTTACGTGGTAAAAATCCTTTCAATTTTGCATTTAAATTATCACCAAAATTAAGTAATATTCCTATTTTAGATAAAATAATACCTTTAACTGAAAATGGTAATCCAATTGAAAATATCGATAATAATTGGATAAATAAAGTTTCAGATGGAATAGTTATATCAAAATTAGGAACTAAACAATTAAAATATTTAAATGATAAAAAACTCGTAGATGCAAATATTCAAAATAATTTTAAAGGTCTTCAACCTATGAATATTGTTTATGATAATAATATTGGTAGTAAAGGATTTTATACTATTTTTAGAAGAAATGATGATATAAATACTGATACTTATACAATTTCTTATAATCCTAAATATAAAAATGCATTAATGCCTGATGATAAACATTTAGGATTATATTCAGGTAAAATTTTAAATATCTTAAATATCATTGCAAAAACAAAAGGAATAACAATAATATATTCAAAATATCTTCATTCTGGTATTATTCCTGTTGCTATTGCTTTAGAACATTTCGGATATTCTAGATATGGAACTGATAATATCTTAGAAAATGCTACTATTGCTGAAAATACACCTACATATAAAGGAATTAAAAATCCAAGTTATTGTATTTTAACAAGTGATAATAATAATAAAATTATGGGTGGAACATCTATAAGTAAATTAATAAATATTATTAATAATCCAAATAATATGAATGGTGAGCAAATTAAAGTTATTTTAATGTCCCCTGTTGCCGGCGAAGGATTAAATATTTTTAATGTTAGAGAAATACATTTACTAGAAGCATGGTATCATTTTAATAGAATTGATCAAATTATTGGTCGCGGTATTCGCAATTGTAGTCATAAAAATTTACCAATCGAATATAGAAATGTAACGGTGTTTATGCATTGTGCCATTGGAAATTATGATAAAGAAACAGCAGATGTTCATGCATATAGAATATCATCGAGAAAATTATATCAATCTTTTATAGTTGATGATATAATAAGAAGTAATTCAATTGATTGTCGATTATTTAAAAATATTAATTATTTTCCTAAATCTATGTTTAAATTAGGTAAAATTAATATTTCTACTTCTCAAAATATTAATATTGATTATGAATTAGGTGATGATCCTATTTATGAACCAAAATGCAGTATTAAACCTTATAATATAGATGATAGAGGATTTAGACAAGATACATATAAACATCTTTCATTAAATACTCAAATGAAACTTAAAAATATATTATTGGATTATATTCATAATGATAATTTCTTTATTAATTATATTAATATTAATAATTTTTTTCCAAATATTGATAATGATATTTTAATGTATGCCATAAGTTTAAGCATTTATCCTAATATTATTATCGATGGATATATTATCATACCTCACGAAGATGGATTGCATATTGTTAAAGTTATTACTGATATACCACTAAAAATTGCATTAGTTAAAAATGATAATAATGAAATTATATTATCAGATACTGATAATAAACTTTATAATGATTTTGAAAAAATAAAAGAACTACCTCTCAATAAAGCAATTATATCATTATATTCATCATTAGATAATATAAGTTTTGATTTTATTATAAAAAGAATATTATCATCATCTAATAAATTATCTGAAATTGATAATTTTATTGCTAATTGTTTATATCGTGAAGGAGTATTAATTGCAGGTAAAGAAATCCCTCAAATTGGATTAAATGATAAATATATAGGTTTTATTAATATTTTTAATGATGATTTTGAACCATTATTATTCAATAATGGTAATTATAAAGCTTTAACACCTAAACAATTAGATACCTTAAAATTAAATAGAAAACATATCATAATTCCCGATATGAAAAGAGAAAAACTTCATTGGGGATTGTTTATTCCTATTTTTGCTGATAAAGAAAAGAAAAATAAAAAAAATGCATTTAAACTTTTTACACCAGGCGAAGCACATGGCAAAAAAACAGGTATTGTTTGTACTTCATTACATAAACCACAGCATAGAAAAATTATTAATGATTTAAATTTGGTTGATGGTAAATTTACAAAAGAAAATTATTGTTTAAATATTGCAACCGAATTATATAGAATTAATCGTATATCATTAAATCCAGAATGGAAACCGTTAATTACTAATATATAAATTTTGTTGTCTGTAAATTGATTTAATTTTATTATTAGGAAATGGTTCAATTGTATTATAATTATAATTAAAAATAATTTTACCTTCATTATCAATTAATTGAATTTTTGGATCTTTCTTTTTAGAACTAAAACCAATATTTTTAAGATTATTAATAAAATCCTTAAATTCAATTTCAGTAATTATACAATTGCAATAAAATTCTAATGTTTTATTAATGAAATTAACATCTGATTTTGAATGAAAATTATCTTCATATAAAATAGAAATCTTTGTAATATAATCAATATTATCAGGTTTATATTCTAAATTATTATATGAAATACGACTTATTTTTTTATTATTAATTGTTAAATCTTTCTGAGAAGTGCAATTAATTCTAATTTTATAATTTGACATTCATTATTTAATTTTAATAAATTAACCTTTAAATATATATTTATGTATTTTTCATTTAAAGGTTTATCATTAAAATTAAAATAAATATGGATAAATCAATTGATTGGATTAATAATAATGATAATACTTATTATATTTGGGATGCAACTATTGGTAATTATGGTGGATTTTATCATAAAAATATAAATAATGAATTAACAACTGAAGAAATTACTTTAAATAATATTGGAGATATTAGTAAATGTATGCCAACTGTTATTTATTCCCATATTAATAATTGTATTGGTGTAAATAATACAACTATTGATTTAAGTCCTGAAATTCCTAAAGGTTCTAAATATGGATGGGATAGCACCAATTTATGTTGGGTTTATTATATTAATAATGATGTTTATCCTAGTTATTATGCAAAAAAAATGATTGATATTTCAAATTTTTAATTTACGTTTATTTTTATTTTTGATATTAATTTTATAATATTCATTCATATTTTCTTTATCATATTCAAATATAATTATTGTATTTAATTTTTCATTTATAATAACTTTTGAAACTTTTCGAATAACTCCAAATTTTTGTAAAATATATCTTAAAAAATTCATTATTAAATTGCAAAAATAATACATTAATTACTCATTTTTTTATTGTAAATGCAAGCATATATTATTAAACCAAACCATGATAAATTACTAAAATAACACCACATTGTACCGTCATTATAAGCCTATTAAACTTTTATTATTGTTTGTAAACAATAATAAATTCGTCCACGAAATTTATTTATAATAAATTATAAATAAATAGTTTAATCGCCTAACTTTTCTTTTTCAAGATGGGAAAAATGACGAATTCCCATTATTAAAAAATTTTATAAATTTATAATACCTTTTAATAATATATTTTTTGCAGCATTTATATCACGGTCCATTGTATTATTGCATTTAGAACATATATAAGTTTTTGATTTACATATTTCATATCTTGAACCACAACAACTGCAGGTTTTTGTTGTAAATGCCTCATTTACTAATATTACATATTTATTTTTTATTAATGACTTAAAAATTAACCTTTCTTTAAATAAATAAAATTTTAAGTCATTAATATCACGGTTTAAATATCTATTATTACTTTTTTTTACAATATCGTGATTATTGATATTGCCATAAAATATAATATCATTAAAAGAAGTTATATCCGTTATTGTTTTCCAATGAATCTCATCTATTAAATTTTTTTTCCTTTTTTCTAGTTTATTTAATAATTTTCTTTTATTTTTTCTTTTTCTTCTTTTTTTTAATTCATCTATTCTTTTATTCAATAGTTTTATTAAATTATGATTATGTTTATATTCTACTATTTTATTATTATTAAATAATGTCATAAATGTTCTTACTCCTGGATCAATTCCACAATAATTTTCAGTATTTAATTTTTTCTTTTCTTCTTTAATTTGCTCTGGTATTAGTAAATAATAATTATTATTAATTTTTTTAAGTTTACAATCATTCTCTATTTTTAAATTTTTATTTTTATTATAAAATTTAATTTTTTTATTTTTACCTAAAAAAATAGGAGCAAGAAACATATTATTATCTTTTAATTTTATAAAATTTTTTGGAATAGTAATACAATTGCAATCTTTTTTTTTACGAAATTTTATATCAAAAGTTAATATATTTTTTTTCTTTAAATTTTCAAAAGCTGTTTTATAAGCATTGCATAATTCATCAATAGCATATGCTCTTATTTCTTTTGGCGTTCTTAATTCCCATTCATTTACTATATTATTTTTTTCAGGTTTTATTTCTTTTGCTTTTTCCCTTTTTATTTTATTTTTCTGTTTTATTAAATCTATATAATAGTTTTTGTTTTTTATTAATTCTTCATTATTATTATTTAATTCTTTTTCTATTTGTTTTTTCTTATTATGCAATTCTTTAATTTCACTATCTAAATTAATATAAACAATATTATTTTTTTTTGTATTATTCGTAATTAATAAGTCTCTTAATGTCATAAAATTAGGTTTATATTTTTTATGTTTAACATATTCATTTGCTTTATTATATAAATAATTACATGTATTAAACCATTCTTTAATTATTAATAATTGTTCTTTATTTAAATTAATTTTAATTTTATTAGTTTTTAGTTTTGGTATATTTTCTTTTTCCCATTTGTCTGCAAGAGTAGATGTGGATAATTGATAATAAGTCTTCTGCGAGTTCTTGTTCTGTACTTTTATTTTGTTCATCGTTAATAATGGTAATTTTTCCACCTGCTTTTTCAATAATAAGTTTGATGAGGTCAAATCCAAATCGTGACAATCTATCTTTATGGGCAATAACAACTTCTCCGATATTGTTTTGCAAACAGGACTCCAAAATGGTAATAAGCCCTTGTCTTTTGAAGTTAATTCCTGAACCAATGTCTGAAATAAGTTTATATGAAGTATTATATTCGGGTTTTTGAGATTTGATGAATTCAATTTGTCTTTCAAGGTCGTCAGATTGTTTTCTGGAAGAAACACGAGTATAGATGTAATTAATTTTTGTATGGTCTTTTCTTTGATGAAAAGATGAAACATTAGAACACATCTGTATGATATTAAGTTTATCAAATTTTCTTTGTCCGGTAATTGTTTTATAAGATATAATCTTGTTTTGGTCAGCAAGTTTTCGAAGGGTTTGTGCACACAGTCCTGATAAGACAGTAGCTTCTCCAATTGAGATATAATTAGTTTGTTTCTTTTTTTTTTCATCCATTATATATACTATGATTAAAAATTTTATATATATTTTATAAAGTAATATAAATGTTAATGAAAAAATATAAAAAAATAAAGTAACAGTTCATTACCTCTCAAAAAAGCATAATTAAGTAATAATATATGCAAAAAAATTATGAATGGTCCAATTATACTTAAATTATGAATTATTTTTTTATTGTGAATATTTTGCTTGGAAAAATATTCATATAATTGTATTAATGATATTGATAATATAATAAATGAATAAATAATTGGATACCAATTAAAACTTATAATAATAAAAAAAGATATTATTGCATATATAAATGTATTTAGTGAAACTTCTGCATTCCAACACATTTTATTAAATAAAATAAAGATTTTTATTTATAATTCATTTTTATTAAATAAATATAAATATAATGTCTTTATTATTAAAAATATCCATATTAAATTACAAAAATAGCACCACATTGTCCCCCAAGTTTTATATTTATAATAATAATAAAATGATATTGATAATGTTATTAATCCATATATAAATGGTATTTTATTTTCTTTCTTTGCTAATGGATATAAATAAAAAAAACAAATAATTATTAATAATATTCCTGGTAAATCAGCCCAATGCCATATTAAATGTTTATTTTCTCCAACTTCCATATCAAATTTATTATTTTTATAATTATAAATCATACAAATAGTTGCAATTATAATTATAATTAATATTGCAATAATTCGCTCATTACATCTCAAAAATGCATAATTAATTAATAATACCTGCAATAAAATTATAAATGGTCCAAATATACTTAAATCGTGAATTATTTTTTTATTGTGAATATTTTCCCATGCAAAGTATTCATATAATTGCATTAATGATATTGATAATACAATAAATGCATTAATTAATGGAAATCTATTAAAACTAATAACAATAAAAAAAGATATTATTGCAAATATAAATGTATTCATAGAAACTTCTGCATTCCAACACATTTATTTTAATATTATAAAATAAAAAATGCCAAAAATTAATATTTTTTGACATTAATATAAATTCAACGCTCTACATATCGATGTTGTCAAATTCTTCCTTTAACTTCGCCAATATTTCCTTCCTAAACATCAAATTGATTTTATAATTTGCTCGAGAAATCCTGAAATATTCTTTGCGCTGTTCTGAATCAATATACAAGAAAACATTTGTACTTAGATCTTCTTTAATCTTAACACGCTTTTTTTCCGTATCTTTACCATTGCGCAACTTCATTTTTAAAGCCTAAATTTTAAATTAAAAATAATCTCATTTTTATTTGTTATTTAATAAAAATAATACAAAAATAATATTATATTTTTCGCGAACTATATGAATTAAATTTTAATTCTCCGTTTTCTACTTCTTTTATTATATTTTTAATTATTTTTTTAAATTTATCTGTACTTATAATATTTTTATATAAATCAAATATTGTTTTATAATATACTTCTTCTGCTTTTGTATGTCCTTCACGTCTATATATATGTAATTTGTTTTTCATATATTTAGATAAACGAGGTCTTAAAAAAATTATTTTCATTACTTCATTATTTGCTCTATTGAAAACTCTAAATCCAAGTTTATAATATATAGATTTTGTTGTCATTGCATAATCACTACAATCATCTAATTGTATTTTAGTTAAATAATAAGCATCTGAATATAATTTAATAATATTATATAAACATAATATTATTAATCCATAACCATATCCTTTTCCTCTTTCAGTTATATCATTTATATTTAACATTAAAATAGTAGCAGTTTTACCATTACATATATAATCAATACTTCCAAAATCTTTATAAGAAGTATCTAATTGTTTTCTTTTTATAGTTATAGAATGTAATAAAAACATAATTTTAATTATATTAATAATTTCATTTTTTATATATATAAAAAAATGAAATCTATTTTATAATTATATATATAAATATGGATAAACTAATGAATAATTTGCCTGATAATCATATTTCAAATGAAACTTTATGGATTTATAAAGATAATATTGAAATATTTAATAAATATAATCAGCAAGTAATTCATACAATTAAAAAAGAAGAACCTAAATTAGAACCTAAATTAGAACCTAAATTAGAACCTAAATTAGAATCAAAAACAAAAAAACAAAAAATTGAAAGTCCAGTTGATCTAATTCTTAGATTAACATTAGTTGATAAAATTATGAAACAAGATATTAAAGATAAATTAATCGAATTTATATCATTACCCGAATTTTCAAAAGTATTTGGTATGAAAAAAACAAGTGAAATTATGACTGCTATATCAAAAGAAAGTTGGAATCAATCTATATCATTATTTATATCTTTCTTATTAAATAAAAATATTATCTATAAAGATAAATCTTATATTTATAATAAAGAAAAAGTAGTATCACAACAATCTATTATTATTTCATAAAAATTATCTTAGTTTTTTAAGGTTAATATTTCTCTTACCACCTGCAAAACCAATACCTCCTTCTACATTTGATATAGCATTATCAACTTTATTATATAATATTCGTCCTATATCTTCATCACTTGCTGCACCTGGTGCAATTGTATAATCTGGTAAATCAATCAAAAAGAAACATGTATGAGATTGTGGTAAATGAGTTGGAGATAATCCAAAATTTATTTGAATTTTATATTCCTCATTTTCTTTATAAAACGATGAACCTGACCAAAATTTAAGTAATTTATCAATGAATTTAAAGAATGTTTCTTTTTCATTTGGATTTGGATTAGTTAAAATATGTTTGATAAATAATTCCGTTAATTTTTCATGTTTTGTTTTTATATCACCTGATAACATTCTAATTTTTCTACCCATTGTATTTCCAAAATTTCTTATTAATTTATTAACTATTTCATCAGTCATTGTAGGAGTAACTAAATAAGAATTTATAGAATTTATTGGTAATTTATTAAAATAAGTTTTAATAACAGCAGGTATTCCTTTACTTAAACGTTTATGCATTTTTTCTGATTTTTTTATCAATTCATTCATATTAGTTCCTTGTGGTATATCAATATCTTTTCTTAATATTGTTTTAGTCATCATAAATTTAGAAATTAATATTAAATATTCTTCAATATTTTCATTATTTAATTCTTTATCCTGAGGTAATAAATCATAATAATCATTAAAACCAATACAAGTATATTCAATAGTATCAGGAGCAGCCATAAGATTTAATATAGAAGTTGTAAATTCTGGGAAATCATTTAACATAAAATAAACATAATCATAATCATCCATAAGATCTCTTGAAACATAATTAAAATTTGCTAATATATATGATGATAAATTATGTTCGATACCACAATCATTAACTAATATAAATGATAATAATAAACCTAAAAATTTATAAAATTTTTTTACATATAATGGGTCAGCTAAAACATCAAAACCACATCTACTACTTTTAACAATATAATGAAATTCTTCATCTGGTACATAAAATGGATTTAAATAATATTTCTTTGTTCCCTCTCTTGTTATAAATATTTTCTTTTCAAATAATTCTGCAGTTAGTGCAGTTATAAAATCTCGTCTTAATCCTCCTGCATCAATTCCAGCTTGTCTTATTTTTCTATATTTCTGATTTAATGAAGTTGCGGGGTCATCATTATTTTTTTCTAATGTATAATTGACAACATAATATTTTCCTAAATCATTGAATTTCATATCACCACCATTAAATAAATATCTTGCAAATAATGATGCAATTGAATGTCCAACATAATTTTCAATTGAATCTACTCGTGGTGTTGGTTCATCACTATTAAATTGTGTCTTAAATTTTGATTTAAAGTCATTTAAAACTAATTGTTTATGAGCATTTACTTTAAAATCTTTACTATATAAAATATATTTATCCTTTAATTTATTTAATAATGAATCAGGTGCAGTTTTATATATATCATCAGCTATATCTAAAAATGTTCTTGTATATTTACCTTCAGATTCCACATTAACATCAAACATATCATCTATATTTGCTAAAGTAGCTACTATAGGTGCTCTAGCTACTGGCATTGCTGGTCTTGAAGGTCTTGAAGGTCGTGATGCTACTGCTCCCGTAGATCTAGCCGCAGTTCTAGCAGCTCTAGCTGCTGCTCTAGCTGCTGCTCTTGCATCTCTTTGTGCTTGTATTGCTTGTTCTCTTGCTAATCTTGCAGCTTCTCTTGCAGCTTGTCTTGCTTGTTGTCGTTGTCTTTCTGCATCTCGCGCTAATTGTCTTGCTATACGTCTATTTCTTTCTCTATAAGTAGTTAATATTGCTGATATATTAGCAGCTGTAATTTGTGATGTTCTTCGTCCTGATATAATAGTCTGAATAGCAATAGGTTCTGATACTAATTCAAATGTTAAAGGATGTAATTGTTGAGTAACAGATCTATTTATATTATATACAATAATATTATGAGATGATGTTTGCTGAGTATTATAATCATTAATAATACGTTCTAATGAACGTCCGCCTCCAAAACCTAATAATGATGTTTTAATTTCATTACATAATGTATTTTGTATTGTTAATAATACTCTGAATTCATCATAATTATGCGATGAAGTACTCATAATATACGTAAAATTTGTAATTGAATTATACATATCAAATATTGTACTTCCATATTCTCTTTGTTTTATAGTTATTTCTTGATCTTGAATATTAAATAATTTTATTATTAATAATAAAAATATTTTACATAAAGTTATAGCAGCTTGTAATATAATTAATGTATGTTTTCTTATTTCATCAAATGATTTATCATCAAAATGTTTTGCTATTATTGAAGGTATTATAGAATCTAATTTAGCACGTCTTTGTGTTAATTTAGTAATAGTTTCATTAATTGCTAAAACTACATTTTGAGGCGGATTAACATCAACTATAACATCACGTAAATGTACTATTAAATTTCTAATAGTTATTTTTTCATTATTTATAGATGTTTTTAAATCATTTATTAATGTTTCTCTAATATCTTTTTTAGTATTAACTAATTTATATTGTAAATTAATTTGTTCAAGAAAACTTACAATTTGACAATAATAATCAATATCATATCTATATGGTAATGTTCTAATATCTGAATTAATAGGAATATTATCAATTATATTTTGACATATTTGATTAAATTTATCGATTGTAGGTATTCCATATGCTAATTCTAATTTTCTATAATAATAATTATCAGTTAAGCTATTTCTAGTAAAATATAACATTTGATCAACATTTAAATATGCATATATATCTTGACTAATATTATATAAAGAACTTACATTAACATCCATTATTTGTCTAGCTTCAATAATTTGTCTTCGTCTTGCAGCAGTAATTGCTGATCTTGTGCGACCTCTACTTAATACTGGGTGTATAATATTATTAGCAACATTTCTTATTCTTTGAATTTCGTCTTCTAAACTTTCAGATATTCTTAACATTCGCGCAGAAGCTATAGAAGAACGTGCAGCAGCAGTAGAATTTGCAACAACATCATGTGGTCCTGTTCTTGGAAATGAAAGATAAGCTCTTTCATCTCCTTCTCTAAGAATACTTAGAGTTTCTTGTCTTCTATTAGCAGCACGTTGGTGTGCTTGTACTTCTGCTGCTGCTGATCTAGTTGCTGCTGTTCGAGCTCTAGTTCTCATTGCAATTGGTTCATTATCTGCCATGAATAAATATATCTCTATTTATAAGAACTTAAAAAAATAAAAAAATAATTAAATAATATATTCGTCATGAGTTAAATAACTTTCAATATTTGCAGTTAATTGCTGTTTTTGAAATTTTTTTTTTAATAAATAAAATTTCATACTTGATGATATTTTTTGTTTATTAATAATTATTTTATTATTATCCAAACTTAAATTTTCTGTAATATTTTCATCAGACTTATCTTTACTATTAATGCTATCATTTAACATATTACATATAACTTCATATTTATTAATTTCATTTTGTGATTTAATACAAAAATTAATATAATTATCTATTTTAATTATCGTATCTATGTCTAACCAACTTAAATTAATAAAAATTCCATTATTATTTTTACTATAATTATTATTATTTTTATAAATAATTTTAAAAATTTCTTCTATTTCATTTTGACTTAAATTTGATATTCTTGATTTAATATTCTTGCATATTTCTTGCCTGTCAATATTTTCCATAAATATAAAAAAATGATTATATCTTTATATAAAGATTTCTTTTATATCAATTATTGACAATATGAATGAAACTGAAGATGATATTTGGACAATTATGGATGATTTAAAAGAAGAAGAATATGTTAAAGAAAATGGAGAAAGAGAAACTGGAATTATTTGTTCATGTGGTTGTTCTGAATTTATAATTGAAGATGCTATGCAAATATGTTCTAAATGTAGTTCCATATGTAGTAAAGTTATTGATAATACTGCAGAATGGCGTTATTATGGAAATGATAGTAAAAGTGATGATCCTTCGCGTTGTGGATTGCCTACTAATACATTATTACCTAAATCATCATTAGGTTCTATGATTGGTGGTAATAAATATGGTAATAATTATGATATCAGAAGAATAAGAAAATTTATTGCATGGAATTCTATGCCATATAATGAAAGGACTTTATGGTTAGTATTTGATATTTTAACAAGTAATTCTTTAAATAATGGCATACCGCAAAAAGTGGTTGATGATGCAAAAGTTTTATATAAAAATGCGTCTGAAAAAAAAATATCAAGAGGAGATAATAAAGAAGGTTTAATTGCATCGTGTATTTATCATTCATGTTTATTAAACAATATTCCGAGAAGTTCAAAAGAAATTGCTAAAATGTTTGATATTAATCCTGTAATTTTAAATAAAGGAAATACAAGATTTCAAACATTATTGCAAATTAATGTTGTTAGTTCATCTCCTATTGATTTTATATCAAGATATTGTTGTCAATTAAATATGAAATTAACTGATATTGATAATTGTAAAAAACTTATTACATTTTTAGAAGAAAATGAAATTATGAGTGATAATTCACCAACTTCTAGTTGTGCAGCAATTCTTTATTATTATTCTGAAAAAAATAGTTTAGGTTATACTAAAAAACAATTTGCTGATATTTGTAATGTTAGCGAAGTTACTGTAATTAAAGGATTTAAGACTATTTCAAAATATGATAAATTCATTAATAAAAATTTTCAATAAGTATTAAAGAAGATATAATTAAATATATATAAATATGTATAATAAAGAATTATTTGATTTTATATGTAATGGAAATATTGAAAAAAGTTTATATAATACCTGTATTTTTTTAATTGAAAATTCTAGAATCGAAATTTTAGAAGATACTCTTATTTATACTTGTTCTTATATAGGTACTTTTATTACTATTAATAATATTTCTAAATTTAATGATGTTATTGAATCAACCATTTCAATTATTAATAGTAATAATATAGATGTCATTAAATATTTAATTTTAATTACCAAAATGTGTATTTTATGTGATATTCATATTAAAAATCCTACAACTAAAACAGGAACTATTCCAATTCCTCAATTAAGACAAAAAATTTATAATGTTTTTGATAATAATATTAATTTGAATACTGCTGGTTTATCTAAATTTGAATTAATAATACCACCTAAAGATAGTGATATATATTCATTAACATTAAAAATAATTACATCATTTATTCAATTATTAAAAATTCTTGAAAATGTAAGTTGTGATAATACTGATGAAATTTATTCAATATCTGTCTTATTTCGTGATTCATTTGATTATATTATCAGAAAAAAATATGTAATACAAACAAAATTTTGTTTAAATGAACATGATCCTATTTATTTTTTATGGGGTTTTATTCATTGTTTGTTTTTTGAACCATTTATTTTAAATTATTATAAATTATTTAGTCATAATAATTTAACTAATAATAAAACTTTAAAAAATCAGAGAATTGGATTAATTCATGGTTGTGCTGTTGCTATTATTTATAGTTATAAAAAAGATATATCATCATCATGGAATAATAGTGAAAAATTAATTTTAAATAAAATTAATGATATTGCAATGAATTTATTTAAACAAATTAAAAAAGAAGTAGTTGTTAATAAATCAGATGATAAACCTGATAAAGAAGAAAAAGAAAGAGAAAAATCCAAAATAGATGGATTAAATTATTTATATGATTATATACCTAAAATATCAACTGTTAATATTTATGAACCATCAAATGATGTATTTGAAGATGAATATAGAACTATTATTAAATAATTATTTTTTTATAATAGCTGCTGTTTTTTTATTATTTATTTCAATAAAATCATATTTTATATTTATTGATTCAAAATATTCATCAACAGCGCGTCTTTGACCATCCCAATAATAATAATCATCAAATATTATAAGTCCTCCTGGTACTACATTATTATATAATTGTTCTAATTCAGCTTTGCTTGATTCATACCAATCAGTGTCTAATCGCAAAATTGCTATTTTTTCAGGAATATTTTCTTTTTTTTTTAATGTTTCTATTGTATTACCTATAATAAAATGTAATTTGTCTTGAGGATATCCAGTTGAATATAAATTATTTTTAACTTTATCTAATGGTGCATAACACCAATTATTTGTATTAGCGTCTATTATTTGGTTTTTCCAGTGATTATATGTCTCATTTTGACTATATTTAACTAATTTTGCATTTTCACATGTATAATCATATTTTGAAGGTTCTACTAAACCAGTAAATGTATCATATAAATATATATCTCTTTTAACTAAATTATTTTTCATTATTATAAATATCCATAATGATTGTTGAAATCCTTCATGTACCCCACATTCTACAAATGCACCTTCAATATTATTATTAAATATTTGCTTAATTAGTAATTCATATTCATACATTATATAAACTTATATATAATTTTATATATATATTACTTTATATATAATTTTATTATTCCTCCTCTAAGTCTTAATACTAAATGTAATGTTGCTTCTTTTTGTATATTATAATCTGCTAATGTTCTTGCATCTTCTAATTGTTTACCTGCAAATATTAATCTCTGTTGGTCTGGCGGTATTCCCTCCTTATCCTGTATTTTACTTTTAATCATATCAATTGTATCTGAACTTTCAACTTCAAGTGTTATTGTTTTACCCGTTAAAGTCTTCACAAATATTTGCATCTATATATTTAAAGAAATTAATTTAATTATTTAAAGATATATTAATTATATTTAATTAGTAATATATGTTAGAAAATTTTATAGGAAGAAATTTTACACTAGCCAATAACTGGTTTAATATTATTAATGTTAATGATTATAAAGATAAACCTATTAATTATTTAGAAATTGGTACTTTTTATGGAGCAAATTTATTATATTGTGGAAAAACATATGGATTACATGAAGATAGTAAATTATATTGTATTGATCCATGGGAAGATTATGAAGAATATTGTGAATATAAAAATGAACAACCACAAATTTACGAAAGTTTTATGAAAAATGTTGAAAATTCAGGAATTAAAGATAAAATAATTATTAATAGAGGATATTCTCATAAAGAGGTATATAAATTTCAAGATGATTTTTTTGATATTATTTATATTGATGGAAATCATGAACCTGAATATGTATTAGAAGATGCAGTTATAAGTTTTAGAAAATTAAAGAAAAATGGTATACTTATATTTGATGATTATGGATGGGGTGGTCCTGATTTAACACAAAAAGGTATTGATGCATTTAAATCTGCTTACAGTAAAAGAATATCAATATTAGCATTACAAGAATCTCAAGTATTTATAAAAAAAATATGATAATTTTTTATTTTTATTTATATAATTCAAATATGAATGAATTATGTAAAATTCTTAATGACAATATCAATTTAAATTATGATATTAGTTTCTATATTAAACAATCTGGAGAAGATATTATCAGTTATAATTGTCATGACCCATATGATACAATTGATTATATATATAATCAATTAAATGAAAAAATATTCGAATATAATTATGATATTATTATTGATTATTATAATTATAAAATTACATTTTTATATAATGATAGAAAATGCACTATAACTAAAAAAACTTTAAATAATAATTGTTTGTATTGGATTTTATATATAAATTTAATATAGAAATAAATGATTAAATTACCACATATTTTTATAATTGATTTTGATCTTATTTCATGTTATACTGATTATTTAAGTAAAGAAATAGAATTAATCAAACTATTAAATGAAAAATGTAATACTAATATTAAACATGATTTTACAAATGAACTAGAAAAAGAATTAATTATTAGACCTGATTTTAAACTTTTTATTGATTTCCTTAAATCCAATTATAAAAATGCTGAAATATTTATATATATTCCTGATTGGGCTTATATTTATTTTTCAAATATAGATATTATATATAAAAAATTTGAAAATATTAATAAAGTTAAATTATTTTTGGTAAATAATTATTTTGATATTATTATTGAAAACTTAAAAGATAAATATCCATCTTTACATAAAAATAAACAAAAAGTTTTTGATAATCAATTAATGATTTTTGCAACCAAAATGTCAAATATGAATGGAATTGAAAAAAGTTTAAAATTTCCTAATTATAATTATATATATTATTATGATATTTATGATAAAATTATAAATACATATAAAATTAATCCAAATGTTTTTGATAATATTGATGTTTTAAACTTTTGCAATATAAATAAAATTCCAGTTTATAATAAAAATGGTTCAATTAAACAAAAAGATTTATTATATCAAAATATATTGAAATTATATTATTATAAAAAATATAAATTATCAGATGATTCAAAAAAAGAAGATAATTTATTTAAAATTTATATTAATGAATTTGAAAAAATAAAAAATAATACTTAAATTTATAAGATGACTAATAAATTACCCTATATTTTTATTTTAGATATTGATAATACTATAATTGGTAATGTTGATAATTGTATTAGTGAATCAATAATTTTAGATTATATATTTAAATATTGTAAAATGAATAATATTATTGCAAATTGTGATAAAAAATTAGATATTATTGATGAATTAAATGAAGGATTGTTAAGACCATATTTTATTGATTTTATTAATTTTATAAAATCTAAATATAAAAATATTGAAATTTATTTATATACTAATTCTGCTTATTTTTGGATTAATAATAGTGGATTTATAGATAATATTGAAAAAATAGTTAAAATTAAATTTAATAAACCATATTTTACAAGAGAAAATGCATTAGACAGACAAAAATTATTAGGTAATTTATATGATGTTATAATTGATAAAATTGTTAAAAAATATCCATTATTAAAAATAGATAAAAATAAAAAAAAAGTTTTTGATTCACAATTAGTTTTTATTGATGATATTCCTAATAATTTAAAAGATTATCCTGATAAACAAATTGTGTGTCCTGAATATAACTATTATCCTTATTATAATATTAAAGAAAAAATTATTAAGAAATATAATATAAATCCTGAAATATTTGATAATAAAGAAATATTAACAGTTTTTGAAAGTGAAAATATTCCTATTTATAATGAAAATGGTTCCGTTTATCAAAAAGATATCGAATTTTTTAATATACATGAAATATTAAAAATAAGATACTCACAAATTTTTATTAATAGTTCTTTAAATGATACTTTCTTTAAAGATTTAATAACTATCCTAGATAAAAATAAAAATCTAGATAATATTCCTGCTATCAATAAAGAATTAATTGATTTAAAGACATCCATAAAAACTCTTTAAATAGATTTTTAATTATTTTTTTTTAGCTCTTTTTGAGGATTTAAAAGATGATTTTCTATCTTCAGCAATACTTAATTTTTTATTACATATTTGTGATAAAGATATAGATTTATCAGTTATTTTAGAAAAAGGATCATAATCTTCCTGAACTATATGAATTGCTTTTGTTGATAATTGTTTAAATTGTGATATTTTATATGGCATTATATTTATGCAAAACTTTTCTTTTATAATTTTAATTTCTTCTATAGTCATTTTATTATTAAAATGTTTAAAATTAAAAACATTATTTAAACTATTATTAGTATCAACAATATAAAATATTTGCGCATCACTATTAAATAATGAAAACATATTGCCATATGATATATAATAATCACCACTAGAAATAGTAATTTTAATATATACTGATAATAATAATTTACTATTATTATTAGTTAATTCATTACAATTAACTAACCATGTTTTTTCATAACTTTCTAAAACAATTTTATCTAAATCATTTTTAGAAATTAAGAAACCATTTTGTGTATCTCTGCCAAAAATTAATATATTTTCTTTGTTTTTTAAATAAGTTTTTAAATCTTCTTTTTGTATATCCATGATACCATTTATTATATCATGAAATTCACATTTATTTTCATCTTCTTTATAAAAGTTTTCTATTTCTTCATCTAAAGTTAATAAATTTCTAGTTTTTATTGATATTAATGGAGATATATAATCAATTAAATTATAATCTATTATAAATTTTTGAAATTTATATTTATATGGAAATATAGATATTTTATATTTATAATAAAATAATAATAATTTTTTAATATTAGTTTCTTCTTCTTGTGAAAATTTTATAGGTTTATTTATATTAAATTTAATAGTATTAATTTCTAATATTAAACTAATTTCATATTTATTCAAAAGACTATTTATATATATTCGCGTTATTATATTATTTAAATCAATAACTGTATTTGGTTTTGTTTGTTTCATTATTATATTATAATATACATATGATAATACATTATATGTTTGATAATTTTTCATGTTAATTAAAAATAAAAACCATATAGCAGGATAATTATATATAAAATTTACATATATACTTTCAAAAGTTATTGAACTATCTAATATTTCATCTGATATATCAGATAAAGAAATATACGATGGTATATATTTAATAATTTCTATTATAATATCTTCAAATAAATAATCATTTGTATTATTCATTTGTTTAAAGTTTTCATCACTTTGAAGTAAAATATGTGATGGTTGTAATACTTCAAAGTCTTTAGATGCTGCTATTATATTGTTTTCATAATCATACCATAATTTATTTTTTGTAATTTCAGTATCTAGAATTTTATCAATTATATTATCATCATTAACTACATATATTATTATATTTCTATTAGTTGTAATATTAATATAATTAATCTCATATACACTTTTAGGCGTACAATTATTATATCTTGAATTAATATTTAATGAAATAGTTAATTGTTGTAATAAATTATTATCATCATAATTTTTATTACAATCACTTATTTGTAGTAAAAAATCTACTATATATTCAAAACTTATATAAAGTTCAATTGTTGTATCTTTTCTTTTATTAATTATATCATTAATATATTTACCACCAAAAAATACTTTATTTTCTTTTAATATTTTTTTTACTTTAGTTATTTTAGCATCATTTGCATTATTATCAATAAAATTTGATATGAAATCATGCAAAATATGAGCTTTAAATTTTTCATTATTTAATTGATATATTATATTTTGTTCTTGTGTTGTTGATTTTTTGCTTATAAATAAACTACTTAACATATTATATAATATATTTATTTTTTTTTAAATAGCTTCATTTATAAATGCATCAATATTATCATTACATAATAATGGTGTAAATTTGGTTATTTTTTTATCTTCCCAATACCACCATTTTATTTTTAGTAATTCTTTAATTTGCTTCTCTGTATGTCTATATTTTATTAATTTAGCAGGATTACCACCAACAATTGAATATGGTTCTATATCTTTAATAACATGACTATTTTAACACCTGACATAATTGTAACATTTGCTGCAATCCATACGTCATTGCCTATATTAATACCACCTTTTGTGGATGGGTGTCCATAGCCATTAAAATTATTAAAAATTTCTCTATTAATATGTCCAAATGGATATGTTGTAACCCATTTTTTATTATGATTACCACCTAAATATACTTTAAAATTTTCAGCAATTGAACAAAAATTATTAATTTAGATTTTTCATCTTCCCATAATATTATTGGATTATCAGAAATATATATAAAAGTATTTAATTATTTCTTATATAAATGATTTATATAATTATAACTGTATCCATTGATAACAATTATTGTGATTTTATTAAATTTAATAACCTACCTAAAAGTAGTAATGAAAGAAATACCAGATATATTTATTCTATCACTCAATTATTAAAATTAATAGAAAATGATAATGATATTAAACCTATTATTGTTGAAAATGGTGGAAAAAGAGAAACATATTTAGATAATTTTAATTGTGATGTTCTTTATACTAATAATAATGATACATATATTCATAAAGGATTTAATGAACAATTAGATGTACAAGAAGTTATTAAAAAATATGATATAAATGATGATGATATTATTATAAAAATTTCAGGAAGATATAGATTATTAAATAAAGATTTTATTAATATAATTAAAAATAATGATAAAGATGCTTATGTTAAATTTTTTTGTGTTGCAGCAAGACAATTTGGATTTAATTATATGTCTTCTGGATTATTTGCAATTAAATGTAAATATCTTAAAAAATTTATGTATACAGGATTAAATAATATAAGTAGTGATTCTGAATTAGCAGTATATATTAGAGAAAATATAGATAAAAATAATTTAATGGAAATTACTAATTTAAATTTAGAATATGCTTTATTTGGTTCTAATAATAACTTATTAATTGTTTAAATAAAAAAATGATTTTATGATTATATTTAATATCAATAATGCCTAAAAAACCTATTCAAATTAAATTAAAAAATATTTTAAATCTTTCAAAATGTAATCATAAAAAAGAGATTATTAAACAATCATCTGATATTAAGGATGCGCATATTTATTGTAAAGTTAATCAATTATCGGGACAAATTTCAGGACCTTTAATTGAATATTACATTAAAAATAAATATAATATGATTAAAAATAATTCATCATTATGTATTGGAGATGTTAAATATAATAATAAAAATATTGAGATTAAAATTTCAACAGGTGGCAAAGAAAATAATAAATTTAATTATGTTCAATTAAGAATTAATCATAATTGTGATTATATTTTAACTGCTTATTATCTTTCTAATGAAAATTTAAAAAAATTTGGTGAATTATTCATTTTTAAATTGAATAAATTTAATATGAAAAATATTATTCTTAAATATGGCACTTATGCTCATGGAACTACTCAAAAATTAGGTGTTATCAATAAAAAAAACTTAGATGATCCTAATAATGATAAAGAATATTCTATTCGCCCAAAATATGGCGATAAATGTTGGAATGAATTATTAAAATATAAAATTGATGATATATAAAGAATTATTAACTTATTTTAAAATAAGTTAATATGAAAGTTATTGATTGTTTTACTTTTTATAATGAACTCGATATGTTACAATTTAGATTAAAAGAATTAAATGACTGTGTTGATTATTTTGTTTTGGTCGAATGTGTTAAATCACATCAATATAATGATAAAGAATTATTTTTTGCAAATAATAAGGATAAATTTGCAGAATATTTACATAAAATTGTTCATGTTATTGTAAAAGATAATATTCCTACAACTGGCTATACATGGGATATAGAAAATTATCAACGTAATTGTATTGATATTGGCATTAAACAATTAAATTTAAATAATGATGATATTATAATTATATCAGATTTGGATGAAATACCAGATCCAAATATAATTAATAATTTGAAAAAATGTAATTTTAACGGTATTTATCGATTAGAACAAGATTTTTATTATTATAATTTAAATACTATACATAAAGATAAATGGATTGCAGTTAAAATTTTTAATTATGGTAATTATAATGGAATTCCTCAATCATATAGAAATAATAATAATTATCCAGTAATTAAAAATGCAGGATGGCATTTTTCATATTTTGGCAGTATAAATTTTATTAAAAACAAAATATCTAATTTTGCACATTCAGAATTTAATAATGATACTATTTTAAATGATGATAAACTATTAAAACAAATTAAAAATAATAAAGATATATATCAGCGAAGTGAATGTGAATTAAATTTTATTGATATAAAAGATAATAAATATTTACCAAAAAATTATAAAGATTTGTTAGAATTTGGTTTTAATGAATAAGTTTTTTTTAAAATTTTTTTTTTCATTTTTTTCATATATATGAAAACTCTTGTTATTATTCTTGGTGAAACGAGAACACATGAATTAACTTTTAATAATTTTAAAGAAAATGTTATAAATGTATTAAATGCTGATTTATGTATTTGTATTGGTATTGATATTAAATACAATTATCATAATCCTTTTTATAAATTAGCTAAATATAAATTTTTATATAATGAACCATATGATTATGCAGATGCATTTGATTATGCTTATAATATAATTTTAACTGAAAATGAAAATATAAATCCCTTAAATTGGCGAGAATTTTTAAAAATTAAAAATCAATTTATGGGAGGGATTAAAGATAATGATAATGAACATCCAGGTTCGGGAGCTATACAAATATTTTATAGATGGTTTTTATTAAAAAATTTAATTCATCATAACTTAATTGATAAATATGATAGATTTGTTATTACTAGAAGTGATTATATTTATCAATTACCATATCCAAATGTTGAGAAAATGAATATTAATAATATTTGGATACCTAATTTTGAATATTGGGGTGGATATACTGATAAAAATGCAATATTATCTAAAACAAATATTATACCTTATTTAAATATTCTAAATATGATGGTTTTAAAATCAAATGAATATTTTTATAAAATGAAAAATTATAATTATTGGAATATTGAACAATTAATTAAATTTCATTTACATGAAAATAATGTTTTACATCTTGTTAAAGAATTTCCATATATTATGTATGCTTGCAGAAATCATAATGGAACAACTCGTTGGAATGTAGGTGTTTATAATGAAAAATTAGGCTATTATTTAAAAAGCGAAGATGAATATAATAAATCAATAGAGTATTTAAACAAATTTAATAATTCAAATTTAACTATTGATGAATTTTATAAAGATTTATACAATTAATCTCAAAAAGATATTTAAAGATAACTTTGAAATCTCTTTAAATATCTTTTTAATATAAGGAATGAATAATGTTGAGTTATTTGACTGTATATCTAATGTATATAATTCTAAATTAGATATTATAAAATCTAATACAAAAAATAATGAAATACAAAAATTACATTCAATTATTAATGAATTGCGTGAAAAAAGAAATGAAGACTTATATAAAGTTATAAATAATCCTGATATTCAATTAAAAAATAATAATAATTCTATATGGAACAAAATTGATAAATATAATGAATATGAAGGCATTTTATCAGCCGTTCTAGATTTATTAAAAACTATTTAAATTCTTTTTAAATCTTTAATATTATATTTATATTTTCATCATCATTAATAACTAAATTATTATCAATTATAAATCCCTCTTCTTTTAATTCATAATTATAACGTCTTTTATTATTATTAATAGTCATTCTTATATTATTTATGTCATTATATTTTGCATATTTATATAAATTAGAAAATATTAATTTTTTTATTTTTTTATATTCATTATTATTTAATATTTTTTCAATATTATAATTATAATAAGTATAATCATTGTTTATTAATTTTGCACCATCAACAGTAATTTTATTAAATTTAATATCTACATAATATTTACTTATATTTTTAATTAAATTATTATCCAATAATACTTTTTTTGTACATTTATTATAATATTCATATTCATAATCTTCTTTATTATTATGATAAAAGTCATTATTTATTGATAGATTATTTATTTTGATATAATTTAATCTCTTATTTTCAATAAAATCAATATTGAAAATTTTAAATTTAGATTTCCAACATTGAATAAAATTATAAGTATTATTTTTATAATCAAATTTTATATATTTTATTAATGACATTTTTATAAATATTATTATTCAATTATAAATAAATCATTTTTTAAATGTATTATATAAAAAAAATGATTTATAGATATTTTAATGTAGTTTTATGCTAAAAAAAGATGGATTTTTATATTAGTATTGCTGTTGGTATCACTCAAGCATTTATTTTTAGTCCAATTGATAAAGCAATTTATAATAGCATTATCAATAACTCAAAGTTATTCAAACGTGAAAATTGGATTAAACCTTTTGCTGGTGCATCAAATAGCATTTATACTCGTATTATCACAAGTGGTTTATATTTCTATTTGATTGATTATACCAAAGATATGAATGTCTATCAATCTGCCCTTATTGTTAGTGCTGCAACTGCTATAACTCTTAACCCATTGAATGTTATTAGATATAAATCTTATTATAATAAGATCTCAACATACAATTCATTTATTTCTATTTATAAGAAACATGGATTAAAGTTTTGCATCATTGGAATGGAAACACTAATAATGCGCGATTTTATTTTTAATGTTATTTATATTTCAAATAAAAAAGATAATAATGATTTCATTCATAATTGTGGAGTTATTTGCGCAGCCAGTATCATTTCTTCACCTTTTCATTATTATCGAAATATGAAATATCATGAAAATGAAAAATATCTTAATATTACTAAAACATTTTACAATAATTTTAAAACTTCTGAAAAGAAATTATCATATATTTTTAGACAATTTGCAATTGGTCATGGAACTACAAGAACTGTTATTGGTTTATATACTGGTCAAGTTATGTATTCAACCCTGAAACAAATGGCTCATTGATGATATTGTTTATATATAACAAAATTAAATTTTTGTTATTTTAATAAAAATAAAATGATTTAAGATTTATTTCATATATAATTATAAATTATTTTTATTGGAAAAACATGTCGGATACTTTAGATGATATTATTAAAATGACTTATGATAAATGTGAAAATGGAAATTATCCTAACACTCTAATTAATATCTTAAAACAAAAACATTATTGGCCTGTTATTAAAGTTAAGAAATTTAAAAATAATAATAATCTTTGTCTTCTTCATAATTCTTATAAACGTGGTGATGTTTCTGAATTTCAAGATTTATATGATAAATGTCGCAGTGTTGTTTTAGATTTCTCTAAAAGTATTGGTAATAATGTTGTTATTTCTATTAGCAATAGCATTCCTATTCGTTCAAATATTACTAATTATACTAATAATATTTATACAGAAAATGATGTTTGTTATAGTGCTCTAGATGGAACTATTGTAACTATTTATTATCATAATGGTATTTGGCATTTTGGAAGTTCTAGTTGTCCTGATATCAATTCATCTAAATTTTCTAATAAAGATAAAACGCATGGATATATGTTAGATGATATTTTATTTAATATGTATAAAAATCATGTGAATATTAGTGATCCAAATATTTCAACTGTTTTACGTAATCTTTTCACATCAAATTTAAGTCCTTTATATTCATATGATTTTGTTATTATTCATTCTGATAATATTCATGTTATTGATTATAGTAATATTTTAGGTGAGAATTATAAATATCTTTTTCATATCAATACAAAAAATAGAATTACTCTTATTGAAGAAAATATTGATAATCAACCACTCGGTTATTTAGGTGTTAAATATCCAATTAAATTTACATCTCCACAAGAAGCAATCACATATATTAATACTAGCGATAATAATTATGGTATTATTGTTAAGAAAAATAATAAACTTTATAAAATTAGTCATGATAATATTTTACATAAAGAAGAAGTAAATGCATTTAATTATAATAAATGGTATAATATTTTATATATTTATATGCTTCAAAAACCTAATTATAATATTAATGAATTTATTAATGAATTTTATTCAGGTAATGTAGATATTCCACATGATACTTATAATACAATTGATTTAATTTTTAATATTATTAAACAAATTATTTATAATTTATATATTTCTACAACTAATTATTATCCTAAATATAATCGTTTTAAAGTTGATTTGAATATGGATAAAACTTTAAATCCACTTATTAGATTTCATTTAGCTCAATTAAGACATCAGCAAACAACTATTTATAAGAAAAAAATAATTAATGAAAATAATGTTTTTAATTATTTATGTCATTCTAATAATATTAAAAATATTCAAAAATTAATTAATCATTTTGCAACAACTAACTCTTATAATTTAACTCCTGATATTATTACTATTCTAACTACGTTATCAAATCTTCTTGAAAATAACCCATCTATTGAGGAAACTAAATAATTTAGAAATAGTATTTGTTTCAAATTCTAATAATGATTTTTTATGATCATCAATTCTCCAACTTTCATATAAATTATATTTATTTCTATATATTTCATTCTTATTATCATTCTCAAAATCTTTCTTTATTTTTTCATAAGTTTCTGAAAATAATTCAGTATCTTCCAATTCCAAATCAAATTCTTTTGCTTTTTTAATTAAGAAATCTAAATTAACTAAATATTCTGTAATTAATTTTTGCGTATTCTCAATAAATACATCAATTTTCTTATTATAATATTTCTCATCTTTATATTGTTTAATTATTGCCCATACTGGAACACTATAATCTTCAAAATCTTTTCTACCTTCTATTATTCCAGTTTCTGTTTCAGATAATGCCTTTTCTACACTTGAACCATCCATAAATGTAGCAAAGAATAATCCATCCTTTTGTAAATTATCACTTACATTTTTTAAAAATTGTTCTAATTTCATTTCATTCTCAAAGAAATAATGAATTGCAAACATACATGAAATAACATTAAATTTATCTTTTCCTTTTCCAGCTAATGCTCTTTCATATACATCCAGATTTTGTTGTCTCTTAACTGGATTCATAACTATCTTTAATAACTCTCTACTTTCTGGATCTATTGCAGCTTCTCCTGTTTTAATATTCAATGTACAATCCCCAACTGCAAATGCCATATCTAATAATGAAAAATTCTTTACATATTTATTGTTATAAATTAATTGTTTTCTATGTTCTCTCATTAATCTAGAATATGAACCTTTTGATGAATAAATATTACTTTTAACCAAATCAATTCCTAATACAAATGTATATCTTGAATATTTCCAATTATTTAAATCTCCAGCTTGACCACATGCTAATTCTAATAATGTACCTCTTACTTCCTGATTTCTATTAGGTGGTTTAAATAACTGAGGTCTGTTATATAAATGACTTTTAATTAACATATGTAATAAAAGCATTCCATTTGATATCTTATTAAATGGCACATTTCGTTCATAATAAATATCATCAGTTTCTAATACATTATCATTTATTATTATATCATCTGATTTATCACTTTTAATTTCCTCCACATTTCCTATAATCATTGATGCAGATATCATATTATGAATTGTATCCCATGTATCTAATGCAACTTGAACAGAATTTGCAGTTTTATCAAATATACCTTTATTAAATATACGCGTTTTATCAGTTCTTACTCGAATTGGTATCCATCGTTTTTCTATTAAATCATATCTAAATTCTACAATTGTATTATTATCAATTTTATCATTATTTTCTGCTCTTACTTCACCTTTTGTATTTACTTCTATAAATGCAAATTCACTATCATTGATATAATATTTATTTGCCACAAATAATTTAAATATATCTTTCTCTGTTGTTTCTAAGAAATTAGTTAATTTATCTATATTATTAAGTTTATATCTAATATTTAATACATTCTTAATATTATAATCATTTAACATATTCTTATCAGTTACATATAAACCATATTTACGATATTTTAAACCATCCTTTTTAATATCACCTATAAATTTAATTAAGAAATCAATCGTATTTTGCTCAGGTGGTTTCCATTTAAAAACACTATTCCATGTCATATCTGTCTTGATTTCAACAGGCATTGTCGGATAATATGAATATACTGCCAATTTTGCTGGTGTAAATATTAAACCATCTATTTCATATGGCAATTTCTTATGATTTGTTAAAATATTCTTATTTTCTTTATATATATCTTTACTATAATTATGAACCTTTACCATAAAGTCAATTGTACTATTTTTAACATCCAATAGTTTATTAAGTTTTAACATTTCATTATATCTACATTTATGTTTATCATCCATCAATGGTAATGATGTTAATTTCTCACCATTTAAGAAATATATGTCAAAAGATGCGTATAAATGTCTTTTTACACCATCTATTCTTTTATTACAATGAACATATTCACCATCTATTAAAGAATTAAATGCTTCTTTCTTTGCCTTTATTCCAGTTCCCTCAACTCTTTTTGAACTATCTATTGTATATACATCACCTTTTCCATTGATATATAATAATAATCGTTCTCCATCTGCCTTTTCAGTTACAGTATATCCCCGTAAAATACTTACAACTCCGTAATTATCAGGATTTTCCAAATTAATTTTTTTTAATGCTACTGGCTTTGGTGTTAATAAATAAACAGTTTCATCTGATTTTCGATGTGTCGCAATATTTACTAAATTACGATAATCTTCTAATATTGATATTTGCTGCTTTTTTGTTAAAACTACTTTTGATAAAAATAAAGCTTGAATTGTCTTAATTATATTTATTAAAATAACATCCATATTTATTATCTTTAATTCAAATTCATAATAAATTTGATTTGTATTATTAATACGTGATTTTTTCATTGTCGCATAATTAGAAATACTATCCTTAATTATTCGACCAATTACTATTACACCATCATCAATTTCATATGAAAATTCTTTAATTAATTTAAATCTTTTTAAATTATCATCCCATTTTTCAGGTTCTATTATTGTATCATCCATATTATAAATATTCATATTAATATTAATATCAAATAAATCATTAATTTTTTCTTCAGTTATTAATGTTTTTTTATACCATTTATGTTCAGTTGCTTTATAATTATTACTATTACAATATAATAGAATATTTTTTATTTTATTAATTATTAATGTTATATTATCTGTATTTGTAATTTCTAAATATTCATCTTTTATTGTCTCTTTATAACCACTTGATTTAAAAGTATTTACAAAATTATTAAATTCTGTTTCACTCCATGAACCATTATCATTATGAATTTCAATTATAAAATTATCAGTTGTACCTTTAATTAACTTCCTGATATTATCAATTGAAGTAAATATTGGCTCATCCTGAGAAATTTCCATGTTTTTAATCTATTTAATATATATAAATAAATCAATTTTTTATATAAATAAAAAACTGAAATATTATATAAATATAAATTAAATAATGACAACTGAATTATTTATACCGATTAAATTTAGAACAACAATTATATTAACTCCCTCTGAAATAACAAAAGATTTTGAATCAACTATTTTAACCAAACTTAAACTCAATTATGAAAATATATGTTCTAAATATGGTTATATTAAAAAAGATACTATTAAAATTATTAAACGATCAGTTGGACAACTAAAAAAAGAACATTTTAATGCTAATATGTATTTTGATATCATTTGTATTGCTGAAATTTGTAATCCTGCACAAGGTTCTATCATTAAATGTAAAGTTAAAGCTAAAAATTCATTAGGTGTTTTAGCTGAAGGTTATTATGATAATATTCCTATTTTACAAATTATTATTCCTAAAATTTCTGCTGGTATTCAATCTGAAATTAATATTGATACTATTGCTATTGATGATGAAATTAAAATTGAAGTTTGTGGTAAGAAATTTTCATTATTTGATAAACATATATCTATTATTGGTAGAGCTATTAAAAGCAAATCAGAATTTATTAAAAATGCTGTACCTGATGCAACTGATGATGATGATAATGAAACTACTGAAAACCCAGATGATATTGAAGAAATTTATAATGAAAGTGATAAAGAAGAAGAAGATGATGATGATGATGATGAAATTATAAAGCCAAAAAAAGGCGGTGTTGATAGTGAAGCTTCTTCTGAAGCAGAAAGCGAATTAGAAGAAGATCTTAATGATGATATTGATGATATTGATGATGAAATTGAAATTGAAGCAGATGATGATTTTGATTAAATAATCTTTTAATAATCTTCAAAATTTCTTATTAAAATATTTTGAGATTTTTGAAGATTATTTATATCAATTAAAGTATCTTTTTCATATGCTTCTATTATAAATGATTTTAATTCAATTAAATCATATAATGATATCTTCTTTTTTTTTGATATCATATCATTAAATATATCATCAATATTCATTAAAAAACTGGGCATTAGGTTATTTTTATTTTTATTTTTGGTTTTTTTTATATTCATTTTTTTTAATATTTACATATAATATTTATCAAAAAAAAATGATTTTATACAATTCATTTATATTATTATCATGAAAAGCAATAAAATTCCATGTTCTAATATTTCTACTGAAAGTTATACTGGCAAAGAACAATCTCCAAAAAGATTTGGATTATCTGCAGAAGGATTTGATATTAATCATGAAAAAGAAGGATTTGATAATCAAATTTGGTCCGTCCAAATTAGAAATGGTCGTAAAGTTTGGGCTAAAAAAAATAATATTTCTAAAATTACTCACGAAGTTCCATTATTATCATCTATTCAAAATACTCATGATATACCATTAATAATTAATTCAAATGATATTATAACAGCTGCAAATGATACATCAACTGAAATTTCTCATGATACAGGAAATGAACAACTGAAAGAAGTTAAAATTGAAAAAAAAAAAACAGACTATAATATCTTTATTAAATATTATCTGGATAAATTAAAATCAGAGAATAAAGATAATACCCCGCATAAAATTTTATTTCAAGCTGCTACACTCGAATGGAACAGATTGAAAAAAATTCCAGATGAACTTAAAATTGTAATGGATAATATTAAAAAATAAATAATCTATTTTTAATATAAATATAAATTAGAATATGCAAGAACATAAAATAACAAAGGAAGATGGAACAGATATTCAATGGACCATTGCAACAAATAATAATCCTTTTTGTTTATTATATAATGATAATAAGCAAAAATTTAGATTTACTCCTAATGAAAATCTAAATTGTGAATTATTTATGATTGGTGGTGGTGGTGCTGGTGGTTATTTTTTTGGTGGTGGCGGTGGTGCTGGTGCTGCTTATATTAATAATAATTATACATTTAAGAAAAATAAAACTTATACTTTTGAAATTGGTACAGGCGGTATGTGTGATATTACTGATATTAATAAATTATTTAAATCTGGTTTAACTCTTAATATTTATAATAATACTAATACTAATCTTTTAAATCTTAATTTTACTAATAATGATTATTCATCATTAGGTATTCAAAATTCAGGTATGATGCAAACTTTTAATGTTAATAATATTACTATACCATCCTCTATTTTTCATAGTAATACTACATATATTTGGGATGGATATATTAAAACTAATTCAACTGGATATTTTAATATTAGTATTAATTCTAAAATTAAAACTATAATATGGGTTGATAAATACGTTTTTAATAATTCTAATGCTCTTATTGAAGGTAATAATATTAATGATGTTAAAATTATTCAATTAGAATCTAATCGATTTTATAATATTAAAATTATTGCTTATAATGATACTAATACTAGTAATAATTTTAATATTACTTTTGAAGGATGTCAATTCTTTAATTTTGATAAAACTGAAGAAAAATATATTTATGAAAATGCAACTGATACTGTTTTAACTTATCGTAATGATGATAATACTTTTGAAACTATAAGATGCAAAGGCGGTGGTAATGGTGGTTGCGGATATTTTAATAAAAATACTAATCTAGATGGTGGTTGTGGTGGTGGCAGTGGCATAAATAAAGTTAAAGGTACCTCAATTATTGGCGCTATATATAATGGTTATGATGGAGCTGTTGGTGATTATTGTGGTGGTGGTGGTGGTATTATGTCAACCGGTAAAAATAATATTGGTGGTGATGGAAAAATAATAAATTGGTTTAATGAAACTTTAATATTTGGCGCAGGTGGAAATGCTGCAAATCTTTCTGAAACTCGAAATCTAGGTTATGGTTGTGGTGGTAATGGTGGCGAATGCTGCTATTATTCAAAATTATTAATTAATAATAATGGCAATAATGGCTGTATTTTAATTTATGTTAGATCTATGGGTAATTCTACACCTATTATTGAAGGTTTTTCTGAAAAAACTAAAAATATGCTTCCTGATGACTCAATTTCAAAAAAATTAATAGAAAATTCATTCAAGATTTCTAAATATATTAACATGGCAACTACTGCAGCTAATAGAAAAAATTTTTTTGAACAACAAAAAGATGATATGGCATATATAAATTTAGTAAAAAATTTTCCTGAAAGTAGTCTAATTTTAGGAGGAACTAACTATAAAAAATATGATACATTAATAAATCAGACTTTCATATATGATATGTTAGTTATTAGTAAATTATATGCAATTGTTTATAGATTATATTGGGATAAATTTAATAATAAACTTAGTGGTGATACAATAAAATGGGCAAATTTTTGCGAAAATGCAAAATTAAAACTATACGATTCAACTGATAATAATCCAACAAAAATAGAGAGTGTATATGACGTACTTATAGCTAATTTATTTAATATAACTAATTTAAATTTATCAAGTAGAACACAAAAAAATGCGTATTCTACTACCTTATATACACCTATTCCTACTGCTGATAATGGTTCTCCTGGAATTTCAACTGATATAATAAACAATTATAATACAAAAGAAGGAGAAAAGTGTATTGTACCAGTATATCATAATATATCAAATGGTAATCCATTACCATATTTATCAGCCTTTATGAATGAAGAGATTAGTAAAAATGCATACTATAATATTACATTAAGTGCAATACAATCTACAGTTAGTGTGATAGGTAATATTAGTACCATTACACTACCATCTGCATTTACCCATGATAGTAGTAGTTGGACATCAAAAGGATCCACTAATATTAATATTTTAGATGGTAATAATTTTATTACAAGAAGTAATTTAGCTACATATTATGATAATTTTGAAAATTATGTAAAAACCAGTCCTACTAATTATGATGATTATTTATATAATCGAATTGCTATATATTTAGAAACTTTTAATATAATTTTAAATACTGATAGCACAATTATGTTAACAACTTTAAAATATTACATGCATTATTATAATCTAGTTGTATATAATATTAGTATTCAATATGGTTTAACAAAAATGCAAAATGAAAGAGTTATAATAAATACATCAACTTATGATGGTTGTTATACAAATACTAATGGAATTGATACTGCTAGTGCAAATTCAGGATCACTTAAATTTAGATTAACTGGTACTGTTACTTCTCTTGGTGCTGATAATACTAAAGATATTTATACAGCTACTATTGAAAATGGAATAATTACTTCTATAACTGCAGATGCTACTCCTATTAATACCTACTCAGTAGCACCTAATGGTGTAGATTTTTTTAATAAATCACAAAGTACAACTAATCTAGCTACTTTTACATATTCTACAACTAGTCCTTTTGTTACATTAACAGGTGGAGGGTCCGGATATATACCAGAAAGTTGCAATTCTACTTTATATGCCACTACTTTATCAGCTGGTTCAGCACCTGTACCTAATACAATAAATACTGATTTAGAAACTTTAACAAATAATTTAATCTATATAACAAATAAATTAGATGTAGATAGTAATAATATAAAAGAAACAACAGATAACATTTATAATACATCTGTAACAAATGATAATACAAGTAAAATATTTTATAATAATCAACTAGATTTAAATAAAACTATTAATGAATATAATGGAGAATTAGAGAATTATAATAATATTTCATTTTATTATAAATTAGTTGTAGCTTTTGCAATATTATTAACTATAATAATTTTATTTATATTTGGTGCAAATAGTATTGATAATAATTCTAAAATATCTGTTTATGTTATTATTATTACTATGATAATTATTGCATTTATACTATATAAGCAATATTCAGGTATTAAAGAAGGTTTTACTGTTATATTACATCGTGACAAAGCCGCTGGCTATGCAGATATAGCATCAACTATAAATAGTAGCAACGTTAATAACTATAAAATAGCTCTTGAAAAATATAATAATAAATTATTACTTTCATTAGCGAGTAGTAATATTAATGATAATCTAGGAACATCTCTAAAATATATTAATAAATTATCAGTTGTTAAAAATGAGAAGGCAGAAATTTATAACATTAAGAAAATGAATTTAATGAATTCTATTGAAATATTAAAGAAAACTGTAAATTTTTATTATTATATAATAATAGCTATATTTTTTAGTATTATCATATTAATAATTGGATTAATATTATATTTATTAAATCCTGCTATGATAATTCAAATAGTTATATTATGTATAATACCATTTATTGTATTAATTTATTATGTTTCATATAATATTCATAAATCAACACGTTTAGCTGAAAACAAAAATTATTGGGCAAATTATAATCCATCATCAACAACATTAAGTTCATTATAACCATCTATAAATAATGATATTATCTTATTATAATTGAAAAGTTTAAAAAAAATAAAACCCTTCCAAAATACTATAATTTTTGTTAATTTTATTATTACAATAATAATCATAAAGTCCTAAATAATGTTTAAAAACTCAACAATAAATAAATAAAAATGAAAACAATGATGATTCAATAATTAAATTCATATTCTTTAATTAGATATGAATATTCTATTTTTTATATTATGTTTAATTATTATTTATATTATTGTATATTTATTGCTATATGCTAGTGTTAAAAAAATAAATTTTCCAACTAATAAAAATAATTATTCACATAAAACTGGTTCATGTGATATTAAAAGTTGTGGCGCATTAGATCCAGTAAGTGATCCTAAATATAATATGCAGCAAATTGTTAAACAATCAATATTATTAGAAGAACATTTAACTAATAAAAATAAAAGATGTCGAGATTGCATAACTAAACATTTTCAACATATTATAGGATTAGCAGAAGAAGCTCAAATGTTAGCAACAACAAAATGCAACAAATATCCATTATTATCAGAAAGCGTAGTTATTTATAATGATTTATTTAATGAATGGTTTAAAAATAGAGAAGACGAACAAAAAATATTAGAAATTAGCGATAAATTACGTATTCATCGAAAAAAATTAATTGCAATATATTTTTTTGATGATAATTATGATATAAATAATTTTTCAAAATCATCAATGGGTTAATTTAAAAAAAACTACATGATCCACCACCAAAGAGCGCTTTACGTGGAGCTTTTCCTTTAGCAGCCTTAGGAGCCTTAGCAGCCTTAGCAGCTTTGGGAGCCTTAGCAGCCTTAGGAGCTTTGGGAGCCTTAGCAGCTTTGGGAGCCTTAGTCTTGGGAGGAGCAGATAATGATTTAATTATATCTTCTACAGTTATTTTTTTGGCAGCTTTTGGAGCTTTGGCAGCTTTAGCTTTAGGAGCTTTAGCAGCTTTAGCTTTAGGAGCTTTAGGAGCTTTAGGAGCTTTGGCAGCTTTAGTTTTGCGAGGCTTATCAGGATTTTCAGCTTTGCGCTTGGCAGCGCGTTTAGCAGCATTAAATTCTTTAGATAATTCAGCATTTTTAGAAACATAATCAGAATGTAATAATGCTGGCTTAACAGTTATTGTAAAATTAAATGTTACAGTTGCATCACCGCGTTTAAGAACGACGGGATTAGTGGCACGAATACGTTGTGCAGTATAAGCATAATATTTTTGAGCATTTTGGCGATCAATGCGATGTAATACAAAACTTACTTCTGAAACTGGATTTTTCTTAGTATATTTTTGAGCTAATGAGCGATTAACTACAACATCGCGTCCATTTTTGGTTGTAGCAGCTTGTTTGCGAGGTTTAGCAACACCTGATTCAACATCAATATGTCTAAAAACAGCAGTAGCGGCTTTTTTAGCCGCATTATACGCAGAAGTAGCAATAAATCGTCCTCCTGTAAAACTGCCAATATTAGCATTTTCTACAGTGAATGAACGTTCTTTTACAGCTTTTGCACCACCAGCAAAAAAATCTTCAGGTACTACTTCATCGTCTCCTCCTCCCATTACTTCATCATCTTCATCATCATCATACATATCATTATATCCACTACCTCCTTTAGCATAATCAGTAAAATTGTTTTGATGCGCCATAAAATCTGCCATATAACTTATATTTATATCTATATATATAAAATATTTATTTTTTATAAAAGTCAATTATTTTTTTATTAACAAAGAATGAGTTTTTTTCTATATTTATTATTTTAATATTATTAATATTGGTTGCGCGAGATAAAGCAGTATATGTTTGTCCTGAAACAAATATATCATTGCCTAAATCTAATTCTAAACAATCAATCGATGAACCTTGTGATTTATGAATAGAAATTGCATATGCTAATTTTAGAGGCATAAATGAAATATAATTTTTTTTATTTTTATTTAAATCTGTATAATAATTTATATGATGAATATTATTATTAATATCTTTGATAATAACGCACTTATCTAATAATCCAACAACAATACCTCTTGTTCCATTAACTAAATGATTTTCAACACTTAAATTTCTAATAACCATAATTTGAGCATTTAAAGTAAGACAAATATTAAATGTTTCAATATTATCAACTTTATAATTAGATAATGCTTTATAAATAGTTGTATTACCATCATTGATTTTAACTAATTTTTGAAATTCTTTATTATTAATTTTATCAACATTTGTATTAACTGGAAATAATTTTGTTGGTTTAATATCTCCTAAAAATTCAGTTTTATTTAAAGATTTTAATGTTTCAAATGTTTCATCACTAATTTTTCCATTTCTCAATTCTTCTAATATTTCTTGCAAAACTAAGTCGTCTTTTTGTCTTATTAAATCTGTTAAAATAATATTAGTCATATTTAAAGCATCCCATATTGGCGATGTAAAACAATAATTACCTTTAATTGGTGGTAATTGATGAAAATCACCTACTAATATTACTTGAATACCCCCAAATGGTAATATATTTGATTTAATCATTTTAAATAATTCATCAATCAATTCAATTAATTCATTACTCATCATTGATATCTCATCAATTATTAATGTATTTAATGCTTTTAATGATTTTAATTTAGCAATATATTTTTTTGATAAATCATTATAAATATCTTTTAGTGTTTTATCAATACCTAATAATAAATAAGAATGTATTGTTTGACCATTAATTAAACTTGCCGCACATCCAGTTAAAGCTGTTAAACCATAATTAATATTATTATTTTCTAAATATTCCACTATTTTTTTTATAGTAAAAGATTTACCAGTTCCGGCAGATCCTGATAAAAATAAATTTTGCTTATTTTTAACAATATTAAAAGCTTCTAATTGTTTTTCATTCATTTTATTATAATCAAATTAAGATTTTAATATCATTTTTTATTATTTAATATATTTTACGGCTTCAAACCAAAAAGGATTATCAACACATCTATTATAAGTAGTAATAAAACCCTCTTCTTTTAATTCATTATCAAATCTTTTCATATTATTATGAATATCAATTATCAGTTTATTTTTATTTTTAGAAATTGCTAAATCTTCAATATAATCAAAAATAACTTTTTTTAACATTAAAACTTCATTATTTGATAAATTTTTTATATTAGAATTATATTCTCTATCATAATAATCATTATTAATATATAAATGTTCTATTTTAATATTATCATCATTTATAATTAAATCTAATGAAAATATTGAATAATTATTATCATTTGATTCCATATAATAATCATATGAAGATGAAGATAACCAACATCTTAATGAATAATTCTTTAAATCAGACGTAATATCTCTTTTAAGTATATATTTTGTAGAATGAAAATCATTTGTGTCTTTAGATGAATAATTATTATTTTTTAATGAATATAATAAATTATCTAAAGTATTACATATATAAATTGATGTCATTTGTTTAATTATTTATAGCTATCTAAAAAATCTTTATATAAATAAAAAAATGATAAAAATAAATATATAATTTAATTATTATGTCTTCTATCATAGTTTCAAAAAGTTATCCAGTTATTTTGATAGATAATAGTTATTATATATTTAATAGATATTTTGCTACAGTAAGTTGGTTTAAACAAAGACAGGAAAATTTTGAATTAAATCATGAAAATATAATTGAAAATAAAGAATTTATTATTGCATTTATTAAACATTTTGAAGCAGATGTTAAGAAATTAACAAAAAAATTTAAAACAATAAAATCAAATATAATATTTTGCATTGATTGTCCCAGATCAGAAATATGGAGAAATGAAATATATGATAAATATAAACAATCGAGAATTAAGAAAGATAATTTTAATAGTAATATTTTTGATTTATTTGAAAATTATTTAATGGCTAATAAATTTCAAATGTGTAAATATGATAATTTAGAAGCTGATGATATTGTATTTTTAATTCAGAAACAATTGAATAATAATAATAAAGATATTAAAATAGTTATTATAACAAATGATGGTGATTATTTACAAATGTATTCAAATAATGTTAAGATTTTCAATATGCAATTAAAAGATTTATCTTTAAAAATTAATTTTAATCCAGAAACAGAATTATTATTAAAAATTATTATTGGCGATAAAAGTGATAATATTCCTAAAATTCAACATGGTATTAGAAAAGATAATGCACTAAAAATAGCATTAATGAAAGAAGAAGAAAGAATTAAATATTTAAAATCACAAAATATTTTAGATATTTATAATTTAAATAAAAAATTAATTGATTTAAATGAAATACCAACATCTATCGTTAAAAATTTTTATGAATATTATAATATAAGTATTCAATAATGAGTGACCCTTTAAAAGACCCAATCATTTTAATGCATACTATTTTTCTTTGTTGTGTTGGTTATATTATAGTTTATAATTCCTATTATATAATTAAAAGAAATAATTGGTTTTTTGGCATTACTAAATATAATTTATTAGCAAATATTCCTGTAATATCAGTGATATTATATTATATATTTTTATTTGTTAATAGACTTGCTACATACGCATCTTTAATATTATTAGTAATATTATTTTGGATTTTTTGTTTTTGGATGTCAATTATATTATTTGTTCCATTTGTAATTATATTTCCAATTCCAATATTTCCCTTTATATTTATTTTACCACTTAAATCATTAATGTTATTATTAATACCGCCTTTTAAAACTTTAACTGATTTAGGAACATTACCACTAATTTATAAAATATCATCTAGAATAGGCACTGGTGATATTTTTTATAATTTCTTTGATTATTTTTTATATCCAACTGCTGATGATGTATCAAAATATTTATATTATAATGCTAATCAAATTGTACAAGACACATCGGGATATGATATATCAGATTATTATATACCATCAGAAAGCATTGATGATGAATTTAAAAATAAAATGGATGATTATTCAGGTAAAACAAAAGAAATGAAAGATTTAGAAACAAATGATGATCCAAAAGATATTGATACATATAGGGAATATAAAAAAGATCCTACTATTAATGAAGGTATGAAAAAAATAGAGGAAGAAACACAATTATGTATTAATAATGGTCAAAAATTTAAACCATATAATTCATCATATACAACGGATCTTAAAACAGATGCAGATAATTCATTTTCACCATATAATGAATGTTATATTAAAGCTATAAAATCTTATTTAAAAACAAGTATAAGATAAAATGGATTTAATTGATATATTAGTCTTATTTGTAGTATTTTTTAATATTTGTATTTTTATTTGGCTAGTAGATTTATTAATATTTTCTCCATTTGCATATTTATTTTTGGATGAAAGTAATTTTGGTTTTTTAGGAGATGCAACATATTATACAATTACAACAATGTCTGAAACATTTCCATCATTTACATTAATATTTTATTATTTAATAACAATTTTTTTCTTAATAATGTATTTTATTTATTTATTTATAATTTTTGTTATTCCAGAAACAGGATTTCCTACTTTATTTATACCTGTAAGAGAGTTATTATTATCTATACCACCATTACCTGCATTAATTGACAAAGGTATATTTAATTTTTATAAAAGTTTATTTGGAGTTTTAGGTATTTATGGAGATCCTAGTATAGCTAATTTTTCAAGAGAATATTTCTATTTTTCAAAAGATGGCACATATGAAATAATGCAATTATTTAATCCTCATTTAGATATGGATAAAATTGATTATGTTATTGAAAATATGAATAATAATAATAAAGAATCTGAAATTAAACATCTTAATCAAGATGTTTCAATTTGTGTTAAGGAAAGTTCAGAATTTACTACACCTAATAGTAGTTATACTGATATTTTGAAAAATAATATGGGTGATATTAAAAATAATGTTAAATGTAATCTTAAATCAATAACTCCTTATATCCAAACTGAAACAAGTTAATATTTAAATGCTGATTATATTTATAGAAAGATAAATAATGTATAAATCTGTTATTAATAGTTTAAATGAAGTTTTAACAAAAAAAATATCAAGTTTTGAATTATTATTAAATATTTCTTTTGTTCTTATTATTGGTTTAATTATATTTATATTTTATTGGCATAATATTAATTGGAAAGTTGCAAAACTTAATCGATGCAAAATTAATTTAAATAGTGCAGGAAGTATTTATAATTTATATGCTTCTTATGATCAAACTAAACTTTATAAAGTTAGATATGATAATAGTACTAAACATAATGTTTCAATTGATTGTGCATGTCCATCTGGTAATATACCAAATACATTTGATATACCTGCTTATAATGCTGAAACAAATAAAACAGAAATAGTTAAAAAATATTGTATTTGTGATAAATATTATGATACAACTCAAAAAAATAAAATTCATTATAATGGTGATAATTTCTTAGTTGATTATTATAGTACAGGATATGATAATCAGTTAAATAAAATGAAATCAAATTTTGATAAAAAATCACTTCATTTTCCAATTGCCTAATAAATGAAACTTTTATTGATAACAGTTGTTAATTCATCAATCATTTCAGGATTTATTTTTGGATATGTGATATTAAATTCTATAATCATATTTCCTTTTTGTGATGAATTTTGTATTGGAAGCCCTCGCCCTTTCAAAATATATTGTTTAGATGAATTAATTATTCCAAATTGATTACTATTTATTTTTATTTGATCATTAAAATATTCAATTGTTATTATTTTACCTAAAATACTTTCAGATAATGTTAATGTATGTTTATAATGCAAATCATTTCCATTTTTAGTAAATAATGAATGTGGTGTTAATTTAAATTCTAAAATTAAATTACCTGGAAGATTTGCACTTGTTTGTGGTTGATCTCCTAATCCTTCAAATATTGTGTTGGTATTATCAAAACCTTTTGGCATATTTAATTGCGCTAAATGTTCAACATCATATGTTCCACAACCCTTACATTCTGCACAATCTTTATTTTGTTTATTTATTATTTTTTGACCATTACATTTATTACATGCAGATTGAAATATTTGTGTCATTGGACCCATTTGAATTACTTGTTGCATCATTCCAGAACCATTACAACCATTACATGTTGTAAAACATTTTTTACAATATTTTTTAACTGTAAATTTTAATTGTTTATTTATTCCATTATAAATATCTTCTAACGTTATATTATATATTTTTGTAATATTATTACATTGTCTTTGTTGTCCTCTCGGATCATTAAATCCAAACATATCATGTCCTCCAAATGGATTATGTCCTCCTCTTCGCGAACCAAATAAATGCTGAAATATTTCATCCATATTTGGTTCATGATGTTCTCCTCCACCATTTGTTTCATTATTATAATTTTCATCACCTAACATATCATATTTTTGTCTTTTTTCTGGATCTCCTAAAATTGAATATGCATTAGAAATTTCCTTAAATTTAATATCAGCTTCTTTATTATCTTTATTTTTATCTGGATGATATTGTAAAGCTAATTTTTTATAGGATTTTTTAATATCATCAATTGATGCATTTTGACTAACTTCTAATATATCATAAAATTTCATATTTTTATTATTATTATTATTATTATTATATTTATAATATTTATATAAAAAAACACAATGAATTTAAGAGATTATAGGATTTTAGGGTTATCCATAATTGATTATATTATTACACTTATTTTCGTATTAATTCTTCATTCATATATGTGGTTTTATGCAAATATTAGCAGTAAAACTAAAAGAACTTATTTGCAATATTTTGCATCATTGATATATATATTTATTTCTATTTTAGGATTAGCTACGATTTTACATTTCTTTTTTGGTATTAAATCTGTATTTTCTAGTTATTTAGGATTTAATGATTAAAAATAAATATGTATAGTTAAAATACTAAATTTAAATAAAAATGAAATTTTATTATTAATTATTTAATTACGAGATTAAGTTCTTTTCAATGTCAGTTATTATCAAAGGATGTGATGCCAAATATATTAATGAACTCGTTCGGCATTCTATCAAAGGTGCTAATGATGATGTTATTAATAATAACATAAATCTCAAAACAATGAGTATTGTTAATACCTATAACATCCAACAGTGCATGAATATTATCATTAAACAAGGCGTTGATTTTCATGATATTTATGTCAAAATGCACTCAATGCATGGCGTCGAAATTGACTTTTCAGATAAGCTAAAGTTTCACAGACATATTGCTCTGATTTATGTGAAGCAGCTCATTATGAAAAAATATAATGCTAAACTGCAAGCGCATAAATGCAAAGTTACAGTTGCAGCAAAAAACGCCGAGTGTTCGATTTGTCTTGAAACTATTGCATCTGATGCTCTTATCACGAGATGCAATCACACGTTTCATCGGTCATGTATGACACAGTGGGGGCGCAATATTTGCCCCATGTGTCGTGCAAACATCTGAAAGATGAAATCTTATATAAATAAAAAATGATTAATAATCTTTTTTTATTTTTGTTATAATGAAGTTTAGTCATCATCCTCCAAAAGCATTAATTGAAAATATTTTTATAAATAAAATAAAAAATAAAAATATTTCATCGGATAAAATTCATAATTATTGGAAAGCAGCAAAAGATGAAGCAATTTTAATTATGAATATTAAATATTTAATTAAAAATACATATTATTATTTTTATTATATTATTGATATTATTATAAAATTATTAATAACATATATTTTATTGTATTGTATAATTTTCATATTTTATTTTAAATATTTATTATAAATGAAGATATTATTTAAATATCTTAATTTATGCAAAGATAATACTATTCTTTTAACTATAGGACTTTTTTTTGGTTCTATTAGTTCTTATTATAAAGTTTATACTAAAGAATATTTAAGTATTATGCTTAATGGTGATATATCAGTATTTGATATATATGTTAAATATTGTATTATTACAGTAATATCAACAGCAATAAGATGTGGAATATTTACATATACTCAAAATAGTTTTTATAATAAATTGACAAAATTAATTTATAATAAAATATTATTTCAAAAAATAGAATATTATGAAACTACCCCTGTTAGTACTCTTTTAGATATTTGTAATAATGATATTAGAATTACATCAGATATTATTTCCTTATATTTAAATGTTTATACGAGAAATATAAGTAGTATTATATGTATATTATATTTATTATCAAATATTTCATATCAGTTATCATTAATATTAACATTAATAATAATTTCTTATTGTTTCATAATCAAAAATGCAAGTAATTTTTATAATAATAAAATGTTAATATTTCAAGAAATTAAAAAACAAATAACATCTCATATTCATGAAACAATATCTCATATATCTATTATTAAAACTTTTGCAAATGAATATAGAGTATCTGATAAAATTAATAAATTATGTGATAATTTGGCAAAACATTATTGGTTTGAAATATTATATCATAGTATAAATACGATATCTATTTATAATATAGATATCATTATTAATATTTTTATTATTATATATTCAGATTATTTTAATATTAATATTGTCTCTTTTATACTTCATAAACATGTTTTATTAGAAAGTATTGAAAGTATAATAACATTTAATTCTGATTATAGTAAATGCACAAAATCATTAAATAATATAATATATATATTAGATAATCAATATTATAATAAAGGAATATTTATACCATTTTCAAATAATATAAAAGGAAATATAATTTTTAAAGATATTTGTTTTTATTATAATAAATCACCTGAAAAATTAATTTTAAATAATTTTAATTTTGAAATTAATGAAGGAAGTAAAATAGGATTTATTGGAGCTTCTGGATGTGGCAAAAGTACAATTGCAAAATTATTATTAGGCATTATTAAACAACAAAAAGGAATTATTTATATTGATAATATTGATATAAATATATATGATAATAAATGGATAAAAAATCAAATTGGATATGTTTCTCAAGATAATATTTTATTCTCTGATAGTATCATAAATAATATAACATATGGTTTAGATAATTATGATATGGATGATGTTATTAATATTGCAAAAATTGCCAATGCACATGAATTTATTTCAGAATTACCAAATGGATATAATACTATATTTGATGCAACTGAATTAAGTTCATTATCAGGAGGGCAAAAACAAAGAATAGCAATCGCGAGAGCATTAATGAGAAAACCTAAAATATTAATATTTGATGAGGCTACATCTGCATTAGATCCTCACTGCGAGGAAATAGTTCAAAATACTATTAATAATACTTTTAGTAAAATAAATAGAAAATCAACTATAATTGTTATAGCACATAGAAAATCTGCATTAAATTTTGTTGATAAAATTTATACTTTTAAATCTTCATCAGAACTACATGAAGTAATAATGAGTTAATATAACTATTTTAATATTATTATTATAATAATAATGGGAAATAATTCATCTAATAGACAATATACATATCATCAATATTATAATGCAATTAAGACAGATAAATCATTTGATTTTTCTAAAATTAATTATTCTTTATTAAATCCATATGAAGTTCTTGAAGTTTCTAAAACTTTCACATGGGATGAATTAAAGGAAGCTTATAAACATACTGCTTTATTAACACATCCTGATAAAGTTGGTGGAAATAAAATAGTTTTTAATTTTGTTACAGAATGTTTTAAAGTATTAGCAGAAGAATATAAAGCTAGAAATGCAAATAAAACTTTTATGGAATTAAAACAACAAGTTAAAAGTTATTATTCTAAAGATAATGAAGAAGATATAATACCTGCTCCAATAACTGGAAATAATTTTAATGAAAAATTTAATAAAACATTTGATATGTGTAAATTAGAAGATGATGAAAATGATTTTGGATATGGAGATATTATGAATGAAAGTTCAAAAATAAGAGAAGATTTTTCTCAAGAAAATTTATTTGAAAAGAAAAAATTTGATAATAATTCTTTTAATAAAATATTTACTAAACATACTCCACCACCACCAAAAGAATTAATTAAATATAAAGAACCAGAACCAATGGTTTTAGCAAAAACTATGAATTATACTGAAATTGGAGGTAAAAGACCTGATGATTATAGCAGTAGTGCTGAAAAAAGCGGTAAAAATAATTTAATTTATTCTGATTATAAAGTTGCATATTCAAATACACGTTTAGTTGATGATGAAATGTTAAATAAATCATTAAAAGATTTTAAGAGTATTGAAGAATATGAAAAATATAGAAATTCTAAAATTAAAAAAGGTTTAACAGATAATGAAAAACTTTATTTTGAAAACAAAAAAATAAAAGAAGAGCAAGAAGAATATTTACGTCTAGAAAGAATAAAACAAAATGATATTAAGATTAAAATGAATAATGAAAAAGCATCTAGACTATTTTTAAAATAATCATTCATAATCATCATTCGTAATTTTATAATTATTATGGCGATGATTTAATTCTTTCTTTTTTTCATTAGAAACAGATACATTATAAATATTTTTGCTACTAACTTTACTTAAATTATCATAATCATCTAATTTCATTGTAATCATTTTTGTCTTTGACATTTCAAACTTATTATATTTAATATTATTATTGTGAAAATAACCAGACTTAAATTTGCGATGCATCCTTTATATATATTTATAAATAAAAATAAATCATTTTTTTAATAATATTCAAAATCACTATCATTGCTATCTTCTGAAAATAGTAATAATTTCTTTTTTTTTGCTGATAAACTCAATGTAGAATTATGCGAATTAATACTATCGTCTGATGATTTTTTTCTTAAAATTGCAGCATCTACTGATTTTTGATCTATTAATACTCTTTTAATATTTAACATTAATAATGATATATTCTATTTTATATATTATAAGATATTATTAAATTCTGATATAAGGACAAAAAATATTATCCTTATATCAGAATTTAATTAGAACTTCTCGACTATTTCTGAATAATACTCGATTTTATCAGAAATAGCTTTGAGTTTTGCATTATATTCCACCAACTTAGATTTATAATAATCCAATTTTCCAATATAATATTCCTTTTGTTCAGTAATTTCTTCCTCATTGTCAGCATCATTTTCAGTTGAACATTTTGATGTTGCTTTAGAAGAAGAACCTGAACCTGCTGTGGTTGTTTTTGCAACTACTACTTTAGGTTTTACTGCTGCTTTAGCTGGCATCCTGTTTTAATTGGATAAATACTTAATAAAAATAATATATCATTTTTATTAAGTATTACTTATAATAATGAACAAAAAAAATAATAAGTTTGAATATTATTTAAGTTTGCTATAGTTAAACTGCTTCATGAACTATTTCAAATGATTTTTTATATTCATGCCATAAAACACTAACTCGTTTCATTGCTTCCTGAGGTGATAATTTTATTTCAGATGTCTTTAAATTTCTATATGTTATTTTATAAAATTCTTGATATTTTAATTTTTTAATAGCTTCGGGTGGTTTTGGTAAATTCATTAAAATATTATTAATAATATTTGATTGTGTTTCAATTAATTCTTTATTTTCAATTATTTCATTTTTCTTATTTTTAATTATAAGTTTTAATCTATTTATTTCATTATCTTTATTATAAATAACATCTCGTATTTTTCTAATTTCATCTTTTTGTTTATATTCAATTTCTGTAAAATAATCAACTATAATTTCATTATCAACTGATCTCCATTTTTTAAAATTTTCAGTTTTGCAAAATGGACACATATAACTAATATCATTAGTATATTCATATGTTCTTTCAATCATTTTAACATAACATATATTACATATACCATTTTTGCATGTATCGCAATTATTATTATTATTTATAATATCATTTAAACATATTGCGCATTCACATCCTTCATTAGTAGTCATATTTAACAATTTATATTATGCATAAAATTTTAAATCATTTTTTTATTTTTGTTTCAATACTTATGATTTATAAATAAAATTGATAGTTAAATTTTATATAAATAATTATCCAATTCAAAATGGTGTCTCCGTTATCTTTGAGAAAACTAACTTCATATAACATCTTTGTGCAAATACAGAGTTCTATATTGAAAAAGGAGGGAGTTGTCTTCAAAGGTTCAGGGAATAATTTTATATATATTGCTGGTTTATGGAATATTTATAAAAATAAGGACCCTATTTTGATTGAATCGTTGTCAGATGATATCATCAAACGAATGGATTTTGAGATTATCAAAAAAAGATGGAAAAAAGCTAAACAGGAATTTTCAATAATGGACAAATCCCAGAAACATTTAAATGATTTCAGGAATGGCAAAATTACCGGTGTTCTCGTTTAGTTATGGCTGTCGAGGTTATTATGAGCAAATTAATTTTTGTTCATTATATATAAATATGAATTTATCATCTAAAGAATATTGGAATTCAATTTTAGATGAAAAAAAAACAAATGCAATAAATATTATTTCTAAAATTCAAAAATCTCGTATAATTTTGAAAGATTTCAAAGATGGTAAAATTATTGGTGTTTTTGTTTAGTCATTTTCATTTTCATTTTCATTTTCATTTTCATTTTCATTTGTTCATTTATATAAGTAATAATAAACAAAAATGATATTTGTTTTTATAATTTAATTTTTATCCAAATCATAATGGAACATTCATCATCATGTTCTTATAAATTAGGAAGCATTCTTAAGATTGCATTGAATGCCGAAATGCAACGCCGGGATATTCTAAAATATCAAAAAGTGTCTGATGATTATATAATTAGAATGATAATATCTAGTGTAAAAGAAGCCGAAGCAAAACAGCAAAAAGAACTCGAAGATATTATTAAAAGCAAAAATGAAGAAATTGAAAGATTGACGCATATTTGTGATATTCTCAAAACAACAAATGATGTTCTCGGAAAACAGTTTTAATTTTAATTAAATATATATGAGCAAATTAATTTTTGTTCATTTATAATTCAGACTTTAATTTTTCAATTTCTTTATTTATTTTTTCAATTTCTATATTTGATTTTTCAATAATATTTATTATTTCATTATATTTTTTATTTTTATTATTTATTATTTTTTCAATATAATTATTTAGTATTGTAATATTATATATTAAATTATCGAATTCTTTTAAATTTCTAAGTTCATCATTTGATATTTTAATTATAAGTTTTGATGAATTATTATATAATAATGAAGTAATTATTATTAAAGAAAAAGAAATATAAAATATTTTAAACAGCATTATTATCTTTAATAAAATAATTAAAAAAATCATTTTTTATTAAAAAGTTTATTAAATTTAACAGTAAATAATTGTTTAATTGCAGTTATTTCATTTGTTTTATAAATTATAATTTCTTTCAAATCATTCAGTTCTTTTGAATTATTGCTAATAATTTCATTTAATTCTTCAATTTCTTTATAATTATTATTGATTATTTCATTTAATTCTATTTTTTTATCATTAATTATTCTATTTAAATATTTATTCTCAATACTTTTAATATTTATTGTATCATTTAATATTTTATTAATCTCTGATAATTGTTTGATTTTCTTATTTTTGTTTGATATTATAATAATAGCAATTATTGTTATAATAACAGAAATAATAATCATTTGTTATCATTATTATTAATGTCTTTATCATTTTTTTATAAAATTATTTTCTGAATTATAATGAAAATCATTTATAATAATATTTTTATATCTTTGATGATTATTAATATTATTTATATAAATAATTGCATATATCTTGATAGAAATGATAAGAATTATACATAATATAGAAACAATAAGACTAATATAATTAATCATTGATTTTTTAATAATAAAAATAAAAATCATTTTTTTCCAAATTAATGTTATTAATTATTTTTTGTATTTCATTATCTTTAATTTCCAATGCTTCGATCAATTGGTTAAATTTGTTATTATTTTGCTGACAATTATAAATACAATCATTTTTATTTAAAGGTTTGTTTTAAATCTCCTTAAATCATTTCCTTTAAATATTCGAGATTTTTAATAGTTTCTTTAAGTTCTTTATTTGCATATTCGAGATTTTTAATAGTTTCTTTAAGTTCTTTATTTGCATATTCGAGATTTGTTTTTATAATTTTATTATATAGTAAATATGTCCCTGTTATTATAATAATCATAGTTATTTCAAAATTTAATTGATAATTATATATATATCTTCCAGTAATATACATCATTATTATAAATTCAAACATAACATTTTATTAATAAAAACAAAAAATCAATTTTTTAATTTTTATTCATAAGTTCTTTTATTTTATTTTCATGTTCTATAATTAATTTCTTTTGTTTTCTATTTTCTATTATTAATAATTCAACTTCTATATTCAAATATGTAAAATATAATCCTATTATTAGAATTACAATCATAAAAAGAAATATTATCATTGAAAATAAATATAAAAAAAATAATTATAATAACATAATCAATTTTTATATATATATATATCTGAAAATGGATTTAAAGGATTGTTTTGAAACTCCTTAAATCCATTTTCAGATATAAAGAATAATAAATACTATTATGAATACAATTATATCTATTAATGCAAAATCAATAATCATTTTTAGTTTTTATTAAAAAATTATTAATCATTTTTTATACTATTTGCTTTATAAATCATTTAAATACATTTAAGTAATATATATTTTGCATAAATAGCAAAAATAACAAAATCAGTAAAATAATATCAAATATTTTTATTATAATCATTATTTTTATTTATAATTTAATTTTAAATAAATGACAAAAAATTAATTTTGCCAATATAAATCAACACTTGCAACTTATTTAATAATACTTGAACCAATCTTTTGGTTTAGTATAGAAAACAAAGCGACAGATGCTAACTGGTTGATAATCGCAGAGCACATATTCATACACATCATACTACAAACATAATAATCAGATATAATCTTCATATTTACATCTTGCGAATTGATTGAAATGATCTCATCAATCAGCAAAGACATATTGCCATTATAATATTCAGGATTGGATAATAATTCAACCTTAAAATTTTCGGCAAATGCTGTAATGTTAGTGTGTTTAGAAAGTAGCTCATCAATGATGGGAAACAACTTAACGAAAAGCGAAACGAATGCTAACTGTTGGTACATGACTTCAACATTTGCATATAAATCATCAATCGGACCAAGATATGTTTCATATAGGGTCATTGCAACGGAAACACCTCCAGAGTATTCGAAGATAATCTTCTTATTCTCTTCAATAGTATTGTTTGAAACAATATCATCAAGGGTGCAATCCAGCAAATCAGCAACATCATCATAACATTTGGGATAAGAGGTGAATTCAGCAATAAAATCATAAACAAACTTTTGTGCGTTCATTGTAGTGGGGACAATTAGTGAAAACTGTAATTATTAAATTTAAAAAAAACCTATCAGTTTTTATTATTTTTGGTAATAATTAATACAAAAATATTATTAATTACTATTAATAATAATATCAATATCATTCATTTCTTCAATTATTTTGAAATATCTATTTGCTTCATTTATTTTATTTAAAATAATTGTTCTTTTTAATTCAATATTATTATTAACATTACATTCATTTTCATATTTTTCATATAATTTATTTTTTATTATTCTTAATATTTCTTTTCGTTTTAAATCTCTGAATATCTTAATATTTTTAATATTTCTATGTGGAAAATAATCATCTAAATATAAATTAATAATTTCAGCTATTTTTTCATTTATTTCATCAATAGAATAAATATTAAAGTTATTTACAATATCTAATATTTTGTTTTGAATATTATTATAAATATTATAATTAATTGGTATTACCATATATTTTTCTTTCTTCTTATTTTTAGCATAATTCATAAAACAAATATATACAGAAACAATAATAAATCCAATAATTAACATTATAATTATTATTGATATTAATTATTATCATTTTTTAAAAATAAGTTTATATATTTTTAAAATTTTTTATAAATAAAATATCCATACTTCTCATATGTTGCTCGTCCTCATTCCTCACATAATATATAAAAATATGATAATAATAAATAACATCATAAATGTTTAATTGCTCAGTATGTAAATATAAAAGTAATAAGAAATATAATTTAACACGTCATATGGTGTTAAAACATAAAAAATGAGAATTGTTCAAATACTACACCCTTAATAATAAATGTAATAAAATTTTATCATCAAAAAAAATTTAGACAAACATCTATTTATTTGTAAAGGTGTTTCAAATCCATTTGAATGTCATAAAATATTAGCAAATAGCGGTTCAAAATCAAGACATTTAAAAATTTGTAAAGGACTTTTAATTAAAGAACCTTCGACTGAATTAACATTACCAAATAATAATATAATTAATAATACATCAAATATAACTAATATAATTATATTTGATCCATTAAAACCATATGGAACAACATTAAAAAATAGATCATATTAATTTAGAATTTATAAGTAAATTATTAAAAAAAAAAGAAAAAGATGCATTAACATTATATTCGCAAATATATATAGGAGATAATGAATGGGATTGTTGTTATGATAATAATATTTATCCTAAATTTATAAGTGAAATAAGTAATTGTTTAGGAGATTTATTATTATTATTAAAAAATTTAAGTAGAAATATAATCAATAAACTAATAGAATTTATTGATTATATGGCAGAAGATGGATATTGTAATGATGATAAATTAAAAAAACAAAAATAATTATTTACAATTTAAGAGATTTAATGAAAGACTAATAAAAACATTTTTATTTTTGTAATTTAATAGATGATTATATTTATAATCTCTTTTTTAACTACTTTAACTTTATTTTGTTGTTGTTATATATATTATAATAGTGTAAAAGACATGTATGTTAATAATGATATAAATGAATATTTGCTTTCTTCTGTTTTAGAAGAAGATTATGATAATAATAATAATTTATCTAATAATGATATATCAGTATAACAATTTTTATATTTTTCATGAAATTCATTCATTTTAATAGTTAAATTATCTAAATTTGAATCTAATAATTCTTTAGTTATATCACTCCATTCATTTATAACTAAACAAGGAAATATTTCATATATTTTATCAAATACACTATTTGTTTTTTTAACAATTGGAATTGTTTTTAGATAAATTGCTTCAAAAAAACGATGAGTATCAACACCTAAACCAGATGGAGCAATAACATAAAATGATTGATGTATAAAATTATAAAATTTATATGAAGGTATTTTACCCCATGTTGATGTCATATTAAATGAATATTTAAAATTAGAAATATCATAAATAAATGATTTATCTTTTAGACAATTATAAGATATTAATCTATCTGGATGTGTATTTCCAACTCCTCCAATAAGACAAAGATATTTTTTAATAACTGTTTTAAGACCCTGATTAAATAAATATGTATGATAAAAATTTTCGTGTCCTGGTGCAATTGTTATGCCACAATCTCTAATACCAATTGGCATACAATAAACATTCGGATGTGAATAATGATTATTTTGATTATAAATAGAATAAGAGATTGGGAGTAATAGTTCAATAATTTCTGGAGGTATTATTGGTTCAAATTGTAAATAAAAAATAACTTTAATATTAAGTAATTTAATATTATTAATAATTTTATGTAAATTTTCCATAAATAATAAACTAGCAATATTTATAAATATTTTATTACCATCTTTTAAATATTTTAATAATTCAAATGATTTATCAAGAGGTAATAATTTTAATCTATCTGTAAACATAAGATCGCAATTAAGAGCATAACCAATTTGAGAAAATTTAAAAATTAATGTTTCATTATAATATTCAACTATTTGTTTATATTCATCCATTATTAACTTTAAATATTATTATTAACTTTAAATAATAACAAAAAAATAATTATTAATAATTATTAATATCATACATACCTAATAACATTATCATTGTTAAACTTTTTATAATATCATAAAATATCATATTTATACCATATAATAATATTATAATATGTGCAATTATAGCTATTGATATTAATAATATAAATATATATCCAATACTAATTCCGATTGTTAATATTATACCTGATAATATTCTAAGTAATAGTAAAAGAATATTCATTATATAAATTTAAAAAATATTCATTAATATCATTTTTTTTATTTAAATCCTTTTTTAGGTAATATCAATTACATTATAAAAACCTTCTTCTATTGTTGGTTTAACATATTTTTTTCTAAATACATAATATGTTATTTTTGGAATAACCTTATCTCGTTTATTATTTCTAAACATCGCTGTTGTAATATCCGTTTCAACATTTATACATCGTATTGGTATATTTTTACTATTTGCAAAATCAATATATTCTTTTCTTTTTTCAATTGATGGATTTGTTGCATCAAATATTATTGAATAATTAGTTTTAATATATTTTTCAGATTCTTTAATCATTTTCTTACTCGTTTTAAATATATCACCATTTATTATCATATATGTTTTAGAATTAAATGTATTTGCTATAGTTGTTTTTCCACTTCCTGGATATCCAACTAATACTATGATTTCTTGTTTATCAAATTGTTTTATTATTATTTCTTTATTATCAATAATAGAAAATAAATCATCAGGTGAATATATCTGTTTTATATTTATATTTTCTGCAAATTTTTTATCACTATCTGACCAATCTCCTTGTCTTCCTAATGCATCACCTACATAAAATGATTTATTCATATTTATTTTTTTATTTTTTTTAATAATATCAAACATTGTTCTATTTGGTTTTTTATCTATATCTTCATATCCTACAGCTATTAAAGATGGTATTGTTAATGTTGATAATACATTTATTATTTGTTGTAATTTCATTTCAGTATTTTTTGTTTGATTTGATATTATTATAATACAATAACCTTTATCATAATATTTTTTCAAAATTTCGGGCACTTTTTCTGTTATCCATCTCCAATCATCTAATGATTTTGAAAAAGTTCCATTTGATAATGGTTTTACTAATGTCCAATCATAATCAAATATTGCCATCTTTTCTCTTAAACGAAATTTACCAATTTTAATTATATGTGGAGACATTAATATAACTACAATTATATTTTATTTTTTTTATCATTTTTTATAATAATAATAATCTTACTATTCCTACAGGTATTAAAATAATTATTATTGTTAATATTATAACATTTGATATAAAATTAATACAATCCATCATTTTAATCCTAATAATAAAAACAAAAATCAATTTTTATTTAAAGAATTGTTAAGAATATCCTTAAATCAATTATTAGTATTACTAGCAATAGATAAATAAACTTTCTAATATTTATATTATTATTATTAGTCCATATAATACCTATTATTAAAATAATTAATGAAATTATATCAATTTCAATTCTATTCATTATAAAAATAAAAAAATAATGAATAATATCATTTTTTAAAATTTGAAATGACAAAAATTTTCATAATTGCCAATTTCCTAATCTACATCAAACATATCTCAAATTACTCTTATCAGTCTGCTGAAAATACTGATTAAAGCTAATTTCAAACTTACTTTTAAGTTTAAGACAAATCAACAGATAAATATGATTTATATTAACCTCGTAATAGCAGGTGTAAAATCTAAATGTCAATTGAATGCTTATTTTAAGTAGCAAGTTGAGAATGTGAAAAATGATGTTGTAGATAGCAAATATCACTGATGATGTTTCAAAGTACATATAATGTCTAAACAAAATGGGGTGATGTTAATTTAATAGCATAATTTTTAAAGTTTAATATTTCTATTCATTTTTTTCTTATTTTCTTTTAAATTAATACAAATTTATTTTTTTACTAATATAAGTTATTATTATATATTCAATCATAATATCAATATTTATTATCAATAATAATTCACTTATAAAATCATCAAATTTAAAGTTATTTAACATTATTATTATAAGTATATCTATGTTTTCATTTTTTTATTTATTTATATTTAAAAACAATAATATTTATTTATAAATAAAAATAAATGAAAATTCGCATATATGTCCTATGTTATAGTGATGATACTTATATTAAAGCTAATGAAATATATGGACAAAAAGAATGGGCAAAAGTTGTTTATATTAACTCAACTGTATTATTTGAAAGTATTATGTATGATAGCTGGTTAGAAGAAAATTATGATGATTGGAAAGATTTTGATTATGTAGGTACTATCTCATGGAAAGCACCTTTTAAAATTAGAATGCCTGATATTGATAAATTAACAGTATTTTTAGAAAATAATAAAGATAATTATGATGTTGCAGCATTTTATTATATTGAAATGAATATGATTGATAGAACTAATTATTATCATTCTAAATTTAAAAAATTATGGATTAAAATTTTATCTAATTTAGGTTATTCAATGGAACAAATTTTAAATAATAATATTAAAGGGTTTTATTGTAATTATTGGATTACTACACCTAAATTAATGTTGGATTATATTAATTTTTTTAGAAAAGTTAAGAATGTTATCAATAATTATCAAGATATTCAAGAAGATTTATGGAGTGATTCCAAATTTCAATCAACTACTTTATTAACACCTGAACAATGTATGCAAAAATTTGGAATACCATATTATCCATATCATCCTTTTATTTATGAAAGAATACCTTGTATTTATTTTGAATATACTGCTAAAATTTTAATTACAGAAAAAATTAAAGAGTTATATTAAAGATGAATATTTTTATTTATTTTAGTACTTATATAATTATTGCTGGATTTTTATATTATTTTAATTTTATTAAGTACAATCCATTTTTATGGGTAATTATAGCATTATTAGCTTCTATTTTTATAAGTTTATATGTTATTAAATATAATTATTATTATAATCCAAATTTTAATTATTTATCGTTGATTAAATATATTGTATTTAATAGTCCAAAATTATTATTATTATTTATTATTGATCATAAAAATATTTTTAGTGGTTTTATATTTTATGCATCATTATGTATTATTTATTTAATTTTAATTGATTTTAATGTATTTGATATTTATTATAATAATACTATTCTTAAAGTTATTAATAATGATTTCTCTGCATCAGTTTTTTCATGAATTTAATGAATATACTGACCATGCAAGATAATTTGCAAAAGATAACCATATTACATATGGTATTAATAAATAAACTGATATTATATTTCCATAACTATAAAATAATATCATAACTATTATTGCTGTTATTAATATTAATGTTGTTAATATTGCACTTTCTAATAATCGTCTATACATAAAAATTAATGGCGTATATATATAATTTAATACTAAATGTAATACTGGTATTATCCAATATTCAATCGATCTATCTTTTAATGCTATATAATATGATATACCAATTAATATATATAATATAGACCATGCAATTCCAAAAACATATGACGGAGGTGTTAATTTTGGTTTATTTAATTTAAAATACCATTCATCTGGTTTTGATAACTGTCCAATAGTAAAACCAATTATTAATGGCAATATTATTATTAAAAGATTAAAATTTAAATAATCACTAATATTCATTTATTATATTATATTATTTTAAAAAAATAATAAAAAATATTTAAAGTTTATCTATATATATTTTTTATTATTTTATGAAAGAATTATTAAATAATAAAAGTATTAGTTTATTAGTACCTATATTATTAATTAATATTTGTTATTTAATATTATACATAACATATTATTTCATTAATTTCATTTAAGGATTTGAAAAAATCTTTTAAATAACTTTTATAAATATACATATCAGTTTTAAATCCATTTATTTTTAATATTATTAATTCATGTAATTCTTTTTGTGATAATAATAATTTTTGATTATTTATATTTAATATCATTTGATTTGTTAAATCTTTTTCTTTAAATATAATTAATTCTTTTTCTATATTAGTTATTACATGTGAATAACTATTATATTTATAATATGTTTTATGTAAATCAATTATTTTATTTTTAATTTCAAATATTCTATTCATTTCATTTAATTCATATATTTCATAAACTTCATTCATTTCATAATGTATTGTTGAATATATATATATACTTAATTTATATAAATATTTACGAGCTACTACTCTTTTATTTATTATATATTTTATAATAATTTTATTTATTATTATTGTCGGTAATATTATTACAAATATTATTATTGCAATCATTAATATTATTGTATTTTTTTTTATTAATGCAATTACTATTAATAAAATTAATAGAATTAATAAAATTATGTTCCATTTTAATTGCATTATCATTAAAATTAAAAAAAATAAATATTATCAATTTTTTATTATTGTAATGTTTTCATAAATTCCTCCATATTCTTATTTCCCATACTTGAATTACAGTTTTGACATATCGGACGTAAATTTGATACAATCATTTCACCTCCTTTTGATTCAGCTATAATATGACCACAATGAAATGACATTTGGGATATATATGAACTTTTACAACATACACATTTAGCTTTTCCTATTTCTTCACCAATATGCATATTCCATACTAATTGTTGCTGAAATTGTCTGTTTCTTTACTGATTTTTTATTTTCTTCTTTAATTTCTATTTCTTCTTTCTTATCATATTTATGTTCCTTCCATAATTTAGCAATATATTCCATTTTATTTTTAATTTCATTATTATCTCTAATTAATAAACTTTGTTCTTTAAAAAATGCATTATATGGTGTTAATTCTTTCTTTTTAGGTTCTTCAATTATTATTTTTTTTGGTTCAATTGTCTTCTTTAATGACTTTTTAACTACTTCTTCATCTTTTTCAATTATAACTTCTTTTTTTGGTTCAATTGTCTTCTTTAATGACTTTTTAACTACTTCTTCATCTTTTTCAATTATAACTTCTTTTTTTGGTTCAATTGTCTTCTTTAATGACTTTTTTGATGGTATATAAATAGCTAATTGTTTTATAATAAATGCATATAATTCATTATAAAAATCTATAATATTATTATTAATTAATCCACCCTTTATATTATCAATCTTAAACATAAAATCATTAATATCTATAAAAGTATTTATTGAATTTTGTAACTCATTCCCAATTATATAATATTTAGTTGATTTAAATCCAATAATAATTTTATTGAAATATTTAATGAATTCATTTTCACTGTTTATATCTATGAAATCTAGTAATGATTTATAAATATTTATTTTTATTAAATAACTAAAATCTTTTGTTTTCTTTGATATTATTGTATTTAATTCATGTAATTGTGTTATTTTTTCTAAAATTGACATTATGTTTATATAAATAAATTAAAAATATTATTAAATCATTTTTTATAATTAAATACTTAAATAACTTTCTTATTAATATTGGTATGTTATTTACTTTTATTGCAACTGATAAATTTAAAATAAATGATATATATATTAAAAAATAAAAATTGAAGTGAAAAAACAAATCATAAAAAACTATATCATTTAATGATTATTTAAAATCTAAATCTACTGGCGGAATGAGATCATATTCAAAATAAATTTGAATATATACCAGTTATCATTATATTTAAAAATTTAAATATTAATATATAATTATGAATTTATTTATTACTGTTTTTATTTATCTAGAAATACTTTTTAATGATTTTATATCTTTCATTAATAATATTGATTATAATGATATTAGATAAACAAAGAAATGATTTAAAGAGATTTTTAAATTATCCTTAAATCATTTCTTTGGCTAATGTTAAATATTTAGCCAATTTTGATTTATCCATCTTTTCTAATAATTTTACTTGCATTGCCATTGCATATATTCTTTTTAATATTTCTTTATTATTATTTATAAAATTCCAATATAATGCATCCCATTTATCATTCCAATCCTCTTTTTTGTAATCACTCATCTTTTTTATATAATTTGATGATGATATATATGGTCTCGTCATCATACTTATATTTATTAATGAATATTGAGACATTCCATATACATTTGGAACCATTACCCATTCATAAGAATCAATAAAACATATCATAAACCAATCATACAATTCTTTCGGATCTATTTGTAATAATAAACCTATATTTCCCATTATCATTAATCTCTCTATATGATGCAAATATCCATATTTTTTAACCTTTATTATCATATCATCTATTATTCTTATTTTTGTTCCATCATTATTATACCATGATTTAGGTATTTTTTTCTTATGATTTAATCGATTCATCTGTTTCATTTCTGCTCCATGATATATATATATAAATCTTACATAACTTCGCCAACCTATTAATTGTCTTATAAATGCCTCTACTGATATTAATGATTTATTATTCTCTTTATCATTCTCATAATAATAATTTAATACTTCATCTATTATAATATTAGGTGTTATCAATCCTATGTTTAATAATGGTGATAATATTGAATGTGATCCAAATATAACTTTTTTTGATATTCCATCCTGATATTTTCCAAATGTTTCTAATCTATTTTTTATAAAATTTTTTAAATGTATTTTTGCATCTTCATGTGTTATTGGATAATATATATATTCAACTATTCCAAAATTATTATTAAAATTATTGTTAATATAACTCTTTGCTTCTTCTATATATTTATTTGAATATGTTATTATTTTATTCTCCTTATACCTCTTATCATATGGATTTCTATTTTCTTTATCAAAACTCCATTTACCCCCTATTGGTTGTTCCATATTTTCTATTAAAATATTTAAGCGCTTTCGTTGCCATTTATAAAAATTATCATGATAATAATTTTTCTTATTAGTATTTTTATTTCTATAATCTTCCAAATCTTGTCGCGTTTCTAAAAATAATGGTGTATCATATATTACAATATTTGATGATAATTTATTATATTTTTCTATTATTGGTTTATCAACCGGATCATACATATGTATTCTTCTTTTTTTAAATTCATCATTATCTATTTTATCAAATTCAATATAAATAACTTTTGAATTATATTTTATTTTTAATTTCTCATAATAATATTTCATAGAAGCTCGGTGTAATATTAATTTCTGCTTATGAAATTTCTTTGATGTAAAATAAAATGGATCCTCTATTATATAAATCTTATCCATCTTATCCAAATATTCAGTATATTCAAATAATTGTGTTGGTAATATTATAAATATATTCATTATTATTATAATAATGGAGAATAATAATATTAATGATTTTAATATCAATGAGATATTATCAAAAATCTCTAAATTAGAAAATAAATATTTAGAAATTAAAAAAGAAATGAAAGATATTAAAGAACGTTTTGCTAAAATTGAAAAAACTAAAGTTATTTTTTAATGTAAAAATCTATTGTTTGTTTTAATCCATCCTCCAAATTTATTTTTCTTTCCCATCCCAATAATCTGATTTTGTCATCTGATATATAATATCTCTTATCATTAAAATCTCGATCAATTATATATGTAATGTTTTTATCATATTCTTCTGTTTTTTTTATTAATTTAATTAATGTTTTTGCTAAATTTAAAATTGATATTTCTTCCCCTAATCCTATATTATAAATTTCACCAATTTTACCATCATTCATTATTAATTCTAAACATTGAACTAAGTCATTTATATGCAAAAATGATCGAACACATGAACCATCTCCTTGAATTGTACATTTTTCATCATTTAATAATTGAATAATAAAACGAGGTATTACTTTATCTATATATTGTTTATCTCCATAAATATTATTACTTCTTATAATTATTATTGGTATATTAAATGATTTATAATATGCTATACATAACATTTCTGCTGCTGCTTTTGTCGCAGCATATGGATTTGTTGGATATAAAATACTATTCTCATCCTTCTTTTTATCATCATTTAACATCGATTCACCATACACTTCATCAGTACTCATATGAATAAATTTAACTATTTTCCCATATATTCTACAACATTCTAATAATACATGAGTACCATAAATATTATCATTTGAATAATCTAATGAATTATTAAAACTATATTCAACATGCGATTGTGCTGCAAAATGCATTATACAATCAATATTATTTTCTTTTAAATATGATAATAAAAATTCTTTATTTTGTAATTTATTATTTACTGTTTTAAAATTTGTTTCATTTATAATATCTTTAACATTTTCTTCTGATGCACAATATAATAAACAATCATAATTATAAAAATTTATATTTTTATATTTCTTAACTAAATATATTAAAAAATTTGATGCTATAAAACCATATCCGCCTGTTATTAATATATTTTTAATCATTGTATTATAATTATATTTATGTTTTTTTAAGTAATTTTATAGCAGTTTCTAATTTCTTATTTTCTATTATTTGTAATTCTAATAATTTATAAATATTTTTATATTCTATATTTAAATTATCCCTCTCATTTAATATATTAAATCCATCTAATATTGATATTATTAATAATGATGTTAATATAGTAGAATAAATGGTTATTGATACATAATTTAAAAAATAATAATTAAATATATATGATAATGTAAATAAATAACTTAATATTAATATATTACGTGTATAAGTTATAATAAGCATAATTTTTAAATAAATATATAATTATCATTTTTTATTTCATCTATTTATATATAGAAAATGATAAAACTTTTTATTGTAACAGTTATAATTATTATATTATTAGCTATGTTTCTATCTTATATTTATACTTATAAAATAGAAAAATTTACAATTCAAGATGATGCTGCTAAATTACAAGAACAACGTAAAAAAGATGAAGAAAATTATGCTTTGGTTTTAAAAGCTCAACAATCAACTCAACAACCAACTCAACAACCAACTCAACAACCAACTATTGAATCAACTCAACAACCAACTCAACAATCAACTCAACAACCAACTATTGAATCAACTCAACAACCAACTATTGAATCAACACAGCAACCAACTATTGAATCAACACAGCAACCAACTATTGAATCAACACAGCAACCAACTCAACAATCAACTCAACAATCAACTCAACAACCAACTCAACAATCAACTCAACAATCAACTCAACAACCAACTCAACAATCAACTCAACAACCACAGACAGTACCAGCTTATTTACCTAAGAAAAATATTGTTGATTTTTTAGCTGTAATATCAGCATATAAACCATGGGGTGTTTATTATGCTGGTAATTTTTCTGATAATAAATTATATGATTTATTAGGTCGTGATGATAGAAATGCTATTGCTTTTGGTAATATTAATAAATTAAATGATACCGGATTTGGTGCAAATGGTACTGTTAAATCAATATTAGGAACTACTTCATCATATATTGAATGGACTGCTAATAGTATTCCTGAAAAATTTACTATTTGTTCTATTACACGTTATACTGGTAATGATAATAATAAAAGAGTTTTAAGTGCTAGAAATGCTACTGTTGCAAATGATTGGGTTCATGGTCATAAAAATGGAAAACGAGGGGTTGTTTATTATACAGAATATAAAACTAATAGCTCTCCTGATTTTAATTTAACTGGTAATACTACAGATTGGGTCGTAACATGCGCAAAAAATGATGTTACTACACCTAATAATATTTATATTAATGGTGTAGCTTCTGGTATTAAATCTGGCGGTCAAGGTGGATTAAGACTAGCAATCAATAAATTAGATGATACTAATATTATTGCTGAACAATCAGATTTTGCTCTTAGTTATATTATTATATGGGATACTAATTTAACTAATACATCTCTAGAAATTGTATCTGATTTATTAATGAATTATTTAAATACTGGTGAAGAATTATTATTTGATACAAATAATTTATCTATTGATGATAAAATTAAAGTTATTGATGCAAAAAGTAATCTTTTAAAATATGAATTAAATGAATTATCAACTAAATATAATACGTTATTAACATCTTCTTCAAATCCTTCAAATCCTTCAAATCCTTCAAATCCTTCAAATCCATCAACTCCTGATAATTCATTAATATCAAATGCTGATAAACAAGTATTATATTCACGAATTGCTAATTTAGAAAATACTATCAGAGGTAAAACTGTTGGAGGATTAGTTCCATCAAATAATGTAATTACTCTTAATTTACAATCTGATACAACTGATACAACATGTATTAATATGGGAACTAAAATGCCAGATCCAACTGAAAAATCTTTTACTGATACTTTTGATGATACTCAATTAAATACTATTAATACTGATCAAAGACCTTATATATGGTGTAAAAAATGTAATGTAAATGATGATAATAATAATAGTACAACAATGTGCAAAGCTTATGATGTTTGTAAAACTAATTATTCTAAAAATAATAGAGCTGATAATAAATCAACTTTCACAACTATTAGTGAAATTGATAAACAAATTTATGATAATTGTGTTAATGCATTTATTAATTTTCCTAAATATCTTCAAGCAAATTCAGATATTGCTTTAAATAATTAACTTTTTTTAATTAAAAAAAACTATTTTTTAAAAATAAGTATGAATATTAATTATAAACTCGCTGATATTATTCAAACCGATTTTATAACTGGTTATCGCGCTTATGATGTATGTCATAATAAAAGCGAAGTTCTTAAAATTAGAGCTATTAATGATCAAAATTTTGATATTAAATCTCATAGTAATATTCTATATGATGAAGAAAATGTAAATGGTCAAAAAATACCATATATTTATGGTGATATTAATAGTTTTATTAATTTTCCCAATATTATTAAATATCCTAAATATACAATTTGTGCAATTACTAAATATTATGGTAATGATGATGATAAAAAAAATAATATTTTAAGTATTACTAATATTGCTAATAAAATAACTACAATTGGACATAATAATAAATGGGCTGGAATTGTTGAATATGTTAATTCATCAACATCAGTAGTTAAAATAAGTAATGTTAATTATTTAAATGATTGGGTTGTTTCTTGTATATCTTATGATACATCTGTTGATAATTTAAATACAGGTGAAGCTTATTTTGGAACTAAAAATGATCCTAATGGAAGTATTAATACAAAAATTGCCGATATTAAAGCTATTATTGGAGATTTAAATATAAATACACCTAATAATATTAATAATTTAAATAGTAGTTGGGGGTTATCTCATTTATTAGTTTGGAATACATCATTATCTTCTGAAAAATTACGTATAGTTTATTCAACATTTATTGATTATCTTTCAAATCCTGCTAAAAATGATATTGTTTTATATAAAAACATTTATCCCCGTAATCTTTTCCCATCTTGTATAGAAAAATTTTATAATAACGGATTGTCACTTAATATAACAAAACAATTATGGGCAGGATATTACGCAGGTAATTATAATTCTCGTACTAATGAATTACCTGATTTTAATGGTAATCCAGATAGACATATTAAATCTAATATGATTAAAAATGTAAAATTAAATAATAGTGGTGGTATTCCGTTTTTATATGGTGATAAAAGTAGTTATATTATATTTCCTGATAAATCTATAAATTCTGAATTTACTATTTGTGCTATAACTAAATATACCAGTATTGATGAAAATGAAAATAATATGATTTTACAATCTATTGATAATACTGAAAATAATCTTTTTTATCATGGACATTATAAAAATAAAAAAGGTGTTATTACTTATAATAATTATGAATTTTCAAAAGGATTTCCATCAAATACATCTATTAATTCATGGGTCGTTTCATGTGCAAAAAATACAAATTCAACTAATATAAATGAAAATGTTATAATAGATGGTCAATATTCTGGTCTTTCTATTGATACTAATTATATTAATAATAAAACTAAACCAATTTCAACATTAACTATTAATTATAATAATATTAATAATAATTCTTCTTATAGCAATTGGGCTCTTTCATATCTTCTTATTTGGGATAGCCATTTATCTGATGATGAATTAAAAACTATTTCTGTATCCTTAAATAATTTTATTAAAAATGGTGAAACTTTATCATTTATGAATTCACAAAATCAAGTTATATATTCATCTCAATCTAAAAATCCAAATCAATATCCAAATCTAAATCCAAATCAATATCCAAATCAATATCCAAATCAATGTGATAATTTATCAGATATACAAAAACAAATGCTTCAATTAAATTTATAATATATATTTTTATAATTTAATTATAATAGATAATAATGTCTTCTATTAATGATGATTTAATTAGAGCTTATAAAAATACTAGAAATTTAATTTCAAAAGATCCTGCTAATAAAGATATAATTATTAGCGAATATATTGATTTAGTAAATAAACTTAATAATTGTAATAAACCACAACAACCAGATTATAACCATAAAACAGAATTTTCTAAAATGTTAAAAAATCCTCTTGAAATATCTATTTATAATAATTTTCAACGTTATAATGATGAACCACATATTATTAATCCGATTTTAACTAAAGCACCAATAAAAACTAAAACATCAAATGATAGTATAAATGAATTAGCTGATGTTTCTGCATATTTTAAATAAAAATAATCTTAAAAAAATAAATATTAAAAATAGATAAACAATGACATATTATTTAAATAAATCATTTGATGTTACTGAACAATTAATTAAAGATAATCCAGCAAATGAAAATGAAATTATTAATAATTTTAATAATTATATTATTAGCAATAATAATAATTCATATAAAAATAATCCAATGGTTCGATCTGCTACTTATAATGACAATGAATTACCTCTTGATATTAATATTCATAATAATTTTCAAAGATATAATGATAAAAATAATGATTATCATAATGATTATGATTATGATACTGGTTATTTAATGCCAAATAAAATGACTTATAATCCAACTTCACCAGCAACAACAACAACTGCAACTGCACCAGCAACAACAACTGCAACTGCACCAGCAACAACAACTGCAACTGCACCAGCAGCAACAACTTCACCAGCAACAACAACTTCACCAGCAACAACAACTTCACCAGCAACAACAACTGCAACTGCAACTGCACCAGCAACAACAACAACTGCACCAGCAACAACAACAGAAACATTTAAAGATTATTTTAAAGATTTGAGATATGGATTTAAAGATTATTTTTCATTTAATTAATAATGGAAAAATTTAATGATGCAAACACACCTTTATTTAGCTTTAATGGAGTTAATATTATGTCTCGTGTCGTAGATATTACAGATGGAGATACAATTAAAGCTATTATCAATTTTAAAGACGAATATTATAAAATTATTGTTAGATTAAATAATATTGATACATGTGAAACTAAAAGTAAATGTGAGGAAAATAAAAATTTAGGTATTAATGCTAAAAAAAGATTATATAATCTTATAACAAATAAAACAATTGAAACTAATGATAAAAAAATAATTAAAAAAGAATTAAATGATAATTGTTATCTTATTTATCTTAAATGTTATGATTTTGATAAATATGGTAGAGTTTTAGGCGATATTTATCAAAATGAAAATGATACTGTAAGTTTTTCATCTATTCTTATTAGCGAAAAATTAGCATATATTTATGGTGGTAAAACTAAATTAACAGAAGAAGAACAAATTGAATTATTAAAATAATAAAATATTTTAATATTAGAATATATATATTATTTATATTATGAATCCTCAAGTTATTATTGCTGAAATTTTAGGAACTTTTATTTTCTTTTCTGGACTTTTAGCTATTGCTCCTTTTGGTATATTTGCTGGCGGGATTGGTTTAGTAGCTGGTATTTATTTAAGTGCTAAAGCTTCAGGTGGTCATTTAAATCCTGCCTTTAGTATTATTATGGCTATTAGAGGTGATATAACAGTTACTGCTGCTATTGCTTATATTGCATCTCAAATAATTGGAGGTATTTTAGCTTTACTCGTTAATTCTTATTTAATTGTATAAGTATTATTTTGTTTTATTTTTATAGTAAATTAATAAAAATATGATTAATTTATTTATAATTATTTTTACATACTGAAAAGAATGGCTGCTAGTACTAAGAACTGTAATTTCTCATGCACATGCAATCGTGAAGAATGCGACCGTAAGCATTATATCGAGGACCCCGAAGACCGTGTAAAAGTTAAGGAGATCTTTGATAATCATTTCGATCGCAAAATTCACAATGAAACTGATCCGGACGGTGTTCGCAACACTCCGTGTTTCTTCGGTCCGCTCTGTGGAAAGTCTGAATGCAACTATAAACATTATTGCAGATTTGAGTTTCGCAGTGAGGTTATGAACAAGGAATGGCGCAAGATTTCTCGCAGGGATAACAAGGAGAAGCTGCTCGAAGCGATGAAGGAGAAATATGACATCAGTGAGGAGGACATGGAGCGCCTCGCTAAGTTGTAAATCAACTGTTTCGAATTATAAATGCCAAAATTAAGTTTTTGGTATTTTTTTGATATAAATATAATTTTATATTAATATTATAATAATAATCTCAATTTTTGAAAAATGAAAATATATACAAAAAAAGGCGATACTGGTTTTACATCTCTATTTGATTGTAGTCGTATTTCAAAATCATCCGACTTAATTGACCTTATCGGAGACTTAGATGAATTAAATAGTTTTATTGGTATTATTAATAGTTCTGAAATTCTTCCTGATATTCAAATCTGGATTTTTGATTTAAGCACTATTATTGCTAATCCTAAACATAAATATTTATTTGATGATGATATAGCTATTATTACTCTTATTGAATCTGAAATTGATAGATTAACTGCGTTATTACCTAAATTAGTTAATTTTATTCTTCCATCTGGTAATGTTCATGTTGCACGTGCAGTTTCTAGACGTTGTGAACGCAAATTAGTATCTATAATTGATAAATATACTCATATTCCCTCAAATTGTCTTATATTTCTTAATAGATTAAGCGATTATCTTTTTACATTAGCAAGATTTGATAATATTAATAAAGAAGTTATTTATAGAAAAAGCTCTATTTTAACTATTAATGCTTCCAACTCTGATTAATCTTAATTTATTTTTTTTCTTCCTTAAATCAGTTTTTGATTTAGGTTTTTTAAGTTTCCTTCCTCCTGTCTTTTCTTCTGAAAATGTATTTTTACAATCATCGAGTTTCATATTTTGAAGAACTATTATTATTTTTTTATAATCTTCTAATAATTTTAAATATTCAGGATGTTTTAATTCGTTATCTGTAAATATTATTTTATAATCTTCTAGAAAATTTTTATATATTTTATTTTTTTGAATATTATAATTATTATTTTCTGATAATTCTCGATTTATCATTGTATTTGGTCTTTCCACAAATGAATTTATAATATCTATAATTATAGTTATTTTTTCAATACATTCATCCAGATTTTCACATTTATCTGATTTCCATGCTGATAATTCTGATATCATTTCTATTATTTTATCACTCCAGATATTTATTTTTACTTTACTAGCATCTTTTTTTGATGATGATAACATTAATCTTCCAAATAATATTGATGGCATTTTTACTAATGAATGCAATTGTTCCTGGATTTTATTCTTTGTTTCTTCATATTCGTGCGATTGTAATCTTTGATAATCTTCTTTTTTTATCTTTTCTTTATGTTCTCTAATGCTTTTTTCGAGATATGGAAGTGTGCCATTATGTCTATATACACTTCTATCAGTTTTTTGCTGCTGTCGTAATCTTTGATATTCTTCTTTTTTTATATTTTCTTTATGTTCTCTAATGCTTTTTTCGAGATATATTTGCGAACCTTTATCTTTATATACAATTATATGTGATTCTGAACCAAATTTTGTTTTTTTCCATAAATCTGCAACATATGCCATTTTTGCTTTCGCGGTCATATGTTCATCTTTTGGTAATTCTTTCTCTTTTTCTTTTATAATTTCCAGTTGTTCCTTTAAGAAAATGTTATATGGTGTTTGAGTTTTTTCACGAATATCAGGTTCTATATCAGAATCAAATTTTGTTCTATATTCTTCAATTTTTAATTCTTTTAATATTTCTAAATCTTTTTCAAATTTGTCTGAATAATATTTATATATAAGATTTTTTTTATTTGATTGTTCTATTAATATATCTGCGTATTTAGCTTTTTTCCATTCTATAATAGACCTATATCTACTATTTAATAAAAATTTACATCTTTCAAATGTTCGACAATCATTTTCTTGATATGGTTCATATGTTTCAAATTCATCATATAATTTATCTATATTAATTATCCATCCATTCATCCATTCTGGTATTTGTTGTATTTCTTGTATTTCTTGTGCTCTTAAATATATATATTTATTTCTATATTCTTCTATTTTTAAATTTTTTAATTCTAATAATTCTTTTTTAAAATTATTTAAAGTTCTACTATTTAATTTTAAATCTTTTATTCTAAATCCCAATAAAGCATCAAATCGACTATTTAATAAATATTCACATCTTTCAAATGTATCACATCCATTTTCTTTTTCAGGATCATATAATCTATATTCATTTAATAATTCTTCAATTTTTGAAGACATTCAAATCTATTTTAAATATAGATTTATATTTTTTATTTAGATGTAAAATATGACGTTATTTTACTTTTATTTTTATCTGATAATGTTTTGGCTTTTAAAACAGAATTATAATATTCAGTTATTTGTGTTTGTTTAGATTTAGATTGATGTTGAGGTTTAGATTGAGATTGAGATTGAGATTGAGATTTAAGTTTGGGCACTGATACAGATATATAATCCGTTATTATTGTTTGTCCTTTAAGTTGTGGTTTTTTAGTTATATGTATAACATCTAATTCTGGAAATACAGATATTGATTTTAAATTTTCATTTTTAGCATATTTATCTCTACAGTTATCAATTTTAAATAATGTAGTTTGTTTTAATAATTTGCCATATTCCATAACTAAACTTGCAAATATTGGATTGTAAAAATCTTTAAAATTTGGAGTGTTATAATCATCTAAAATTTTATTAAATATTTCATTATATGGTTTATCTGTTGGTAGTTCAGGTAATATAAATACATCAAGATGATTACCTTTTACATATGTTAATTCAGGATTATTTATATATTCAAATATTGGTCTATATATACCAATAATCTTTTCTTTACAATTTAAAAAATTAGCACATTCTGGTTCATATAATGTAAATGTTTGTATTAATAATTTTATTTTTTCACTCCATATATCAATATAATTTATATTTTGTTGGGATGGCTTTCTAAATAATACTCTCGACATTCAAATCTACATTTTAAAATAGATTTTTATTTAGATTTTGATGATGAGTTAGGTTTGCTTTTATAATAATCAGTAATTAATCGTTGTCCATTTGTTGTTGCTGGTTTTTTATTTATATGAGGTATTCTATCACTAGTAGATAATGCAGCCTTAAAAACTATATTACCTGATGATGTATAATTTATAGATATTTTATCTAAAAAATTAAATTTATTTCGACAATTATCAATTTTATTTTTACTAATTTGTCTTAAAAGTTTAATATATTTTAATTGATGTTCTTTAAGTACAACGTCTTTTGTATTTGACATAATACCACTAAATAAATAGCTAAAAATAATATTAAATTTTTTTTCAATATTATTAATGCAATCTCTAAAACTACTACTACATTCTGGTTCATATAATATAAATTCTGGTAGTAATTTTTCTAATAATTCTTTAGTCCAATCGTCTAAATTATAATATATTGTGGGTGGGCGCGGGCGCGTATTAGTGCTGTTTCTTAGATAGCTGTTTTTTGACATATATCAATCTATATTTTTTAAATAGATTTTTATAAAAAAAAGAAATGAAAATGATTATCTAACAGGACATGAACCACTCGCGCATTCAGATGTTAGTTCATTATCTGATTGTGCTTTAATATTACCTGATGTAATTGGGATTACTTTTTTAATTAATTCTTCATATTGTTCTTTTGTAATTTCTTCAAATGGTGCCTGTTTAAATCCATGTTCATTATGTAATAAGAAACTACAAGATTTAACATTTACTGTATAATTATCACATAGCCATTGTTTAATATCATTTAATTCTTCTAATCTATAATAAACAGTTACTGATACTGAATTATCACTCCAATTTGTCTGTAATTCTTTTACTACATTTAATTGATCAATTGCTGTCATATCTTTGGCTAATACTGTACCATCTGGATATCGACAAGGGAATTCAATGATTTGCGTATTTTTATCATCGGTACCATCAAAATTACGCTGATATTCAATAAAAAAATTATTCTTTTTTGCTAAATTAATTAATTGTGTATTTGATGATGCAATTCTAATTCTTCTAATGAAATATTGATAAATACCTGGATGAGCTCCACTACATACACCTGATAATAATGATAATGTACCTGATGGTTTAATTGTTGTTAATTTAACTGATGTATCCACTCCAATTTTTTTTGAATATGATACATCATAATCTCTCAAATATTCATATAAATCTGATAACCATGATTTCTGTTCTTTTGAACTTTGAAGATATCCTGTAATACCAATACCCATTCTCATATTCTTATGAACAATCTTTTCTGTCTCCTCCTGATGACATTTTAATAATAATGAATGTTTGCAAATTCTATATAAAATAGTTGCAATTTCTTTTAATTCTTCATAACTCTCAATATTACATAAAAATATTTCTGATAAACAACAAGTCTCATAATTTGCCAATGATTGTTCCGCACATGGATTAAATCCCTCTACTAATGGATCAGGATACTTCTCACCATCCTTAATTCTTCCAATTTTTCGTGATAAATCAATATTAATTAATCCATATGGTTCCCCATTACCCTTATAACCCTCCCAAAAATCATCAGGTAATTTTTTGATATCACTGCAAACAACAGAATTATTACTCATACATCTCCAATTTGGAATATTTCCCATATCCCATCTTTTAGCATTCAAATATTCAATATCATCATAATCACCTAAACAAATTAGCGCAGAATTATGAGTTAAATAACCATTACAAAAGAATTCATGAACATCTTCAACCTCAATATCATATGTTTCATGATCATTCAAATATTTATATTCAAGTATTTCAGCAGTTGAACATACTATATTATTAATTTGAATGTTATTTGTAATTTTTTCATCATTAATTTTAATATAACTATCTAGAATTTGTTTCTCTGAAATTAATTTTAATGACTGATAATCACTGATAATTAAATTTGTCTTATTTTTCTTACATTCTAATCCACACGAATATAATAGATTATTTAAATCATTAATATAATTCTCACTTGATGAATTAATTGTAATGACATCTTCATATTTTGTATGAAATCCATCAATTACACCCGCAATATATGCAAAACGATTATATAATGTAGTCTCATTAATAAAATAAGGAATGGTATTCGATTTAATATGATTATTAATATAATTAATGAAATTATTTGTATTAATATCAATTGAATAAATATTATTAATCTTATCAATTGTTGTTGTTAAACTAATATTTTCACCAAACTTTTTAATAATCTTACTAATCTTTTTAAGTTGTCTATAATTTTTACACATAATTTTTAAAGATGGTTTTGTATGAATAGCACCTGATACTAAATAACCAAAAAACCACGCAATTTCTTCTGTAAATTTAGGAGATGTTAAACGATCTTTTCTCGATGTATGTTCAATTGATGGTAAAATAATATTATCAGTTCCTTCAATTGCCTCTCGTGTTAAAATTAATTTATTATTATTTTTTAAATTTCCTGCCTCAATCCATACATAATCATTTCCATTTAATACTGCCATTTTATGATTTTTTGTGCATGTGAATGTTCCTTTTGTTGTTGTAATTGTAAATACTGGTTGAACTCCCTGTGAAAATCTATTTGATACTTTTTTATATCCATAAGTTGTTAAAACTTCATCACCAACAATAATATCCTCAATATTAATTAATCCATTTTTTGTATGAACTTTTGAACCCTTAGGTAAACATCTTCTAACATTTCCAGCTACTACAATTGATGCAATAATATTAACAATATCTAAACAATCTACTCCTGTAATTTTGGTTCCCCTTCTTTTATTTAAAATTCCTTGAATATTTTTAATTCCTTTTACTAAATCTTCTGGTCCTGATGCAACTCCACCAAAACCTTTAATTTTTGTTCCTGCGCTTCTAATTAAAACTGTTGAATAAGAAAATGATTTACCTTTATAAAAATAAGCCTCAAAAATCTTCTCAAATAATGCTCCCCAACCTTCACGACTATCAGGGACAATAAAATCAGCATCTTTTGTATCTTGACGAGTAATAATAATTTCTTTATCTAATACTGGTGGTAGTTTATTTACATTTTCACGTTGAATGCTAAATCCAACTCCTGTTCCTAACATAAGAACATCAAAAATCCAAAGAAATGGCTTAATTGGCTCATCAATCTTAACAAATGCACAATTTTGTAAACTCATAATTCCCAATTTTGATACATTTTTAGTTCCTAATTGCCATAGAAAACGTCCAGCAACTGAACATTTTAAACTCATTAAATATTTATATGCTTGTTTTAATTCATTATTTGTAAAATTAACATGAAGCTGACTTTGACAACCATCTAAAATTCTTAAAATTGTATCTCTGAATTCTTCTGTTGTTTCATTATCTTCATCTTCTTCATTTAATCTTCGCGCATATGTTCTTTTATAAGTAATATAACCTAACATCCCCCATGGTGTAATTACATCATCTGGTATTTTTGATAAATAACTTGATAAATTTCTTGTTTTTGTTTTATTATCTCTATAATGAATAAAATGCTTTGCAGCATCATAATATTTATAAATCATTAATGTATTTTCAACTAAATCTTGAATATCTTCAATTTTATAAAATTCTTCATTTTTCTTCATTAATTCTTCATTAATATAATTCAAAATATCACTCATATTATTGCAAATAGTATCAGTATTACCAAATGCAATATTTAAAACTTTTTCAATTTTATTGATATCAAATAATTCTGTTGTATTATCTCTTTTAATAATGGTCTTTGATGCCATTTTATTATATTATTATTAATATAATGTATATCTTATATTTTTATATATAATTATTTATAAATTTAATTTTGATTTAATTTCATTAATTTGTTCTTGTTGATCTTTAATCATTATATTTAATTCTTGAATTGCTTTTACTAAATATGGAGCAAACTTTTCATATTTTAATGATTTATATTCACCGTCACTATTTACTAAATTAGGTAATATTTCTTCAATATCTTGTGCAATAAATCCATGATCTAATGTATGTCGTTTTTTTTCTGGTATTCTTTTATGATCTATCCAATTAAATTCAACTGTTTTAATTTTATTTAATAAATTAATACAATTAATTGATAAATCATTTATATTTGTTTTTAATCTTTTATCTGATAAAGAACCAAAACCTATAACGTCATTATTTACTGTTAATGCTCCTTCAGCAGTTAAATTCATTATAATATTTGGTCCATTATACCAGTTATATAATATTGTTGTAGACGTGGATACATTTGGAACTGCAAACCACATATGATTAGTATTTAATCCTATTGAATATGGAACAACTGTACTACTAGATTGATATAATATTATCCTAGCTCCTGCGCCACCATTTGCAACAGCAGATGGAATATTAAATGTTGATGATGTACTTATTAACTTACCAGTAGTTGTTAAAGTTCCATCAGCAGTTAAATTCATTATACTAAGTGCTGCATTATACCAATTATAGCATATTGCACTTCCAGCTGCAGACGGAACCACAAACCACATTGTTGGTGAATTTAATCCTATTGAATATGGATATGCACTTATACCTCCTTGACGTAATATTATTTTATCACCATTACCACCATTAGTTGTTGTTGTTGGATTTGCATCCGATAATGATGTACTTATTAACTTACCACTAGTTGTTAAATTAGTAACTGTATAATTATTTCCCGTATTTAAATCATTTGCAATTGCTGCTGTTGATGCTGTTGATGCTGTTCCTGATAGAGTGCCACTAACTGTTAAATTAGTAACTATTAAAGTTCCAGCAGCAGTTAAATTCATAATACTAGTAGATCCATTATACCAATTATAGCATATTGCACTTCCAGATGCAGACGGAACCACAAACCACATTGTTGGTGAATTTAATCCTATTGAATATGGATATGCACTTCCACTTCCTTGACGTAATATTATTTTATCACCATTACCACCATTAGTTGTTGTTGTTGGATTTGCATCCGATAATGATGTACTTATTAACTTACCACTAGTTGTTAAATTAGTAACTGTATAATTATTTCCCGTATTTAAATCATTTGCAATTGCTGCTGTTGATGCTGTTCCTGATAGAGTGCCAGTAACTGTTAAATTAGTAACTGTTAAAGTTCCAGCAGCAGTTAAATTCATAATACTATTAGATCCATTATACCATTTATAACATGGTGAAGTTCCCTCTGCATTAGTCGGAACTACAAACCATATATAAGTGCCATTTAATCCTATTGACCATGGGTATGTACTGGTGTTAATACCTTGACGTAATATTATCTTATCACCACTACCACCATTTACTCCAACTAGTGGATCAGCACCATTTCTAATAGCACTATCAGTAATTATCAACCTTACCTGACTCTGACTAGCATGCTGAATTGTAAAAAACCCATTAATCGTTAAATTTAGAACTGTATAACTATTTCCCGTATTTAAAGCAGTTGCTGTTAAAGCAGTTGCTGTTACTGCAGTTGCTGTTAATGTTCCATTAATATTTGTATTTCCATTTACATCTAATATAAAATTTGTATTTGGATTTGTTGTTCCTATTCCTATATTATTTTTTGTATATACTTCTACACGTCCATAATATAATTCTGATACTTCTGTTGCTGTTAATTCTTTACCATAAATTCTAAAATCATCTAAAAACATTTCATTAAATGTTGATAAATTATTATTAAGACCTTTACCTATATAATAAGTTCTATCTGAAACTGTTGATATTTCTGGTATTAGTTGAAAAGATGGACTTGCAAATGTAGCTTTTGATCCATTTATATATATACTCCATATCCCCATTGATGATATTGTCCATGTAATTTGTCTCCATGTACTATCATAATAATTATCAATATTCGGTATTGTTGGTGTAAATCCCGTTATTGAAGACGTATCGATACTTGTATTATTAATATCAAATTTTAAATGAGGTGTTAATGGATTTTTATATATAGCTATATATAAAAATCCATTAACACCTGATTCTGATGATTTTTTTCCAAAATCAAAAATTCGTGCATTATCACCTGAAAGATTTGTTAATTTTATCCAAAAAGTAAATGATATACCTATTGCTATATTTATTGCATTTAAATTTATTGTATTTGGAATAGTTAAATAATTATTTGCTAAATATGGAAATGATGCACTTCCATTACCATGAATATAAGTTCCTGCTGTTGAAATTATTGTAATATTTCCTGTAGGTGTTAAACTTCCATTATTTAAACTTCCACTATCTATTAAAAATCCAGGATTAGTATCAAATTTATACCATATTAATGGATTAATTATATTAAAAGAACTATCTTTTAATATTGGATACGTATAATTATTTATTGTTAATAATGTATTTATTGAAATTGAACCATTAGTAAATGTTATAATTCTACTACTGTTGTCATTTACTGAATTTATATAAACTTCGTCTAAATAATTAAATCTAACATATTTATTACTTAAATTTACATTATTTGTAGTTGATGTATAAGTTGCTATTATATTTAATATATTATTATAAATTAATCTATTGTCAGGTAATAATGTTAAAGCTTTTGAATATGAATTACTAATATCATCTTTTCCAAAAATTTGTAATTCTTGTAAATATAAAATACTAACTGATGTTCCTACTAATTTATTTACTACCCATCCTATATATAAATATGGTATATCAAATATTGAAGGTATTATATCTTCAAAATATCCTAATTCATAATTATTAGCTGTTAAATTTGTTTGAGTATTTGATGCTTCTGTTATTTCTGTAAAATTTATACCATCATTAGAACCATAACATTTCCAATTTCCAGGTGCATTAGGTATATTTGCTGATGATATGTAAAATCTAAATCGTGTTAAAACTATTTTATAAGGAAATTTAACAATAATCCAATCACCTTTATAATCTAAATTTATACAACCAGTTCTATTATATATTCCATTTAAATAACTGGTAGTGTTCCAAAAAGCATTAGTAGTAGTTGCGCCAAAATTAAATAATAAATTTTTTAAATTATCACTATTATTAAAAGTTGAAGAAGAATAAATTGTGTAAGTTCCATGATTATTTAATATCAATTCTTGTTTATAAATTGTTGTTGGTAATAGTCCAAATAATTCATTACCTACATTTGATGTATAAATAGTTTCTGTTGTTACATTATCATATATTCTAGGCGGAAATTGTTTTTCTGTTGTATTATAAATAATTTGATTAAAATTATCATTATTAACATAAGTTGTATTAGGTAATCCATAAAATTGTATTTCTTTTATTGATGCTATTCTTGTAGTTCCTATAATATTAGTAAAAATAGTCCTATAATAGTTATAACATGTATAATTAACAATATTATTACTTGAATATGTTGATGTTATTCCCATTTGTTGCGATAATAAATTCCAATTATTACCATTGATTGAAGCAGCTAATACAAAACCTGAAATATTACCATTTATATCAACTCTATTTACAGCAAAACCTTTATCATAATATAATTGAACCCATTCGCCATTAATATTAGATGTGCTATTAATAATTGTTGTAACAGGCGATCCAGCATTATAATCAAATGGAGCCGTTGCTCTATATACTGATGACGTATCAGATGTACTTGTTGTGTTATAATTAAAACAATTTAATACATTTGTAAATGTTGATGATGAAGCAATATAAGTACCGTTATTTTTATATGAAGATAATGAAAATGTTTGAGGGATAGTAGACATAGAAGCAGGCGGATATTGAATTTGAATTGTATTATCTAAATTTAATGAAATTATATTATTAACATCTGTACTAATAGGTGAATTATATTTAAAAGTTGTTAATAAAATATTTGAGATATTAGATGCATAATTACATGTATTATCAGCTGTTCCTTTTGTAAAATTTGAATTGTTTTCTCCTATTCCTTTTGTAAAATTTGAATTGTTTTCTCCTATTCCTTTTGTAAAATTTGAATTGTTTTCTCCTATTCCTTTTGTAAAATTTGAATTGTTTTCTCCTGTTCCTTTTGTAAAATTTGAATTGTTTTCTATTATTATATTTGATTCTATTCTTGTGTAATTGGAACTATCAGATAGATTTAAATTTATTAAACTTCTTAAAATATTAGAAGTTCCTAAAGTAAAATTTGAACTATTTTCTCCTGTTCCTTTTGTAAAATTTGAACTGTTTTCTCCTGTTCCTTTTGTAAAATTTGAACTGTTTTCTCCTATTCCTTTTGTAAAATTTGAATTGTTTTCTCCTGTTCCTTTTGTAAAATTTGAACTATTTTCTCCTGTTCCTTTTGTAAAATTTGAACTATTTTCTCCTGTTCCTTTTGTAAAATTTGAACTGTTTTCTATTATTATATTTGATGTTATTCTTGTGTAATTGGAACTATCAGATAGATTTAAATTTATTAAACTTCTTAAAATATTAGAAGTTCCTAAAGTAAAATTTGAACTATTTTCTCCTATTCCTTTTGTAAAATTTGAACTATTTTCTCCTATTCCTTTTGTAAAATTTGAACTATTTTCTCCTGTCCCTCTTGTAAAATTAGAATTGTTTTCTCCTGACCCTCTTGTAAAATTAGAATTGTTTTCTCCTGTCCCTCTTGTAAAATTTGAACTATTATCAATTATAACATTTGATATATTGGATGCATAATTACTCGTATTTGTTATTAATAAATTTGTTTGAGTTATATTATTATAAGCACTTAAATCTATTGATATAGTATTTTGTGTTACATTTGATGATAATGGTGATGAATAT